GATCCAACCACAAGAAAGTATGTTGACAAACCACCCAAGTCTGGTAACATGAGTTGTTAATATGATGATCTCCGAAATCAAAAAATGGGCTAAAACACAGGGTTATGAAGTAATTAAAGACAAGGAAGATGGTCTTTATTATTGGGCTAAGTTAGATGCTGGGCCGGATGCCAGCGGAGTAGCCAAAAGTGTGAGTAAAGTAGCTACCGCTATTTTTAATCATATGACAGAAGATAAGTGGATTGAGCATCAAGTCAAGTTTAAAGAAGAAAAGAATGATATCAAATTCACTGTGAGTGATTATGGAAAATAAAGAAGAAGTTGAAACACAAATGATACCAATAGTGCCAGCACTAACTCTTGGGGGTATAATTAATGCCTCCGTAAGTGGTATTGTTAGTTTTATAGCTGTATACTTCTTTACTCCAGTATGGAATAAGATTACTAATTATTGGAACAATAATGAAATACATTAAGTTTGTTTCTAAGACAGATGAATGGTTTGATGCTGGTACGGAAGTTTTTGATGCTACAATATGCGATTGGGGAAGAACTTTAAAGAGAATGGCTGTTGATGACTATGCCGTTTGGCTAAAAGCTGGACATATTCTTGGTAGAGGACTAAAGAATGGATTTTGGGATGAAGAACTTTGTCCATTAGAAGAGTTTGAAATATCATATACAGAGGATCAAGTATGAGTGTAAAACTAATTAGTGTAACTCCAGACGCAGAAAAACTTATGGCGTATTGTGCCAGAGTAAGTAATCCTAATGGACAAGATCGTGATGATTATGCAAAGCTGTTGGGCTACTGTATTAAAAACCAACATTGGAGTATATTTGAACAAGCTTTCTTAACGGTCGAGATTAATACCACCAGAGGACTAGCTGCACAAATCCTAAGACACAGAAGTTTTACATTTCAAGAATTCTCACAGAGATATGCTGATACAACATTGTTAGCAGAAGAAATTCCGCTATTTGAATTACGCAGACAGGATAATAAGAATCGTCAAAATAGTATTGATGATATTTCTGATGAAATTAGAGCAAAATGGGGTATGAAAATTAGAGAACATTTTGCTAAAGCAAAGTCTATTTATGATGGCATGATTGCTGATGGAGTAGCCAAAGAATGTGCTAGATTTGTTCTACCTTTGGCAACGCCAACTAGACTTTATATGTCTGGTAGTATTCGCTCATTTATTCATTGGATTCAATTACGATCAGCTAATGGTACTCAAAAAGAACATATGGCTATTGCTAATGAAGCAAAAGAGATTTTTAAACAACAATTTCCTATAACATCGGAGGCTTTAGGATGGTAAAAAAAGAATACATTGTAACTGGACAATTACAAGACTCAGATGGTCAAAGTCTTATTCTTCATGGTTCTTTTTTTGAATCCTCAAGAGAACAAGCTATAGAAAAATTTCATGAATATTTTGAGCCAGATCTTAAAGTATTGAAGATATATTCTGTTGTTAACGAGCAGGGGCAATTAGTGTGATATATGGAAACCAAATCTAACTTAACTATTAAAATTGTCAGAGAATTAATTGATCATGGATTCTCTGTAATGCTACATAATAAAGACAATATAGATGGTTTTGGTGGATGGTTTGGTGCAGAAGAAGGGGATAGGGAATTGGTTGTGGCCTTAAAACATCACATGGGATTTGAGATATTAATTCATGAATACTGTCATTTTCTTCAATGGAAATATGATCGTAAATTATGGGACAAAAGCCAATTAACTTATGATGTATTGTTTGATTGGATTAATTATCCCGTATTTGTTTATAGTTCTTTTATCAAAGACTGTAAGATTAGTGAACAAGAACTAGACCAAAGTTTGCACGACATTTTAGAACTTGAACACGATTGTGAAAAAAGAGTTCTTAAATTAGTCAAAAATTGTCCTATTGAGGATTTTGATACCGACAAATATATCCGGGCAGCTAATGCTTATTTGTGGTCTTATCATATAAATAGAGAGCTTAGGAAAAGACCTAAGAATCCTATTTACTCAGAAAGAGTATTAGAGCATATGCCCAATACCTTTAATCCTGAACTATCTTTTTATTTAGATAGATATAATCTTACCGATCCTATTCGACAAGCATTGCTGGTTGAATACGAATAATTCTCAAGTCTGGCTTGACAACTTGACGATACTAGGATATAATCTCAGCACAGGAGACGCTATGAATAAACTTGGATTATGTTGCATATCCCTCAAGCTTAAAGAACAGGGATTTGGTCATCAGACTATGACCTTTAAACGATTCAATTCTTTGCCACGAGAAGAAGCAGTAGAGATTCTTGGTGATAGAATCCAAAACAATCTGGAAGTAACCAATAAAACAATTCAATTTTGTGCAGAGAATAACTATGTTTATCGTGTAAGTAGCGATATTTTCCCCCTAATTACATACGATGAAGCTAATGTAAGCCTTGAAGATTTGCCTAATTATGACGAAATACAAGATGCGTTTGACAATCTTTCAGAAACTATTTCCTCTACTAGCGTTCGCGTTTCTGCTCATCCAAGTGAATTTAACAGTCTGGCTAGTCTCAACGAAAAAGTTGTCGAAAAAACCATTACAGAACTCAATTTCTACAGCAGTTTCTTTGACAGAATTGGACTTCCAGCAGATCGTAGATCGCCAATGAATTTCCATATTCATAATAATAATGGTACTAGAGAAGAAATCGCCCACAGGTTCTACAGCAACTTTAAAAAACTAGACGATAATTGTCAGGCTCGCATCACAATCGAAAACGATGACAAACTTAACTGCTGGAGCGTGAAAGAATTAGTAGATATTTTTCATCCGATAACTCGTATTCCAATCTGCTTCGACTATTTGCATCATAAGTGCCACCCAAATGGTCTTACAGAACGTGAGGCTATTAATATGTGTTGGGATACTTGGCAAACTAGACCGCTTTTTCATTATAGTGAAAGTAGAGAAGGAAATAATCCAAGGGCACACGCAGATTATCCAGAAAATACTTTTGATAATTATGGTCTTGAGTTTGATATTGATCTAGAACTAAAAGCAAAAGACTTGGCTCTTGCAAAATATGATTCGTTACTAAACTGTGTTTCTTAAATATAAGGAGATAATTATGGCTCAAATCGGTGCAATTTCAATTAGTCCTAATGTTAATACTCAAGCAATCATTAACTTGCTAAAGGAAGATAAGAAGATTACTATTGGTCAGGAGCAGGTTGCTGCTGATGGTACTCGCTATATCCCCATAGAGAAGAACTAAAATGTCAGCTAACCTTATTCTTATTACTGGCATAATATATCTTTACATAGCAATAGAACAGGGTTATCTACATAATAATTATGGTATGTTTATAGCATACCTTGGATATGCGGGAGCAAATGTTGGTTTATATATGTTGGCATCTAAGTAAATATAATGAAAATTATTTATAAGACTATTAAAAAAGCATACGAAAATTGGGAACCCAATCCTCTAGTTCGTTGTTATCATTATTGTGCCGCTTTTGACGGCACTAAAATGATTGAGTTTGCTCAGAATAATCCTGTCAAGATGAGTACGAAAGCTTTCAGAATAGGAAAAAGATTTAATATCCCCAAATACTTGGAGTATCCTTATGTTCATAGTGAGTCTCATCTTATTTCTAAATTACTTGATCGCTATAACTCCATTGATCCTAATTGGAGCATATGTGTCTTACGAATTAACAGACAGGGATTAATCCTTGGAAGCAGACCATGCTCTAATTGTTCTAAGCTATTGAGTGCCGTGGGCCTTACTCAGATTTATTATAGTGATGATGACGGTAACTTTGTTTGTCCTACCAAAACTATCAAGATTAACAGCATGGCAGAGACATCTTATGTTTGAGCCAGAATGGATGGAATATTTTAAGAGAGAAGCTCCGTTTTCATATTACTGTATTATTTGTTTGGGATACTTGGGTAAAATACTATTTTATTTTTCGTATGTTATACTCTTGATGATTTTATTTGTTCCTATTTTCATGATATACTCTGGTACAAAAGCTATTAAAATTAAGCTGGTAGAAGACAAAAAACATAAAAAATTACGCAAAGAAAAGCAGAAGCACGAACAGCTTCATCAAGACCTATATTTAGATCATCTAGATAGAAATATAAAAAAGAAAAAGAAGCACAAATAGTTTCTAAAGTCTGCCTGTTGACAACTCCGATACCTATGGTATAAAAGAAGCATTGCCAGCCCATTCTTTTTGGAGACAAGATGAATTGTATTTATTGCAAAAATTGCGTTGGAGTTGAGAGATATGAATTCTTGATTGAAACTAATCGCAATATTGTTTGTAAAGAGTGTAGCGTAGAGAATAAAGCCGTGGGTTTTATGGATTATGGACATAAAACAGCACCACAACTTGTAATGTGTCCAGCGAACGCTAAAGAAACTATTAGGATTTTAGATAGAGCCAACAGGAGAGCTAGGTAATTATGCCAATAGCAACTTTAAAATTTAAGCTACCAGAAGAACAATATGAATTTGATACTGCTATTCAAGCCAGTGATGCTAAAAGAATGTTGTGGGATTTTTCTCAACAGCTACGGTCTTGGCAGAAATATAGCAATGATTTTACCGATGCGGGTGATGCTCTTGACAAGATTAGATCAGAATTTCACAGATTAGTTACTGAATATAATATCAACATAGACTAAGGAGATTATAATGCCACTTTTTGAAGTTAATACCGTTTCTTTGTTTCGTCATAAGTATGTTATTGAGGCTAAGAGTCTTGAACACGCATATGATACTGTATTGATTGATAAGCCAGAAGAACTGACTCAAAAACATCTTGACGAAACTATTCTTGACGGTCGAAAGATTGGACGAAAAGAATTTGAAAGAATTTGTAGCGAATCTATGAACGATAGTACAGAGTTAAGCAACGCTCATCTTGGAACACGAATTATACACAAGGTAGACTACGATGAGTCCTGAACTAACAGATAAATTAATCTCAGCATATCCAGATCAGTTTAAAAATCTGACATGGATAGAGTGTGGGGATGGATGGTTTAATATACTATCAAAGCTATGTTATATTGTAGATAATCATCTCGTTCGCAAGAAAAAACTTAATGAACCTCTAGACTTATTTTGCTGGCAACAGATAAAAGAAAAGTTTGGAGGATTAAGGTCTTATGCTTATGGTGCTGATGATTTTATTAAAGGAGCAATAGAGATGGCAGAAAGTATGAGCTATATTACTTGTGAAGTTACTGGAGAAAAGGGAAAACTTCGCAAACAAAGGAAAAATGATGAAGGTGGTGAGCCTATTCCTGCATGGATTAAAACTCTTTGCGATAGCGAAGCAGAAAAAGAGGGTTATGTCGTCTAAAATTAGTGACTAAAAAGAAAAATTCGTGAACACTCTAAAGATTCCCTCTTGACAGTGCCGATAACTGAGATATACTTAGGGTGTAACGTCAACAAACACAGGAGAAAAGAAAATGGGTAAGGGTCAAAAAACTTGTGAAAAATGTGGAGCTACCACAGGCCCGCGAGCTTATATGTGTCCTAAGTGCAATGCTCCGTTCGTTTTTAAGGCAAAGAGCAAAGAAGCAAAGAACACAAAGATTATTCGTGACTTTAATTGGAAGGAACTGATTAAGGGAGATAGAATTAGAGTTGGTGGAGGCCCGTACTTTGTGAGGGGTGCTGAGTTCATTCCGATGGGTTATAGGGGTCGTTTTGTTGTCGAGGGGATCGACCAGCATGGAATTAAAGCATGGGGGCTGGACAAGCACCAAGGCTTCTGTCATATTTATATGGGGCCAGATATTCAAAACAAAGAGACTCATGTTTGGAAGATTAAGCACAAGCTTATGAAACTAAAACCAAAAGTAGAGGCTTAATATGAGTTTAACTCAAGAACAAAGAGATCAAATTAATAGCTTAGTTGATCACCGTGATGAAATTGTATCTTCATTATTTCAAGTCGAACGAATTTTGAAAACTTATTTTCCAGAAGAATTTGAACGAGCTATCCAGTTCTATCTGCCTCAAATTACCACTGCTCTTTATGAGGATAAAAAGTGGCTAAGTAGGGGAGAGTATAGTTTACAGAACACTATTGACAATCTGTTGGAGCGGTGTAAAATTAGTGAGAGCGGCAAGGGTACTACAAAATATCTTTAATTGGAATTGGAAAAATGATGGAAAGTTACAGTATCATTGATTTGGAAGGATATGCAAAAGCTATGAGAGAGGGTGCTGCCTCTTCTTTTGAAAAAGATTATAGTGAAAATTTGGATGATTTTATCTCTGTTGATCAAGTCATCAACATGATCGAAAAAAATAATCTTGGTCTTGATGAAGAAGGGAACTATCTAATCAATGAGCAAATTTTTGATGATGTATTTAATGAGATTAGAGATTGGCTGTATGGTGTTGGACTAGCAAAACTAGCTTCAAAAGGTTTTGTAGAATGTGCTTGGGATAATGACTCTAATGAAATGGTATTTTGGTTGGCAAATAAAGACAAAACGAACATCCCCACAAAGCCATCAAATATGGAATAATTAATGCCAAAAACAGAAATAGAAGAATTAAAAGATCAGATTCATGATTTAAAGGAATATTTATATTCCGACTTATGTAAGGCTTGTGGAGAGGCGGCATTGGCTCTAGATAAAATTAATGAAAGATTAAATAAACTAGAGTCACAGCAAAATTCCTAAAGGTCTTGACAGTGGTTGGTCGATAGTATACAATAAGACTACGCTCCTGTGCCGGTGGTTCCCGGCAGTTACTCTTATAAGGTAATCCGAAAGGGGACTTGGTTCGATTCCAAGCAGGAGTATTTAATACGGTAAAGGGAATTATCATGAGATTACAACCTCTAACAGCCATTTTTGCAGGGTTATTTCTAACTTCACTAGGATTTAATATTCTTTTGAACATTGAGATACAAAAGCTTAAAAAGTTGGCAAACAAGCCAGCCAGGATTATTATAGAAAGACAACCAGAAATTCACATCAAACCAAAAGTTTGGGGGTATACTAAATAACGGGCGATTCCTGGTATCGACAGGTAAAAAGAAATATAAATTGCATTGACTGGTTGATCGACGGGCCAGTATAAAAGTCGATTTAAAATGTTAATTGGCGAAGTTTCAACTCTCGCTCTCGCTGCCTAATTAATTAGGTAATGAGTGGGGCGGCATGAGCCTTATTACCAAATCATGATGACTCCGATAATCGGATATGGTAGTTCTACCAGACATAAATGGGAATGATGATTGTACTCAATCTGACTCAGATAATTCTGATAGCTTTGTTATTTGTGTGATAACAAGTAACTAACAATGTAGAAGTTTATATAGGCATTTACACTGGACGGGGTTCGATTCCCCAATCGTCCACTTATATTATGATAAATTCTAATGACGTAATCTCACATACTGTAGATGCAGAATTTACTCAATTGATAATATCTAATGCTAAAAAAGCAGAAATTGGGGGAAAATCTCAAATCAGAAACTCCGATAAGAGAGCATCTAATTTAGCAGAAGATCAGTTGGTTGGACAAATATCAACCTATTGTGCGTCGATGATCCTTACTGGTTCTTCAGAGGGATATATTAAAGCAAGAGACAAAGCAAATTCTAATCCTCTCGCTGGAGACAATGGAGTAGATATAGTTGGACTACCTAATGTGGACATTAAAGGTAGTCTAATGAGATATTCTAACAATCCTCTCAATTATAGATTATTGGTTCGGCCAAAAGAAAGACACGCAAACTGGATTTATGTATTGGCATTAGTTCCAAAGGAAAGACCATATAAAACATATCTTGTTGGATGGGCTAATGATAATGATCTGCCGTCAAAACCATATGGTGGAGAAATAAAGTCTTTACATGGAGCATATGTTATTGAGGCTAAAAACTTAAGAAAAATTGAAGAACTAATTTCTATTCAAGTATAATTATGTCCAGAAAAATTTGTTCATACTGTTTGAAAAGAAAAAACAAGGCAAGTTTTCCCAAACACAGTATGTACAAGGATAATCTTGATAGTAGATGTCGAAAATGTGTTAAAAAACATTCCAAGATAAGAAGCAAACTACATAAAAAAGCTCCACCAAAACCAGAAGTTTGTGAGTGTTGTAAAAAAATACCATACAAATGGTGTTTAGATCATGATCATGACGATAATACTTTTAGAGGATGGTTGTGCGAACCATGCAATACTGGCATAGGTAAACTTGGAGATAATATGATAGGCATTACTAACGCTATGAACTATTTTTTATCTAGGAACAAAAATCAATGAGTTTACCCGGAATATCCTGTTATTGCTCAACATATGGGAGACCGAAAAGACTGCTAGAAAATAGCATACAGTGTTTTCTTGAGCAAGACTACTCAGGCCCAAAAGAATTAGTAATTCTGAATGATTTTAATAAACAAGAACTTATTTTTGAACATCCTGAAGTAAAAATCATCAATCATCCCGAAAGGATCACTCCTTTAGGGAAAAAATTCAATCATAATATAGAACTATGTAAATATGATATATTAGCCACTTGGGAAGATGACGATGTTTTTCTTAAAAACAGATTGTCCTATAGCTATGATCACATGATTAACGGAATATTTCATACTCATAATGCTTTTTATGAAAAAAACGAAAAAGATATTGTGCTCTCTAGAAACATATTTCATAGCACACATATGTTTGACAGAAGTATTTTTGAACAAGTAAAATACGACGAAACAGAAGATTCTTGTTCTTTAGATATATCATTAATGTCCAGACTTAAAACTAAACTAGGAGACTATACTCAAGATGTGGGTATAGATAATATATTCTATATTTATGTTTGGTCTGGAAGTCAAAGCTATCATGGTAGTGGTCATGGAGCTTCACATAAAAACATATCACAAATGGCTGCTGATATAGTAGATCATCAAATTAAAAATCAAAATGTATTAACTGGAAAAATATTTTTAGAACCAAAATTAAGATATAATTTTTACGACTTTTTGCCATTAGCATAGAAAATGATATGAATAAAATTCAAAAACATTTAATAGAAAATGATATGACATATTATCAGCATTTTAAATTTGCTGTATTTTTTGGATGTTTATCTTTACTGGCGGGATTTTGTTTGATAATTCATGCGTTTTTTCCTTGTTGGTTTCAGACTTCTGGTAGCGATTTGGTTCAGTCTATGGCAATTGTATTCAAGAAACGAAACCGATTAGACGATACTTGACAAACGGACTATCGCATGGTAGAATTGGGATAACACAGGAGAAAATAAAAATGTCGTTTGAGCATCTTAATGGTTTTGTTCGTGATCTGAAAGCAACCAGTAGTACACTTGATAAGGTTGGCATTATTGAGGATTATACTTCCTCTAATGACAGTGGTGCGAATTTTCTTAAGAAGATTCTGCTCTATACTTATCATCCTCTTTGGCAGTATAATGTGACTAGTGATAATCTTAAAAAGAAAAGTCATCTGCGTGGTAAAGTATACAAGTCTATATTTGACCTATTGGATGCTTTGAAGAACAGAGAAATTACAGGTCATGATGCCATTGGAGCAGTTAATAGCTTTATTGACAACCAAAGAGAATACGAAGAACTCGTTCACTGCATCATTGACAAGGATTTGAAAACCCGTGCTGGAGATAAGCTGATTAATAAGGCTATTCCAGATCATATCCCAACATTTAGTGTTGCTCTAGCGGACAAGTATGTTCCTAAAATCGTAGACTGGAAGGATGGATGGTATGTTAGCAGGAAGATCGACGGTGCTAGATGTATTGGTATTGTTGATGCTACTGGCAATACTACCTTCTATTCCCGCACGGGAAAAATCTTTGATACTCTTGACGTTGTTAGCGATGGTATTAAAGCTTTGGGTCTTACTAATGTAGTTCTTGATGGAGAGCTTTGTTTGGTTGATGAAGATGGTAACGAGGATTTTCAAGGAGTAATGAAGGAACTTCGCAAGAAGGATCATACTATTCCTAATCCTTCCTATAAGATTTTCGATATGATTACTCATGATGAGTTTTATAGTCAGAAGGGTGAACAGAATCGACCATTTAGTATCAGACTCAAGAATCTTACAGAGATTATGAGAAAGAATGAATGTCCTTGCTTGACACTGTTGGAACAATCTTTGGTTAAGGATGAAACCCACTTTCAAGAAATGATTAAGGAATCTAGTCAGAATGGGTGGGAGGGGCTTATGCTTCGATCTGACGCTCCATATAAAGGCAAGCGATCCAAAGACTTGTTGAAGTATAAAGCGTTCTCAGATGACGAATACGAAGTTTTGGACACAGAGATGGGGCCATTTCGTTATGTTAAGGATGGTGCAGAATGTGAGGAGACTATGTTGAGTTGTGTCATGATTCAACATAAGGGTCATACGGTAAGAGTAGGGTCTGGCTTTAGTATTGAACAAAGGCAGGAGTTTTATAAGAATCCTAAGAAGATTCTTGGAAAGCAAATAACTGTACAATATTTTCAAGAGACAGAAAATGAGAAGGGTGGGCTTAGTCTTCGCTTCCCCACTTTTAAGATTCTTCATGGAGAAGAAAGAGATATATAGAATTATGCCACCAGCATGGAAAGAGCTAGGATTTAGAAGTTATGACGCATATATAAAGTCTAGACTTTGGTGGAATATAAGGCAACTAGTTTTAGAACGAGACGGTAGATGTTGTCAAGTTTGTGGCTCTCCATCTAAAATGGTTCATCATATTGATTACACAAAAATTATCATGCTAGGTCAAGGAGATCAGCATGAATTAATTACGTTATGTGAACCATGTCATAATTTTGTTGAACAAGATAAAAGAGTTTCTGAAAAGAAAGGCTTGTTGAATAAACTATTTGGTGAGCATAGCAAAAATACTTTAGACGAATGGCAAATTTGGGCTGAAAAATTTAATAGCGATATTGGTTATAGTAGATCTCAAATACTAGAGCCAAAAAATAATCGCAAGAAAAAATATAAGAAAAAGCCTGTTGTTTTATCAGATAAAGGAACAATAGAAAAACAAAAAGAACAACCAAAACCCGAAATTAAATCTCTTAGAGATGATATTGATTCTTATATCAAGACACATAAACGTAAAAGAAATAAGCAATACAAAACTCTTGCTCCTGCTACTGATGAAAACAGGAAAGATTTTATTACCAATACGGTTCGCAAATACAGTAGAAAAAGCAAAAAAAATATTAGGAGATATTTAGATAATCATAGACCGCTAATAGAATTACTGTTTAATCATCCTGAAGCAAGTGATAAGCTAAAAAAAACTATTGCTGAACATCCATATTTCATTAAAGAATCAAGAAAAAATAATGACACAGAGGAACAAAAAAGACAACGCAGAGACGAAGAATATCGAAAGAAAAAACAAATAGAACAGGAAGAAATTGTTCAGATTCTTCACCAACAAGAATACCAAAAACAGAAACCTAGAAAAAGGGTAAATCCGTTTGGCAAATTGCCAGTATGGACAAAAAATCATAAGACCACAATACCAAAACAAGAAAACCCATTAATGAAATATGTAAGGGAAGTAAAAAATAAGAGCAATTGACCAGTTTCCAGTATGGTGTATAAAGTTATCCCGCCTTACTGGAGACAACTTAATGATCAAAATTATTATCAGATCTCTTTTATACCCTTGGATTATTCTATTTACAGGTTTTTCTATAGGATTTATTTGTAATTCAGAATGGTTTGGACACAAATATGTTCTTGTTGAAAGATCAATTAATAATATCTTTTTCCCTATCAAATATAATGCGGAGATAGAGAATCATGTAAGAGAAATAGGAAAGTTAAGGATATGGGCTGAAGTTGGGTGTCCAGAAGAATTTACGGTTATTGAAGACGTAATTAAAGCTGAAGAATTTTATTGGGCAATAGTTAAATATAAAGACAAACAAGGCAAAGAAATAAAAAATGTCCTTAGTACCAGAGTTAGATGGAAAACTTGGGAATATTACTATACCATAGATGAGCCTTTAGTGTCAAAAAAATAGTTAAATCATGAATAATGATAGAGTTATTAATTGTGTGAGAGATCCAGTCACTACGATTAAAAAATTCACAATCTATGGAGAAAGACACTCTGGCACAAAACTACTTCAAAATGCTATAGCGTTGAATTTTGAAGCAAATTTCACAGATGAATATGGTCACAAACATTTTATTGGCTTTTGTGATATAGGAGGGTTAGCCAGCTCTCATGATACTATATTTATTTGTATCATTAGAAATCCATATGATTGGATTCTAGCAAATAATAGACAACCACATCATTCTCCAATAATACGTCCTAATTTTTTATATCTCAAAGATTGGTTTTCTGTAGACTCTAATGAAAAAGAAATATTAATAGATAGGTGTTACTGGGATAATGTAAGATATAAAGACATATACGAATTAAGATATTTAAAAACGCTATATCTACTATATATTTTACCAATTCTTGTACATAACTATGTTTTTATCAGATATGAAGATTTTATATCGGATCAGATGTATTATTATAACTATATTAGTAATATGTTTGACATGAAAATGCGACCAAGATTTCCAGAAACCGCAAGATTGCTTGAAATAAATCCACCTAACAATTATTCAATATCACAAAACGATCTAGAACATGTCAATAAAAATATATATTGGAATATAGAAAAACAGTGTGGTTATAATAAAAAAGATTCTTACCCCTGAGCGTGGTAAAAATTAAAGAAACAGGTCTTGACAAGACGATAGCTCTAGTGTAGAATCACAGCATACACTTTGGAACCAACCTTTGAGGACACTATGACAGAGATCGTTGTTGAGAAAAAGCCGGTCGTGATGAGTACGAGCAAGGCTGATGAGTTTTTTAAGAATTTTCCCAAGGATAAGGTAGTCGCTTATAAAGACTATTGGGAAACTATTCGCCCCAAGACTGACGAAGATATTTTTCGTCGCTATCTCTTTGCGTATTGCAGTGTCCACACAACTTGGCAGGGTAATGTTAAGGGATATAATGCTATTAAGAATTTTAGCGAGTGGCTGGACAGTAAAGAAACTCTTTTGACAAAATTGCACAAGAGCGGTGTTGGTCTGCACAATAATCGTACCTCTTATATCTGGGATTTTAGCACCAAGTTTTGGGCTAATCCTAAAGATTTTTATCTGACCACCAAGAAGTATCATGTTAAGAAGCGAGACAGTATTCTGAATAAGATTAGCGGCATTGGATTGGCTAAGATTAGCTTTGCTCTTGAAATGATTCATCCTAATGAGGCAAGGGTACTCTGTGGAGATATTCATCAACTTAGGCTTTACGACGTTGAAGCTCTGAAGTATAATAAGAGCAAGGTTGGTTCAGAAATCTATAAGAAGATGGAACGACATTGGATGGTTAACTGTGGCAAATTGAAAGTCCCATCTTATGTAGCAAGGTCGATCTATTGGGATGATCTTCAAAAGAAAGAGGATAGTCGTTACTGGAGCTATGTTCTGGAGAGTTAATTATGCAAAATGGTAAGGGTTCTAAAAGACGAGAGAGTTTGGTTTCTCAAGAGACTTGGGACAAAAACTACGAAAGAATTTTTAGAAAGAAAAAAGATGGGAAGCGTAACAAACCTAAAAGAAAATAAAACATTATTCATTCCGTGTTCTTGTAAGAGTGAAATATTAGTAATTGAATACGATCATGAAATAGACATGGCCGATTTGGCGATATTTGAGAATTATACAAACTATAGCAATAAGATGTCATTATGGCAGAGACTAAGGTATTGTTACAAGGTTTTGTTTGACAAAAAGCCATACTCTGATCAGGTGGTGCTAGATAAAAATCAATTGAAAGATTTGCGAAAATTCTTAGATGGACTTAATCTCTAAGGTGTATACTATAAGGTTGTCAAACTCATATCAAGGAGGCTAATCATGGTTGTCAGAACAGCAACAGAATACATGAACGATCAATTAGCTAATAGAGTTAAGTCTCTTCAAAAAGCTTTAAACCAAGCTGAAAAAATAATGAATACCCTTGAGATAGAAAACCAAAGACTAAAAGACGTTCTTGCTAACCTAACGTCAGAAAATAATCAAGGTTACATTCTCGATAGCGAGTCTTTTAATGAGTCAGTGCTTACGGCCTAAAGATAATAAGAACAAAAGAATAATTACACAAATCGGTGAATATGAATATCTAATTGAGGGAGAAAGTGATTGGGCAAAATTTGGTTGTCAATCAGATATTTCAATAATAACTTCTGCTAATTTAGATGGCGGGCCATTCTTATTAGTTGGCGATTCTTTTTTGGGCAAGGGGAGAATATCCTTAATACAAAATATTGACAGTGGCAGAGATGGGTATATAATACTTAAGGTTACTCTATACTCACCAAAGGAAAAATCATGATATCAGAACTTATTCCAGTAGTCGGATACTCCCAAGCAATGTTGATTTCTGGTTATTCATCTTATCAAATTCAACAAATTATTAAGGGGTCTACATATGAGTCAACTTCACAAGAGTAATAAGAATAGAGTTTTCTTGGGTGTTTGTGGAGGAATAGCAGAAAGTATAGGTCTGGATATTTCTGTGGTAAGACTAGGATTCGTCGCTGGTGCAATTTTCACTGGCAGTATTCTTTTCTGGGTATATTTAATAATGGCACTGGTTCTCCCAACAGAGGATTAATTTAATGGATAAGATAGTTGGTCAGAAAGTATTTTTTACTGCTGATCTTCATCTTGGACACAGGAATATTATAGGATATTGTAATCGCCCATTTTCTACTGGTGGAGAGATGGATGCTAAGATTATTTCTTCTATAAACGAAACAGTTGGACAAAACGATATTCTTTACATTATAGGAGATTTCTGCCATAAAGGCGGAACTGCTCTATCTTATAGAGAAAGAATAGTTTGTAAAAATGTTCATATTATTCTTGGCAATCATGATGAACCAACTAAATTCACTAGTGGATTCTCTAGTGTATCTGATCAAAAAATGATTCTATATATCAATCAAAAGATATTTATGTGCCATTATCCTATGAGAAGTTGGTCTGGTAGTTATAGGAAAAGTTGGATGCTGTATGGTCATGTTCATGGCAGACTTCATCGTGAGGACGTTGCTTCTGGCAGTCTCACGCTTGATGTAGGCGTGGATAATAAAAGAGATGGGGTACAGTTTGGTACTCCTTGGAGTTTTAAAGAAGTTCAACAGCAATTTCTGGCGAGAACGAAAAAAATTTCAAGGTCGCCCGTTGACATTGACGATAGACTGTTGTATAATCGAAGGAACAACGCGAGGTAAGATCAGTCGTTCGACTGAGCCTCGCTTGTAAGATTGGTTAAGAATTTGGAGGTTGATTATGGCTGAAGTTACTACTACTGAGAAGCAGAGTCGTGTTCGTTGCAGTGATGAGCAGTTCCTTGAGGCAGTTTATTCCAGCAAGACTTATGCTGAAATTGCTACCAAGACAGGCCAGAAGGTTGCCAGTACACAGGCTCGTTATGCCCGTGCAAAGGCTGCTCTGGCTAAGAAGGGTCTTGATCTCCCTGAGATGGAACGCGCCAAACCCATTAAGACTGTGGATAATGTCGAGGCTATGGCTGAGACTGTTCGCCGTCTAAAGGCCGCTCATTCTAACGGGTGAGTGTTAGTGTAAACCAAATGCTTCCAACTACATCCCTCATAAAAATTAGTAGAGACAACATAGTCAACCATCTAACTAATCGTTATGATATGTAGCTTGGAAGTAAATGGCCCAGTAACCCAAAGGCAGAGGTAGCGGACTTTTTTCGTTAAAATTGAGTGCTTATGGAGAAATCTGTAAAGTAGAATCGCTTAAATTCGGGGAACGCTTTAAAATGCCAATCCCGAGCCAAGTCTAGAAATAGAAAGGTGTAGAGACTAAACAGGCGATACCTAAAACTAGAAATAGTAATGGTAAAGAGATAGTCCAGACCACAAACTGTAAAGGTAGTGAAAACTATAGTGGTACGAAAATCCGTCAAGTGTCGGTTCGAGTCCGACCTGGGCCACTTTAATGTGGTGTAAAAAGCAGACAAAATATCTATCTTGGTGTATGTAAGTTAGACTACATACTATGGGAGATAGATATGAAAAAATGTTTAAAATGCAATAAAGAGTTTAAGATTCGTGTTGTAATAGATGGAATAGAAAGGATTATAAATAAAAGACAATATTGTTTAGAGTGTTCTCCTTTCGGTATGAAGAATACTAAAAGACTACATTTGCCACAAAGGGATAAAAATAGCAAAAAACACTGTACAGAATGTGGAAGAGAATTTAGATGGACAAAAAATAATGTATGTTCAACGTGTAGAACATTCAAAAGACGTAATGATCAAAGGATCAAATCAATAGATTATTTAGGCGGAAAATGTAAACATTGTGGGATTAAAGACCCAGATGTTTTGACCTTTCATCATAAAAACCCCAAGAACAAAAAATTTACCTTATGTCAAAGTTGGCACAGAGCTTGGAAAACACTTTTATCAGAAATTAAAAAGTGCGAACTACTTTGTGCTAATTGTCACATGAAACATCACAGAAAAGAAATGCTATGACTTTTGATCACTGGATAAACGAAATCGAAGGATATAGCGTTAGACACGAAAGAGCTATAAGTGACATAAGAAACTGTGTTGCAAAAGGAAAAACTGACGATATAATCAAGTGGTTGATGGCAGCTTATGCTATGGGTCATGAGCAGGGTTATGATATTGGATATTATGACGCTAATAAAGAGTGTAAAGAAAAGTTTGATGAATATGGATGGATATAATTATGAAAATCCACAATAGAACACATATAACCTTAACTCCTGACGATATTGAAAAAGCTATTGAAAGATATATTGATAGCGAGATTATTGAAGCACCCAATGGTTTGGATGTTAAGTTTATAGTTCATGATGTTTATCAGAAAGATAGTATGACTGGTTATTATAAGCCTGAATTTGTAGGGGCAGAAGTTACTGTATTAAAATGAACGGATCTTTTAGTCTACCAAAAGCCAAGAAAGATTGTGATGTTATTCCTAAGCTTGGCGAACTATTTCTGTATGAGTATGACACTATTGCCAAATTATGGGATGCCAGAATTGGAGATGGTAAAACCCCAGCAAAAGACCTGCCTCGTTTAGCCAACCATGACATATACGAAAGAGTAGCTAAATTGGAAAGAGAAGTAGAACAACTAAAGAATGATCGAAGAATATGAAAACTGGGAAGATGGTATAAGAAGAACTTTTATAGAACTAGCAACTTATATGGAAAAACACGCCAATCCTCTTGAAAGTATTATTGATTTTGCTTGGGCTTCCGGGGCCGACTTATTTTTTGTGCAAAATGCCAAAGACGAACTAAAGAAACTCAAAGATAAGAATAAGGAATGGGCTGAAGAAGTTTATAGAGCCAATGAGTTTGCTGTTGAACAAACTAATGAATATCTAGAAATATCTCAACGGATGCAGTCTTTAAAAGACTCTCTTGAACAACCCGTTGCTTGGGCCAGAACCAATGATCGTGGAGATTTGTTTGATCTTAGAACCCAAAACAATCCTTATATTGATCAAAATACTGTAGTTCCTCTTTATAGGAAAAATCATGGGCAATAGTTTGTGTAATGGCAGAGTTAAAAACAATAATCTCAAGTCCCCAATAGAACATTTCTTACTAGTTACTGTAAGAGAATATGATGATTATGAGGGTGGCACTTATATAGACGAGATTAGAACCGCCGCAGAATTTTTAGAAAAAGCAAAGGATGCTTATGATGATCCTTTTTATCAGATATATGGATCAACTCGCATGGATGCTGATGGGCGACCGGGAACCGTTTTTCTTGGTGAGTTTTATTCCATAGATAAAGCAAAAGATTTTTTGTATAATCTTACCGGCGAAGTTCCACAAATTATATCTTATTAATATGATCAACGCCAAATATACTATTGATCTATTCTCATATAGCGATAATGGTGGGTACTGTACATTTTATTGTATCAGTAATAATAAGCAATTGGCATTTAAAGAATTTATATCTAAATCTAGGGCTGAATATGCTAGAAAAATTCAGCTTAAATTAAGCAAGCACACTCTTGCACCAAAAGTATTATCTAAAATATGCAAGATAAAGTATGAGACCTTATTCCCTGGACGCAAAAGCGGGTGGGGATATATCACTGAAGTAGCTAAAACAATTAAAAAAGATAGTGTATCTCTCAATAAAATACAAAAACTAGTTGATAAAATTCAATTAAAAACCAAGCTTAAATTTTGGGATTGCCATTGGGATAATCTTGGCTATATTATAAGAGAAAACAAGAAATGTCTAGTTTGTATAGATACCGGCAAAGAAACTTGGGCTGGAGATGCAAACTATTTTGGTAATGTTGATCCTGGCCCGAAATGTGGCTATTGTTTAAAATATGAATGTAAATGCACTGGAGTTTAAATGACCTTAGATGAAATATATTACGATAAATGTAGAACCCGCTCTGACATTAATGAACATCTTCCGGTACTAAAAGAATACGGAGAGAAGGTTAATCATATTACAGAAATGGGGGTAAGGAGCATTGTTTCTACCTATGCTTTTCTGGCAGCTAAACCAAAAAGGATGATATCATATGATATTGTACCTGTTGATACTAATCATATTCATTCTTTAGCCCCATCCACAGAGTATAAGTTTATTGTTGGGGATACAAGACTAGTGGATATTGAACCTACAGAGCTATTGTTCATTGATACTCTTCATACTTATGAACAACTAAAAATAGAACTAGGTTTACACGCCCCAAAAACTTCTAAGTTTATCATATTGCACGACACTGAAACATTTGGTGTTCGTGGTGAAGGTGGTTCGGAGGGTCTACTAAAAGCAATTGATGAGTTTTTAGAAATCAATCCTATATGGACTATTCATTTGCGTCTAAAAAATAACAACGGCTTAACTATTCTACAAAGAGGAACATAAATATGCCATATATAAAAGAAGAAGATAGAAGAGTATTTGATAGCCATATTGATGACATTATTTTTATTCTGAAGTGTTCTTTAGAGGGAGAAATTTGTCAACAAGAAGGTTTATCTGACAAGCAAACTATGATGCTCTTAGGTAAAATTAACTATTGTTTTTCCAGAATATTAAGTGGAGTAATGGGCGACGTATCATACTCTAAAGTGGCTATGATTACTGGCGTTCTTGAAAATATCAAGCAGGAATTTTATAGAAGAATAGCCTCCTTTTATGAGGACAAAAAGATACTGGAAAATGGAGACATAAGGGAATATAAAAGACTCCAGTAAGGTGTATATAAAATAGACCAAGTTAATATTTAATGGAGTTATTTATGTCAAAAAATATAGATGATATAGTTAAAGAAGTAATGAAAAGCAATAAAGAATTACATACTATGGATAATCATCTAACTAAAGACATAGGCGATCTAAAAAGAAGTATCAAAAATATTGAAGCTAAAATCCAAAGAATGGATATTGTTTTACAAAAAGTATTCGATACATTAGAGGCTATTACTATAGCTTTGCATGAAGCAGAACTTGAGGAAGCTCTGATGGATGAATTAGACGAACAAGAAGAAAGTGAAGATTGGACTCCATATGAGGACAGAAATTTCACATTTGATGAAGATGATGACGAAGAAGATATCTGATGGCTAGTTTAGCTCTGCTAGTAACAATAATTTTTTTATCTGTGCTAATTATAGGGCCAATTAGTTATCTTCTGTCATTATTTTCTTGGATGCCAAAGTTTGTCGTATGGGTAATGGGACTTCTCTGCATATTGGTTGGAGGCATGACATTCGCGTTGCCAGTGGTCTTTTTAAAAGTTTTGGGTCTGATAGACATAGCCATTGGGTTTAAAATAATCTCAGACAGACAACAAAAGAAAAGTGGTGCTTGACAAGACGGTTTGCCGATGGTATACTTGAGCCATCACAGGAACGATAACACTTTTGGAGAAATAAGATGAAGTTGGCAGATAGGACGATTGAGACTCACAGCGTTGGCGTTGCAAGCAGGAATCAGTTTAACATTGCTCAGACGAGCAAAATGTTTAAAATCCTTTCAGACTCTCTTTATTCTGATAAGGTTATGGCTGCGATTCGTGAGCTTTCTACTAATGCTTATGATAGCCATATCTCTGCCGGGAATAAGAATCCCTTTAAGGTTACTCTGCCCACCGCTGCAAATCCCACTTTTGTGGTGAGAGATTATGGCACTGGTCTTAGTCAGGCAGATATGGAGGACTTGTATACAACCTACGGAGCATCCAACAAGAATGATAGCAATGATTTTGTTGGTTGTCTTGGTCTAGGGTCTAAGAGTCCTTTCGCATATACCAAGAGCTTCACCACCGCATCATATTACAACGGTAAGAAGTATACCTATATTGCGGCGATTGATGAGAGTGGTGTTCCTACTCTGAATCTTTTCAATACTTCTAATACATCTGAGCCTAATGGTCTTGAGATTAGTTTTGCTGTTAAGCAGCATGACTTTCAAGAGTTTACTGACAAGGCTAAGAGAATCTTCCACTATTTCCGCATGAAACCCATCCTTGAAGGTGGTATTGGGAATAATCTGCAAGATCATAAGTATAGCAATACCAACATTATTATTAGTGGTGATGGCTGGAGGGTTTGCCGTCTTAATAACGATAATAGCTATTTCCCAAGTAACTATCATCGAATTGATAGTGGTATCGTAGCTATCATGGGCAATATTGCCTATCCTGTTCAGACCGCACAGATTGTGGGTCAAGAGAAAGAAGAAATGCCCGATCATATCCAGAAGTGGAATAGGGCTTTCCAGAAAGCAGATATTGATTCTTGGAAGAGTTTCGTTGGAGAAATTCTTAACTCTGGACTTTATCTTGAGCTTGATTTTGGTATCGGTGAACTGGAGATGGATGTTTCCCGTGAAGGTTTGCAGTATACTAAAGATGTTATCAAGACTCTGCGTAAAAAGACCCAAGAAATTTACATGGAGATGAAGGAAGAATTCTCCAAGAAAATTCAAGCTGCCCAAAACAAGGTAGAAGCAATTACTTCATATTATACTATGAATGAATTGGCTGGCGGTTGGGGTGTTGGTGCTACTTGGACTGATCCCAAGGGTAAAGATCATCCTATCAACTCTGGCAATGATCTGGAATATAAAATTCCTGCCGGTAAGAGTCTGTACGTTTTTAATTATAAGACTGCTGGCTATCGTTCTCGTCGCCAAGTTGCCCTGACAGATAGAATCCATCATGAAACTCTTACTGGTAAAGGTTACAATTATTGGAACAGCCAGAAGAAGAAAGGTACGATGGCTTTCTTTGTGTGCGATATCAAGGGCGAAGAAACCGCTAAGAAAATTCTTACAAGATATTGCAATGCGAATGATTGCTTTGCGTATCTCTTGATTGACACTAAGGATTATACCAAGAGCGAAGAAGGTTTTGATAAGCTGATCGAAGATGTTGGGTCTGAAAATCTGCTAAAGGTTTCGGACTACAAGCATCTGACACAAAGTTCTGGCCCAAGAAAGTCTTATAATAGAAATTCTAATGGTAGTGTCAGTGACCAAGACGTATTCTTTATTCACGGTTATGATAAGGATAGTAAGCAGATTACTAATCCTTACAACGATGCTACTTGTCTTAGAATCCTTTCAGAAGAACAACTGGAAGATTTTCTGGAACAAGATGAGATTGTGTATGTTCCCATGCTCCGCTATAAGACTGAGGATGAGTCCGGTTATCCACAGATTAATGATATTGCAATTACTCTTAGGGATCAAACACTTAAGAGCATAGTCAAGGACTTGGTTGGAGACAACAAGATTTATGCTATTAAAACAGCTTTCGCTAAAAAGCTTGAGAAAGATGGATACAATCTTGTTAACTTCAATGACTTTTTGAAGCGTCAACTTAAAGTTGTAGCACAAAAGCACTTTAAGAATCTCGCTTCAGTCAACAAGCTTGTTGAATATTGCAAGAAAGACTTTAACGAAGAAGAGAAGAGTAAGGGTGGCGGCTATAGATACTATAACCATGGAACAACTGATAAGCAGTTTATGTTTCATATTCTAAATATCTTTGGTCTAGATTATGATAAGTTTATTGGCAACAAGACTCTTGTGGACTGCTTGAATAAAACAATACTTACAGAGTTTTTCGCTAATACTGTTCATATTAGTCCTTACAATATTACCAAGTTCAACCAAACAGAGTATCTGTCTCATATCTCTAAGCTTATGAAAGAGGCTGGGATAGAAGATGTTGATGGTAAAGAGATTCGTAATGCTAACTTGGCTTATAACACCTTGACAAGAATGATTTCTCACAACTTGTATAATGGTCAAGTAGATAAGATAGAAAGCTATCTCAAAATTATCAGTGGGACTTCTACTCAAGACATTAAAACATGGAAAATCTCTGAGATTAGGGAAAAAATTAAGACTGAGGTAGACAAGAATCCTATGCTGAAATATATTATGGGGACTCATCAAGTTAGTGGTAATCTGACAGATCTAAAGTCTAATCAGAATCCTATTATTGAGGATCGCTCATACTATGGAAAGCAGAGTAGAGATTGGGTCGAGCAGATGAGCCAGGAAAATATTGACCTGTTTAGGATTCAGTTGAGTAGTTTAATCAAGTAGGAGTGTACTATGCCTAAAAATTATAAGCTATCATATGAAGAACTATACGATCTATATATAGAGAAATCTTTATCTACATATGAGATAGCTAAAATAAAAGGTTGTTCCAATACTGCAATTTGGAATAACTTAAATAAGTATGGAATCTTAATAAGAAACTATAGTGATTGTCAGTCAGGATCAAAAGGTAGAAATTATGAAAAAACTGGCAAATTACATCCAAGCTTTAAACACGGTTTAACTAAATCAGGACATAATCGTATAACAATTAATGGAGAAAGAAAACTAAGACATAGAATAGTAGCAGAAAATCTATTAAATAGAAAACTTTCAAAATCTGAAGTAGTTCATCATGTTAATGGAATTAAGACAGATAATGATCCAAAAAATTTGTGGATTTTCCCATCACAAAAAGAACACGCAAAATTCCATTGGGATGGGACGATACACGAAAGTACGATTTTTCTTAAAGACCTCTTGACAGACTGACCGATTGTAGTAAAATAGAAGAACTCACAGGTAACTAATAACAATAGGAGATGTAAATTATGGCTGTTCCATTTATGTTCGTTGACGGGAATCTAACTCTGGTGTTGAATAATCAAAGTTATCAAATTTTGCCAGATCATATCAACTATAAGTTGATTCTGGAAAGACTTCCTACTGCTACGGCAGAGGAACTTTTGGAAGTTGTTGATGTTCAAAAGGCTGTTGCTTCTTTTAGTGACGGTCTTGTGGAGATTAAGAATGGACAGGTTCTCTATGAGGGTGAGGAAGTTCATGGTAGTATTAGCAAGAGAATTCTAGAGTTTATGAGCAAGGGACTACCTTTCCAGCCCCTCGTTAATTTCCTGAATAATCTCATGGAAAATCCAAGTATGCAGAGTCAGAAGGAATTGTATGATTTCTTGGAGCATGAGCATCTCCCGATTACCGAGGATGGTTTCTTCCTTGCCTATAAGGCTGTTCGTTCAGACTTTAAGGATAAGTACCGTGGAGTTTTTGACAACAGGGTTGGTAAGGTCTGTGAGATGACGCGATCTAAGGTTGACGATGATCGTGGTCGTGGTTGTTCTAATGGACTTCATGCTGGGGCATTGAATTATGTCGCTGGTTATGGTAGTCTGGAGGCTGGCGACCGTATCGTAATCGTCAAGATTAATCCCAAGGATGTTGTGAGCGTTCCTAGTGATTGCAACTATGAAAAGCTCCGTACTTGTCGCTATGAAGTGGTGGCTGAGTATGAAGGTGAACTTCTTAAGCCTCTTTACAAGGCTGATTTTAGTCAGGATGATTACGAGGACGATGAGGATGATTATCTGAATGATTACGATGAAAGCTATTGGGATCAGTTTGATGATGAGGATGAAGATGAGGACGATTTTGATAGTGATGAAGAAGATGTAGACAACAACGGTTTTTATAGGTAAATAGTCAAGGTGGTGTTTGGAACTTGTAAGATAGTACCTATATAGTTTTTACTATCATACAATAGAGGTTCGATTCCTCTACCATCTTTTTGGATATTGCTTTTGATGGTAATGTTTACTGTCCCAATATCAAAACTGTAGGTAGAAGTGGAAAAGGAAAACAAATGTTTAGCGATACTTTGGCTTTTAATCCGTTCGATAAGACTCATAGTGCTATCGGAACAGATGTTCAGATAGCATTGAGAAATAAGTTTCTTAATTCTTTTGGTGGTCAGCATATTTTTTGTTATAATGGTGATCCTCGCAAGAAAATTAGTAGCATGAATCATACGGATCATCTTACCACCGTTGCTATTGCAAACGATAGTCAAGGTGCTGATGCTTACTTCTATGTTAATGGTGGACGTAAGCAATATGCTATTAGTAGAATTCGTGCTTGTTTTGTTGACATGGATGCTGGTCGAGATGATCAAGGCCGTTATTTTAAGCCCAGTATTGTCATGCAAAAGAAGAAGGAGTTCTTGAATCAGATCAATAACTTTCCAGTAAAGCCAAGCTGGGTTGTTGATACTCGCAATGGCTATCAGTGCTATTGGATTCTAAACCCAAATACTAATAGTCCTCATAAGACTTATTGGAGTGGTATTCAAAAGAAACTGGTAAATCATTTTGGTGGAGATGCCAGAGCTATAAAGGTTAATCAGATTTATCGTATTCCTTATACATGGTGGAGAAAAGGTTGGGAGGGTAAGCAACCTTACTTTACTAGTATTCTGTCAGGATCAACTGGTAATCCGATAAATATTGAACAGCTTAAGCAGGCTCTTGACGGTGTTTCTGCTGTTGTGAACCTTGTTGCTAATAAGACTAGCGACGAATGGTTTAAGGAATATGCTAAGGCTTATAAGAAGTCTGACGTTACTGGGGTTCCAGTACCAGTTAATGTTGCTGCAACTATTGCAAATCAGATGAAGTCTTTGAGTCTTGATACATATACAAACAGCACAGATAATATCAAGCCTGTTTATGGCTATGCTAGTGGTGGAGTTTTCCAAAAGGCTTATGGTGATCCAGTACCCGTGCATCCTGTTGATGGGGATGGGCCTGCGGACTCACAGGATGCTCTCTCTGACGAGGATATGAGTCTGGACGGTCAGCAGACCAAGCTTTTAAAAACGGTTGTGGAGTTCCTTAATCAAGTCTCAACGCCGCTCTACTTTAGCAACAACAGGTTCCTATCCAATGCTGCTAAAGAACTAGCGTCTAAGATCAGTGACAAATTTTGTATCGGATAAACTATGCACCAAGAAGATGACAACTACGACGATGACTATGATGATAGTCAGGACAATTTAGAGAGCCATTATAAACACTACTTCAAGTTTGATTCCTCTGCCTGGGATACTTGGGGAAAAATGCTATACGATGCTCTAAATGAAATAGTTGAATATCCTTCAAATGTATGGTATATTGGTCCGAGCTTTCCGAAAGGTTCGTTACCTGTGAATGATTACTTCTCCAAATCAGGGAACTTCAAAAACTCCCTGTATTTGGGGAACAATCATTACAAAGAACCGATCTATAAGACACAATATTTTGTTCATAATAAGTTGCATAGTTACTACAAAAATCATTTAATATCAAATGCAGTTCATTTTCTACAACAACCAAATTACTATAAAGGAATGTTCGATATATTGAACTAATACAATGAATAGTCATTATGTAGTCAATTTTCATTCAGGTTATTCTATAAGATATGAATCAAGGTCAGAAGCTATAGAAGGTATATCTGATGCTGCCAATGATTATAATGAGTGTGCAGACTCTATTATCGAAATTTCTGGCGAAGGAGATGAATTGATAGAATACAAACCAAAATACTCTGTTATACTGCATTGGACAAAAATTCTTAATAAGGAAGAGGTTGTATGATCCCCGCATTTATGCTATACTTTGGCATGGCATGGTCGTCATGTACGGAGACTCCATTTGTTGCGTATGACTTAGCTCAGAATATGAGCAAAGCCCAAAGAGTAGAATGGAATAAGATGTACGATGATGACGGTAATGTTAGGTTTGTTATTACTTTTCATAAGATGCCAATAATGGCTGAACTTGGATTTGAAAGAACAATGGTTAATAAGCATAATTGTTGTCAGTCTAAAGTAAGGAAACAATAGTGAGTAAATCAGAGTGGTTTATAGTTGATGATGTTAGTAAATTTATAGAATCAACAAGAGTCCTTGTGTTCAATAGCTTTGGCAAAACGAATGAAACAGAATTAGATGATCTCTCTTTTCTGTTAGCAGACCTGCCTAAGAATGAAGTCGATGAGCTTAATGATTCTTTATCCCAAGAAGAATGTATGATCATAGCAAAAGACTTCATCAAACAAGAACACAACAGGAAAACCAAAAGAATCAGAAATATTATAAGCAATACAAAATATATGGAGATGATAGAGTCTTTCAACAGCAGAATGATCAGTAATATGCTTAATCATTTAGTAAATAGGGGACTTCTCGAAACAGCATATGATGCTGATAGTAATGATTTTGTGTTCTGGATTAAAGACGAAACAGAGAATAGAGAAACCGACTAAATTATTTGTTACTAATTTTGGAATTTATTTTTTTTGGAGAAAATTATGGCTAATGCTTCTAGACCTTCTCGATTTGACGATATCATTGGACAAGCCTCTGTTGTAGAGCGTTTGAACATCATTGTGTCAGGCTGTAAAAACTCAGCCAGCGTGATGCCTCATACTTTAATAGATGGCCCACCGGGACTTGGAAAGACCACTATAGCGAGTGCCATAGCTAATGAGATGGGGGAAAACCTGTATGTGGTCAATGGGGCTAATGTACGCAGTATTAAAAATCTACTCCCATATTTGATGGGTATAGCTCCTCGTTCTGTTTTGTTTATCGACGAAATTCACAGACTTCCAAAGATAGTGGAAGAATTTCTTTATCCTGTTATGGAGGATTTTGTTTTAAGTACAGTAGTTGAAGAAAAGCCTGAAGTTATTGATCTTCCGATGTTTACGGTTGTGGGAGCAACTACTAGCGGAGGAAGCTTAAGCCAACCTTTTTACGATAGATTCACAATCAAGGAACATCTTTCGTTCTATTCTGTAGATGATTTAGCTAAAGTAGCAAGGTTGAATGCTGAAAAGATCGGACTAACAATTCCTGAAAATGACCTTAAAGAGATTGCAGCAAGAAGTAAGGGGACTCCAAGAATTCTTAATGCACGACTTCAATGGTATAAGAGCTTTACCTCTTACCATAAAGATAGAACCCCAAGTATTGATGAAATATTTGATAATCAAGGAATTGACAATAAGGGTCTTGATATTTATGATAGAATGTATCTTGAGGTCTTAAAGAAAAACCGAATGAATCCTCTTGGACTCAAGAGCATATCCTCATTAACTGGAATAGCAATGGAAACTATTGAGAATAGCATAGAGCCATATCTTGTTAGAATGGGTTATGTTACCAGAACTCAAAAGGGAAGAGTAATAGGAGATGTCTAGGATACTCCATGCTTTTTGTCTATTAATGTTGAGTAGTCAGTCAATTTCTGTGGCTCAGTCTGTTTTTGTAGATAATTTAGAAGACGCTTTTATCTTATCGCAAGAAACTAAACAAGATATTTTGATAGTATTTGGTGCGGGTTGGTGCCCATCGTGTAATCTGCTAAAAAGAGATATTCGTGAAAATGTTGATAAGTTTAATAGTATAATATGTTTTGTGGACTTTGATAAACGACCAGACTTAGTTAAAGAGTATATGGTCAAGATGATACCCGACTCTATAATATATAGAGAAAATTTAGAAATTAAAAGACGAAAAGGGTATATGTCTTTCAAAGACTTCCACAAATGGTATACTAATGAATGAATATGCTCATATAATACTACTCTCTTTATTCGTTATATCTCATATAGTCTGTCTTATATTAGGCTATATTTTAGGCCAATTAAGGTCTATGTCTGGTGTATCTATAGGTAGTCAGCCAAGCAAGGTGCTACAATCTATTGTTAATAAAGATACTAAACAGGCTATCTCAATAGATTCTAGTAAATTTGTGACCAGCATAACAACAGAGGGCATGGAAAAGAAGTATGCAACGCTAGGAGAAATCAAGGACTCCGATGAAAACATATCTTCTTCTGTTAGTAAGCTTAAGAACATGAAAAAATAAGAAAGAGAGATATTATTATGGTAGGTTTAGACGTAGGTACAAGCTTTATTGTATTAAGTAGAGATTCAAAAAAAGGAAACATAGAGTATAAAGACTTTAGAGACGCCTTTTACGTTATTAAACCAACCACACCAGTTGCTACAAAGATGATAGAAAAAGGATTAAATGGAAAGGTTTTTATCAAAGATAATGATGGGGCATTTATTATCTTAGGTAAAGACGCTATTGAAAAAGCAATAGAACGAAATGATACCGCAAAAAGACCAATGTTTAAAGGCGTAGTATCTGCCAAGGAAAAAGATGCAAAAAGAGTCCTAGCATTTATTCTCAAAGAAGTTGCTGGACAAGCATCAGAACCAGGAGAAAAGATAGTATTTTGTATTCCTGCACAACCGATTGATCAGGAAGATGAGGATTTTGACGTTGGATATCATGAGGATGTTGTTAAAACTATTCTTGGAGAATGTGGATATAGCGCAAAATCAATCAATGAAGCAGAGGCGTTATGTTATGCTGAATTAGAGAACGATGACTATACTGGTATCGGAGTTAGTTGTGGTGCTGGAATGACCAATGTTTGCGTTATGCTTAATGGTGAACCAACGGTATTATTCTCTACAACAAAGTCGGGCGACTGGATTGATAGGATGAGTGCTGTAGCAACAGGTGAACCAGATAGTGTTGTCCAAGTGGAGAAAGAGGGTGGTAATTTTACAATAGGAGAACCTGTTGATAATCCAATACTAGCTGCCGTATCAGCATACTATGAAAGATTAATTGACTATACCACTAAAAATTTATCGTCTGCACTAACTGGACATAAGTCTCTTCCAAAATTTAAGAATCCTATCAGCATCGTGGTTGCTGGAGGAACTTCACAAGCTAAAGGATATATAGAGAACTTTAAAAAGAAGATGGAGGAGAATGGGTTCCCCATCCCCATCAAAGAGATAAGACACGCCTCAGACCCCCTACATGCGGTTGCAAAGGGTTGTTTAATAGCTGCCAAGGTCTTATAGTCATGTTCAACTTTTTAAAAATTAGATTCGCCTCTAGGTCTCCGAAATGGACGAACGTGAGAAAAGAACATCTTAAAAATAATCCATATTGTATAGCATGTGGAAGGGATAAAAAATTAGAAGTTCATCATAAAGTTCCAGTTCATATTAGTCCGGAACTTGAGCTGGCCCCTTCAAATTTAGTAACTCTTTGTGCTGATCCTTGTCATCTAATATTCGGTCATCTTATGAACTTTAAGAGCCATAATAAGATGGTCATAGAAGATTGCTCGGTGTATTTAGATAGGGTGAAAAATAGACCATAGTTTTTGCAAAGGAGTATACCATGAAGCAACTAATAATGTTCATGGTCCTTTGTCTATCTATAATGACAAATATATGGGGCGGAACAATCGATCCTAATACCCCAGACTCTAAATACCTAGAGTATGGAGCTAAGTTTAATCATGTCGTAAAAATATGTTGTTTTGACGGCAAAGGATTGTCCTGTGGGTCGGCAGTAGTTATTGATCCTCATTGGATTGTAACAGCCGCACATGTTGTAGAAAATTGTCAAACATGGACAATTTCAGTACAAGATAAAAAATATAATTTATCAAAAGTAATTTTAAATCCTAACTATAAAACAGATAATTTTGGATATGATGATATTGCTTTAGGATATAGCGAAGAAGAGCTTAAGTTCGATTTCTATCCAGCATTGTATGAGTCAAGCGATGAAGTTGGTAAAATATGCTGCATGGCGGGGTGGGGATTTACCGGCACGTTCGATGTAGGCTATACTTTTTCGGATGATAAAAGGCGCGGCGGTTCAAATTTCGTAGATGGCATAGAGAGGAACGTACTCATGTGTTCTCCATCCAAGAGACATCAGAAATCAACTGAGCTTGAATATTTAATTGCTAGTGGTGACAGCGGGGGTGGGTTATTTATAGACGGAAAACTAGCCGGGATTCATTCTTCTGTTGTTGCCGTGGATGGCAAGCCAAATTCAACATATGGCGATGAAAGTTGTCATACTAGAGTTAGTAAATATGTTAAATGGATTAAAACAACAATAAAAGAATGTACAACTGAAAAATGAAAAAACAAGAATTTAAATTATTACCACATATTAGAACAGATCTTTATGGATTATCAACTAATAGTGAGCAATTTTACGGTTGGCAAATTAAAAAATTTAACATAGAAAAATATTGGAAATATTCTGAAGGAGAAGGAGTTACCGTAGCTGTAATTGATACTGGATGTGACCTTGACCACGAAGATATCAAAGCTAACATAGTTAATGGATACAATTTCATAGACCCAGGTAAAGATCCACAAGACGATAATGGACACGGAACACATGTCGCTGGCACAATTGCAGCTATTAATAATGGTATTGGCATGGTAGGATTAGCTCCAAAAACAAAAATAATGCCAGTAAAAGTTTTGGCTGGCAATGGGTCAGGTAGCAATAAATCTGTTTCTGATGGCATAGTTTGGGCAGTTGATCATGGGGCGGATATTTTAGCAATGTCTCTTGGATCTCCAAGTCCTGGGACACAACTAGAACAAGCCATACAATACGCCAAAAGAAAAAATGTTTCGATATTTTGTGCAGCAGGTAATAGCGGTATTGAGTCCGGCATACAATATCCAGCAAAATATAGCGATACTGTTAGTGTTGGAGCGATAGATGAAAACTTAAATATTTGTCAATTTAGTTGCTGTGGAGAAGAGTTGGATTTTTTAGCTCCAGGATATAATATTATAAGTTCAGTTCCCGGTAATAGATATGCTTCAATGACTGGGACTAGCATGGCTAATCCATTTGCAGTAGGTTGTGCCTCTTTATTATTGTCTTATTCTCGTAAAGAAAAATTTTCAAATATAGACAATAGACTAGAATCCTCAGACGACTATGTTAAAGTTTTTTCTAAGGGAACTGAAAAACTAGGAAATCATAGCAAGTATGCTGGAATTAGAAAATATGAAGGATATGGTATCATCAAACCTGTACTATAGTATACTTGTCCCCATGCATAAGACATAATAAAAATCAACCGTGCTGTCAAGCGTAAGAAATTTCAATCCGTCTCGCTTGACATCGAACCCGAAGGATTGTAGAATATAGCAAGAGGTGTTACAGACATGAGCGATTCAGATTTTGAAAAACGTAAGAATAATCGTAGAGAAAATATTGAGAAAAAGAGACTTGATAGATATGAGGACTTTAGTGACCCTAGGGGATCTAATAGAATAAAAAAAGAGTTCAAAAAAAATAAACAAGAAATAGAGCAACAAGAATTATGGGAAGAATGGGAAGATGAAATATCTTGAAGAACTGAAGCCCGGTGCTCTTTTTGTTCTAAATAATGAAAAATTTATATTGACTGCTGATTTTAAACAATACAAAAATCAAAAATCAAAAAAAATGGCAATTAATTTAGAAACAGGATTTGTAAATTGGGTTTTAGAGGATGCTATTGTAGAAATACTAGATTTATACTATAGGGATAAGGATGCTAATATAATAGCATTAAAGGAGCGTAAGAATGAATATGTTGAGAAAGGTCAGGACATTTCTTAAGTCTTTAGCTTTCCATTTTTGGGCTGGTTTCCCTAAGTCTACACAAGAGGAGATCAATACTAGATTTGGCATTTGCCAAAACTGCGATATGTTCGATAATAAGTCTAGTCAGTGCTTGGCTTGTGGTTGCAATCTAAGCACCAAGAAAATATTTATGAATAAATTAGCTTGGGCAGATCAGAAATGTCCTTTGGATAAATGGCAAAAAATAGACAGGAATTTAAAATGACACCCAAAGCAGTCCACCAAAATGAAAACGCATACTCCCTAGTGAAAAATAGGAATATTTTTGAAGACATTGTGCATAGAATACGCTCAGAACAAAATGGAGCTACGGTCATCGTTCCCCATGTATGCAACAACATAAATGCCTTCGGCGCCGGATTCGCTGGACAAGTTGCTGAATTTTATCCAGAGGTTAAGGCCAATTTTCACTTGCTGGGCCAAAAGGCGAAACTTGGACATACTCAATTTATCACAGTCAGATCAGATAAAAAATATGGCCATAGCATCATATTTGCAAACATGATCGCACAAAATAAACTACTCAATTCAAAAAACAAAAGACCTCTAAATTATGCCGCATTAGTCTATTGCATGAATCAAGTGAGAACTTTTGCTAAAGAGTTCCAAGTACAAAATGATTCTAAAATAGAAATACATGCCCCAAAATTCGGGAGTGGACTGGCTGGGGGTAATTGGAATTTCATTTCGGATTTAATAAATGATATTTGGTATGATTCTCATGTGTTTGTATACTTTCAATAAATTTGGAGATAATATGTATTACTTTGCTTTTTTGATTTGTTTAATCCTTGGTGTTTTACGGGGCCTGAATGAGTTATATGCTCCGTCATATCCAGTAAAATCGTCCAAGAACCTTTTAGATTTTTTGTTTCCTGGGATTTAAATGAACAGACTACATAATCAAAGAGTTTATCTTGCTGGAGCAATGGATAGAGTTCCAGATAGAGGTTGTACATGGAGAGATAGTATCACTCCATTTTTGAATGCTCTAGGGGTTGAAGTATTCAATCCAAGCAGCAAACCATCAAATATAGGACTTGAGGATCAAGATTCCCATAAGATAAAATCAAAGCTTAAAGAAAAAGAAAACTATGATGAGTTATCTTCTATGATGAAGTCAATACGATCTGTTGACTTAAGATTAGTAGATATAAGCGATTTTATTATTGTAAATCTTGATCTTACCGTACATCCGTGCGGCACTTTAGAAGAAATATTTTGGGCAAATAGACAAAAGAAGCCTATTTTAGTTCATATGGTGCAAGGAAAAAAGCAAACCCCGGACTGGCTGTTCGGTACTATTCCTCATCAAATGATTTTTTCTACATGGGATGAAATTAAATCTTATCTTTTGCATATCGACACCTCAGAGAATATAGATACTCACAAAAGATGGTATTTTTTTAATATAGAATAATATAATGTCAAAATATTATGTCCAATCAGGACAAATTAAATATATTATAGATAGAAAAGATCATCATACTGCTATTATTGATACATTAAAACACTATAAAGGAAGAGGCTTAGTGACTAGTCTGAAAATATGCATAAGTGAACTTGGCTGGAAGAAAAAATTAACTTGTTATGATACAGACGAATTCCTGAAAGATACTCTATGAGCTTAAAACATTACGTTAGACCAGACGACCCAAAGAAATTAGATTATTTACCAGCTGGTAATATCATTTTAGGAGATTCAGACATACAAGGTAGAGGAGTATTTGCTCTTAAGCCTTTTAAAAAAGGAGATATTATAGAGAGATGTCCTTTGATTGAAATGGCTAATAGATCTAAATATCAAATAGATTCTCAGGTTTATGCTTATATGTATGCTCAACCCCTGTGTCCGTGTGATGAGTGCGAAAGGCATGGGTTCGTATTTCATATGGCGCTAGGATATGGTATGATGTATAATCATCAGGATGATCCCAATGCATTGTGGAAGTTTAATTATACTCAATTACTTGGTGATGTAATTGCTATTAAAGATATACAGGTTGGACAAGAAATTTTTGTAAGCTATGGAAACTGTTACTTCAACAACGACAAAGTTGAAACGGGTCAAACTCAAGTTAAATTAGAAAAATAATATGGATACCGACAATCAAATAGATATAGATTTTTTAGTAAATTCTAAAATTAAATTAGGACAATCTGATATTCATGGAAGAGGAGTCTTTGCTGTTCAAGATATCAAAGAAGGCGATATCGTAGAGAGATGCCCAATGGTGCCTCTAGCTTTTAGGTCTAGATATCATAGCGATCCTCAGATTTACCGGTTTTTATATAGCCAGCCTATGTGTCCTTGTAATGAATGTAAAACACATGGATTTATTTTCCATATGGTTCTTGGATATGGTATGATTTATAACCATCAAGATGACGCAAATACTACCTGGAAATTTGATTTTACTAATTTAATTGCAGATGTAATTGCTAATAGAGATATAAAAGCTGGAAGCGAAATCTTTGTTGACTATGGAAAAAACTATTTTCACGATAGGAAAAAAATAGAAATAGATAATAATGAACAAAATAATTGATGATATCAAACTAGATTTTGATGATGTTTTAATAGTTCCCCAAAGATCCACACTAACAAGCAGATCAGAGATAAATCTAGAAAGATCATTTAGCTTTTATCACAGCCCAAGGATTTGGTCTGGCATCCCTATAATCTGTGCAAATATGAGCTTCGCTTCATTTGATATGGCAACTACTTTGAGTCAATATAAGATGATAACATGTCTCCATAAATACCACACAGTGGAGCAATTATCTTCATATTTTCTAGCCAACCCAAACGTTGTAAACTATGTTTGGATTTCTATTGGATATAAAAAATCTGATATAAATCACTTATTAGAATTTTATCAAAAAACTGGCATACAACCCAACATTTGTATTGATGTTCCTAATGGTCACATGGATGTGTTTGTTAGATACTGTAAAAAAATTAGGGATCATTTCCCAGAATCTATTATCATTGCAGGAAATGTTACGAATCCATCGTCCACCCAAGAACTCCTTATATATGGAGGAGTAGATATTGTGAAGTGTGGAGTTGGAGGAGGCAGTGCTTGCATGACAAGATTTATTACTGGATGCGGATATCCCCAGTTATCTTGTTGTTTAGACAATTCTTATGTAGCGCACGGGTTGCAAAATGGAGATAAGAAATTAGGATTAATTTGCTCAGACGGAGGACACAAGCATAGTGGAGACGTATGTAAGGCGATGTGTGCTGGAGCAGACTTTATTATGCTGGGAGGATTTTTTGCCGGGACCGATTCTTGTGAAGGAGAATGGACAGTAGAGTATAAATGCGCAAAGGCTGGCATAGCAGCTGAATTTTGGCAACCATTTAACCCAGGATATGAAACCGAGACTAGAAAAGTTAATTTTACATATTATGGAATGAGTTCTCATCACGCCCAAGACCAATATGAAGACGGCAAAAAAGATTACAGAGCATCTGAAGGAACAAAAATTACAGTTAAATATAAAGGGTTGACTAAAGATATAATTCAAGAGCTACTCGGAGGCATACGGTCTTGCTGTTGTTATGTTGGATCTAATTCAATCAAAAATATGTCTAAGTGCAGCCAGTTCTGCAAAACAAACCAAATACATTCAAATAAGAACCCGATATTCGGAGTATAAATAATTATGAAAATACATTTTCAAGCCCCAATTGGAGCCACGGGCTATGGCAATGCAGCATTAAATCTACTTAAAGAGATAGACCAAAACCACGACGTTTGTCTAACTCCTATAGGAAATCCCAAGATTGAGAATCAATCGGACGAAGAAATTATTCGCAAATGTATAGATAAACAATCTAGTGTTGACTATAATGCTATATCAATAAAAATATGGCACCAATTCGATTTACTAAATAGGTCTGGTAGCGGCAAATATTATGCTTATCCTTTTTTTGAAATAGATACTTTCAATACTCTAGAAAAGCATCACCTGAATTTTCCAGACGGCATAATAGCCAGTAGTCAATGGGCAAAAAAAGTATTGGTTGACAACGGCATAAACAAACCAATAGATATTGTTCCACTCGGAGTTAATCCAGACATTTTTTATCCTATTGAAGTAAAAAACAAGCCCAAAAACTTTATCTTTATTACAATAGGCAAATGGGAAATTAGAAAATCGCATGATGTTGTTATTGAGTGCTTTAATAGCGCATTTAATAGAGAAGATAATGTTGAGCTATGGATGATTACTCATAATCCATTTCTTAATGATCAACAAGAAGGTGAGTGGCTTAGTATAGTTCAGAAATCTAAGCTTAAGGATAAAATCAAAGTTTTTCCAAGACTATCGTCTCAACAAGATTTAGCACAAGCCATTTCGTATTCTGACTGCGGTATTTATGTTTCACGGGCAGAAGGATGGAATCTTGAGCTATTAGAAACTATGTCAATGAATAAGCCTGTTATCGCAACCAATTATTCAGCACATACAGAATTTTGTAATAATAGCAATGCTCATCTGGTCTCTATAGAAGAAACCGAAAAGGCGATAGACAATAAATGGTTTCACGGAGAAGGTAATTGGGCTAAAATCGGATCTAAACAGAAAGAACAAATTATTCACTATATGAGAGATATTTATACGAATAATATCAGCACTAATCTTAGTGGTGTTGAAACAGGAAGGAAATTTACTTGGAAAAATTCGGCTAAGGAACTACTCAGGTGTATACAGAATTAAAGGAGATTTTATGCCAATACCACAACCCAATGACAATGAAGATAGAGAAAGTTTTATTGCTCGATGCATGAGTAATGGAATAATGAAAAAGGATTATCCAGAAAATCAACAAAGAATAGCTGCGTGCTTGGGTCAAGCTCAAAAACCAAAAAGTAGTCTAATGGATCAAGTATTAGAAGTACTAGGTTTTATGAAGAAGTTTGAATGCGAAGACTGTGTAGAATGTGAAGACTGTGAAAATTCTGAAGAATTAACAATATCAAATTTAGTTATTCCTAAAGAAAAAGATTATATGGACGCCGGAGAAGAAACAGAAGAGTATGATATTTCTCAAATATCAGCATCAGAATATCAAGGAAGAAAAGTAACATTAAACAAACCATTCAGAACACCAGATGCAAAAAAGAAGTTTGCCGTGTATGTTCGTAATAAAGAGGGCAAAGTTATTATTGTAAGGTTTGGATCACAAGAAATGAGCATAAAAAGAGATGATCCAGTAAGACGTAAGAGCTTTAGAGCAAGACACAAATGTGATCAGCAAAAAGACAAAACGACACCCGCGTACTGGAGCTGTTTTCAGTGGAGGTCAAATAGTCCAGTCAAGGACTAATAATATTTTTTGGAGATCTGACGAAATATGATTTTGCAAAAGCCAAAGGGGTGTACTACAGATTGATAAATAATAAGAACTAAATAATTAAACTAATACGAGAAATTCTAATTATGACTAAAACTATTCAAGAACTACTGACTGAACAATCTGAAATTATTGAAGCAAAGGACATTATTGTGGCAGAAGAACCTGTGCATCCAGAGGTAATCTCTGACGAAGAAGTTGAAAATAACTCCAATGACAAAGTTGTTGAACTCCTTAAAAAATCTTTAAATATTCACTGGCAGCAGACAACAGCCTTATCTGCACAAGCAGTACATCTTGAAAGATGGGGATACAAAAAGCTTGCCTCGGTTATTAAAGAGGATGCAGAAGAAGAACACAAGCACTCTATTATTAATATAACTAGATTAGAATTTTTTAATGCAGACTATCAGCCGTTAATGGTTACTCCTCCAACCTGGGCTAGACATGATATGTTGGCAATGATCAAATATAACCTAGCATCAGTACAAGAAGCGGCTGTAGCAGAAAGAGCAACTATAACTGCGGCCAGAGCAGTGGGCGATGAGATGACAGCTAATATTATGATACCATTACTACAAGGTAGTGAAGATGGAATAGTATTATATGAAGGTTTTCTAAAGATGATCGAACAAATGGGGCTCGATAACTTTCTTAGCATACAAGTATGATAAATCTTAATTCATTAATTAAATACAAAGAAATTGAATTACTGGGTTATGGTACTGAGTATATAGAACAACCGGTTCCTGATATAGTAGATTTCGATTGGAAAAAAATTTTAGAAGCTCCCCCTCCTAATACGAGCAAGGAAACTTTTTTGGAATTACAGTTAGTATCACGATCAACACTGAATAGAACTCTTGAAGAGACTAAGCTAGTAGAAATTATAGACCAAGATACTGATAGTGTTTTTATCGAATTGCTTAATCAATATGGTTTGGAATATCCCCAACCCAAAATATTAGAATTCTATAATATAATTAAACCTATTGTACTAAACGTAAAATCCCTATGGAATAGACCAAGACCTTCACAATTGGCCAAATATTATGATTTAAATATTGATGTTATTGTTACAGATACTCATCATACAGCTGCTTATCCATCTGGACATACGGTGTATAGCAGTTTGGTTGCTCATATTATTGAATATTACTACCCAACGGTAAACAAACAAAAATTAGATTCATTGGTCAAAGACACAGGAAAAGCGAGAATACTACAAGGCGTACATTATCCCTCAGATAACCTAGCTTCAATAAAATTAACAAAATTCTTATTTAATAAACTAAAAGAGAGAATATTATGAACAGATTCTATCAGATTTTAGACTCAATACAGTCCTTTGTATCAATTTCTAACAACAAAACACATTCATCTAACGATAATCTAGAAGATTATAAACAAGATTTTTATGAGATGAATATTGGTTCTTTAAAAGCTATAGTTTCTCATGCTCAGTCTATACTAGATGTCGTTGACGACCCAAAAATTAGAGAAAACTTGACAGAGAGCTGGCTTCAGGGTAAAATTGCCATCACAGAGGATTACATGCGAACTATTCACGATTTTGTGAAGTATGTACCTTCCGATGACGATGATACTTTTGCCTCAGACAAGCCTGGACTGTGGGACAATATCAGAAAGAAAAAAGAAAGAGAGGGCAAGAAATATAAGCCCGCCAAAAGAGGCGACGAGGATAGGCCAGACCCAGAAATGTGGAAAAAATTAACAGAGCCAAAAGATAAATAGTTTGATCTGCTGATAGTTAATTAAGGAATTTTATTTTTATTTAAGGACTTTTAAAGGATAAACCATGGAAAAAGAATACGATAGTCTGTCTACATATATAACTTTAGCTAAAAAGATTATATCAAAATTTGCCCCAGGATTCTATTCATCATTAAGACAAGAACTGTTGTCTAATGAAGATGCAATAGCAGACATAGCATCCGCAATCATGATAGGAGACTGGAGATGGGATAAGGACAGGACTGGGTTTGAGGGTAAGTCTAAGACTAAATACTCATACCGTAATCAGTGTGGCATTTGGGCTATTAAAACATATTTGTCTAATAAATATAAGAAACAAAATAACCACTATTCTTTAGACAATCTTAATAAAGATCTAGATATTAGTTTTACGGATAATATTGAAGACAAACCAGAGTATGATCCGTCTTTGATGGCAGAAAAGAATGAATATCAAGAAATGCTAAAAGACAATATAGAAAATATCTTGTCGTGCGGTCTTATCTCAGAAAAACAGAAAGAACAGATTAAGCAGTACTATTTTGAAGATAAAACACTGTCAGAGATTGGTGTAAATTTTGGCGTAACAAGAGAAGCAATTAGACAAAACATTCAGAAGGGTTTATCAAAAATTAGAGAATATGTTTAATACCACAGTATATTTATACATAGTTTCTTTTGATCTTGATAAAAACGAGAAATGTTTTATCTCAGCATTAGAAAACAGATTTGTGCCGCTCTCTCTCGATTTATCTCCTAATGAACTATCTATAGATCAATCTATAGAGACTTTATTTGAAACCAATATTTCGCTTGGTTTTGGGTGGGTAAATACTAGACTAATAGATGTAATTAAACAAAAGGAAAATATTAGTATACACTATGCTTGTATTATACCTCCTGACACTCCTCTCAAAAACTGCTATTATAGTAGTATGAACCTAGCTATTATTAATCGTTTTGCGAGAAAAGCATTATTATATGTTTAAATTTTTACGGCAATTTTTATTTCCTACTAAACAAGTAGAACAAATAGAACAAACAGAAGAGGTTTCTAAAGAAATATCCAAAGAGACTAAAGAAGATAACATTGTTACCAAAATAGAAAAAGATTATTTATGCAGTCTTAGTCTACAATTAAATTATGATGGTACAGTAAATATTATTTGCTATTGGCCGAACTTTGAAAAACTAGAGCCTTCTTCAATAGACGATATTGCAAGTCAGTATGCTACAATGATATTTATGGTAAATAATGGCCTATTAAAAAAAGACATAGTGGAAACACTTTCAGATGTATTGGGCTCAGATGAGCCATTTGATGCATATTTTGTTCATCAAGTATTGGAAAAATGGCTAGAAATAACTGAAAAAACAGAGAAAGTAATTAATAGCAAACCATTCATTAAACCATCTAGTGTATTTAAAAACTATATGAACAAGTAGTTTGTCAACTAATAATAGGATCAAAATGAGAAATGTCTATGGAGAAGATAATTTAATAGTTTGGCAAAAATGGTTTGACCCTTTCGGAGCAGACGATGAGATTTCCATAGATTCTAATATTACCCAGGAAGATGTAGACGACAATACAGAAGAAGCAGAAGGAATAGATGATCATATGTCTCATCCCCAAAGAATGAGAGCGATAGCTACTCCTATGGGCTTGATTCCATACACAGAGAATACTGCTTCTAGCAAGATCTTTAATTTTTGGGTGGGTCATTCTAACTTCAATATCAATGAGAATATAATTGATATTATAGAGAATACCGATGGGGTTGAAACCCTTGATGTATTTACTAGATATAGATTTAGAATAGCTATAGGAAAGGTTTTTGATGATGCTAGAGTAATGAAAGAAATTAACGATCAAGCCTATAGGTACTTACATGGTAGTCAATAACGACACAGAACTAAATGACATTCATAACTTTAATATCAATCCAAAAACAAGAGAAGTCTTTCTGCATTCATGTTTAGACGGAGACGAAGAAGGTGGTGTTGATTATAGGTCGGCTGTAGTATTTGAAAAAAATATTAGATATCTAAATACGCTCTCAGATGAATCCATATTAGTTCACATGCATCTTCCTGGGGGAGACTGGCAGGACTGCTTGGGTATTTATGATACCATAAGATTTTCTAAGGCAAAAATTATTATCTTAGCCTATGCCAAAGTAGAATCCTCAAGCAGTGTAATACTGCAAGCTGCCCCACTAAGAATTCTAATGCCAAATACGAACGTTATGATTCATTATGGATCATTCAGTGTAGATGCCGAACATAGCAAGGCTGCTGCTGCTGGCATACAATGGAATGAACAAGAGTGTGATAAGATGATTGATATTTTTACGGACAGATGTATGCAGAGCGAGATGGCTAAATTAAAAAATTGGAAAAGAATGATGGCAAAAAAACACATTACTTCACAACTGGCTAATAAATGTGATTGGATACTAAAAGCTCAAGAGGCTGTTGAATATGGCTTTGCAGATGGTGTATTAGGAGATAAGAAATACTCAACTATAGATTCTCTTAAATCCTATAAGTTTAAAAAATGATCATAGAATTTTCAACATATGACGTCTCATTATCTGATCAAGAAATAAAACAGAGCATAGAAAAAGCAATAGTATTTAAGCCTAAAACTATTTGCTTACTACCTCCTCATATCAAGATTACCAAAAATCTTGTGCCAGAAGATATTTTAGTCTCAACTGTTATTGATTATCCTCTTGGGGTTTTGGATACCAAAAACCGAAATCAGGCGATAGAGTCAGCCATCAAATCTGGAGCACAAATTATTAATATAGTTGCCCAGCCATACTATTTTTGCAATAGAAAATATGACAAATTTAGAGATGATATTAAAAGCAATCTGGAGATTTGTAATAAATATGCCGTAGAATTAAGATATACTTTAGAATATAGGGTGTTTACATATGAATTGCTCTATAAAGTATCTCAAATTTTATTAGACCTTGGAGTACATACAATATATCCTTCTACTGGATATCAATTAGACGATATTAGCGATAATATTTTGGCGTCAGCACTGATAAACAAAAAAGTCCCAATTAATATCATTTGCAATGGCAATATCTGGAATATTGGCCAAATTAATAATATAAATAAGGGCAATTTGTATGGTATGAAGGTTAATTCTATTAATGCTTTAAAATTATTGTCTAAAAATAATCAGTCTTCTTAAGTTTTAGGGTATACTAATAATAGTTTTCTAACACAATGGAGATTACCATGGCAACAGCAAAAGTTAACGGTTCATCATATACTATTCCTCCAAATAGAAAAGCTAGTGGCGCCCAAAATAATCACGGTTCTGCTGCTAGAACAGGTTCTTCAAGCACATTGTCAACCGTATCTGTCTCAAGATACAATACAGAAGTATTTGCTTCAACAGTTATTGATAACAGTTGGGCAAATAAGGCTGTAACTGCTGGCGCATTTGCCTATAATGACAGGGATGGCGTGGGAATGAGATATACCACTACACTAGCTGGTGTTAGCAACAATGCTTTACAAAGCGGTGCTAATGTTCCATCATTAGTTGAGGGTATTCATCCTCTAAGAGTTCTCAGAACACGCAGATTTACCACAGCAATTAGGGCTAACAAGTATAACAGATCTACTGGCCAATTCGAAGCTGGATATCCGGTAGTAGCTGTTGACTCATTAGCAACAGATAATGCCGCCACACCAACAAGAGGCGTCCCAGGTCAAATCGTATACAAGCTCGGCCAGCCTGTACCATTCGGTCAGAATTATCCATCTGAATCTTGATTTCTAATTTAAATTTTAAGCACCAAAGGCCACTTACACCTAGAGTGTCTGTGGCTTTTGTTGTTAATGGAGAATACTTATGCACGAAAGTCATATCTGGCAAATATTAGCAACTACGGCTTTTGGTATTATTGTAACACTAATTACATTCTGGGCTACCGTAGTACGGAATATGGTTACAAAATCCGAAATAGAAAATCTAATACAAACCCACTCTCCATATCTGCAAGATAGACAGTTTATTATGGAAAGATTAGCTAGTAATAAAGAAAATCAGACTGCTTTTGCTACAGCATTACAAAGAAATAGTGAAGTTATGAATGAACTTAGAATTCAGATAACTATACTAACCAAAACTCTCGAAACACTGGAAGAAAGAATAGATAGAAACTAGAATCCTAGTAGTGTATATTTAAAATAATAACCTTTTAATTGGGAGAAAAACATGGCAAGACCTTTTACAGATATTTCAAAATCAATTAGTGCTAATCCTATCAAAAATGGAACACTAGTAACATCTACAACATTTACAGGTGAATATTCTGTTAGCAACAATGCTGTCAAAAATACGCCAGCTATATCTGACATAGCTTCTAAATATGGTTATAGATTCTATAACGGTATTTTCGTCGAATTAGTAGGCAACCAAACAGTAGTAGGTGGATAATGAGTATTCAAAGAATAAACGAATTTCCAGAAGGTAGTGGCAGTCTAAGCTCAGATGACGTTTTCTTATTTATGGATGATCCGTCTAAACACACAATTTGTTGGAGAAGAAGGATTCAATATTATCAGAATCGACGGAACAATGAGTGGCGTGACGTTCAACTATGGTGCCGACGAATATTACTGCACAGTTTGCTTCGGATTTGTTGACCAAAACGTATAATACTAAACCGTGTTTATTATGACTCAAACAAAAACATGTAATCAATGCAATATTACAAAACAACTGAACGATTTTCCAAATAGTAAAACTGGTAAATACGGCAAACTAGCTCAGTGTAAGTATTGTGATAAAATTAATCAGCACAATAGATATATTAGCAATAGAGAAGATAGAATAAAAAAATCCAAAGACTATAAAATTCAAAATAAAGAACACAATAAAATAATAGATAAACAAAGATATTCAAGACAACGAGAAACTAAGCTAGCTTATCAGAAAGAACAAAGACTAAATAAGCCTGGGTATATGAAAGATTATAGGATTAATAATAAAGAAAAAATTAGACAAAGCGCAAATAAGTGGCAGCATAAAAAATATTATACTGATCTTTCTTATAGGTTAAGAAGTATCTTACAAAAAAGAATAGTAGCTAGTATTAAAGGGTACTATAAGTCTCAAGCCACAACAGAATTATTGGGTTGTTCTATTGAAGAGTTTAAACAACATCTGGAATCACAATTCTATAAAGACCCTAGACTGAACTGGGAAGTCTATGGTCCCAAAGGATGGCATATTGACCACATAATTCCATGCGCCAGTTTTGACCTTTCTGATCCAGAACAGCAAAAAATTTGTTTTCACTATACTAATATGCAGCCGTTGTGGTGGGATTTGAATATTGCTAAATCAGATAAGATCTTGTAGAGGTGTATATAGTATATAATAGCAGTCTTTAAAATAGGAGATAAACTATTATGATCAAACCCGGTTGGAAAAGTTCAGAATTTTGGTTTACCGCTGTAAGCTTCATTTTTAGTGGACTATATCTTGTTGGTCTTATAGGCGAGAATGCCCAAAAAGAAGATCTAATTCAAGAAACTACCAGAGGAGTAGAAGCAACGATACTCATTATTGGACAACTAACAGTATTATTTAAATATATTAATGGAAGAACAAACCTTAAGAAAACCTGGTGGGATACGGCAACTCCAGAAGAGAGAAAAGAAGCCAATAAAAAGAACGCTGAACCATTAAGAAAAAAGAGAAAGAAAAATGTCAACACAAAACCAAAGCCTGTCAGTAAATGATCTTGGTAATTTAGTAGTTAAAGCTAAGGAAGTCCTTAAAAACGCCAAAGCAGTAGCAATCCCGCAAGCGTGGAAAGTTTTGCAACTAGCTACAGCAGAAGTGATTCAGAGTATAGAAGATAATAGTCCCTCTCTTAAAGGGGCTGACAAAAAAACGTTGGCTATGACTATGATCTCTAACTTTTACGACCAAGTATTTACAATAATAAATTTTCCATTTGTGCCACAGATTCTACAGCCTATTATACAGAAGTACGTGAAACAAATTTTCATGTTATTGATTAGCGCAACAATTGATGCTTTGGTTACCACTTTTAGAAATAGTGGAATTTTTGTCGATCCAAGCGCCAAACTCGATCCTGTCGTTGATAATACTCCAAAAGTTTCAGATAAATAAACGAGGAAAATAAAATGAATTTTACAGAGAGCTTCCAAGAATTTAGTAGTAAATTGAGCACAACGGATTTGGCTCTTTATGCCGGTGTTGGTCTTGTACTATGGGTTTTGTTTAAGGATAAGCTTAGTCCAGTACAAAAACTCCTTGTGGGCTTAGTCGATAAGATCAAGGGCGCCGGTGGTTCTGCCTTACCAGTAGTTACGGTGCCGTCAGTATCCCCAGTGGTTGTTCCCAAGAGAACCGATGCTGAAGATATCTTTTTTAAATTAGTAGTTTCGTGGAAACAAACTCGTGACTTAGCTGTTCAGAGCGGTTGTGCTGAAGCGGTTAAGGTTGCTGATCAAATGTTTCCATTTTTAAGCCCCAACGTATGCCAAAAAAATGAGGATAAGGTATCATGAGTCAAAAAAATGTACTACTAGGACTAGCTACTTTATTGATTATTATTGGTTTGCTTAAACCTCAGTTCGCAAATATTCTTGTTCCAAACAAACCAGTAACAGTAGATGTTTTAGAATTATCAGCACCAACAGACGAAGCTGTTAAAAAAGAAGCAGATGATGTTGTTGCTCTTCTAAAAGAAGCTGGAGCTAAAACAGACGCTAAAAGATTAAGAGACTTATATATTGATCTAGCAAAGCTTGTTGAGCTTGATGGACAAGATGAGGTTATTAAAAGTACTGAAGAAATTCGTCAAGCAAATAGCTTAACTGGAGTTATGCTTAGACTAGATATTAAGGGAAAGTATCCTAATCTGGCAAAAGAAACTAAAGAAGTGGTAGTATCAGCTATCGGTGACGACCAAATTCTTTTATCCAAAGAGCTAAGAGCTAAAGCCGTAGAAGGTCTTAATGCTTTAGCTTGGGCTTGTAATTTAGGAAGTAAATAGTGTTGTTAAAAGTTTGTTCTAAATGTAAAGAATCAAAACCATTAGAAGATTTTTCAACGGCTACTAAAGCCTTAGATGGTAAACGATGGGATTGTAAAAGCTGTGTAAAAGATGCTAATAAAATATATAGAGAGAAGAATAAAGACCGTATATCCAAGCAGAGAAAACAAAACTCAATAACAAGAGCGGCAAAAGCTAAAATTTATTATCAGAATAATCTTGAAAAGATGAGAGAAAAAAGCAATCTATATAAAATAAAAAATAAAGATAAAATTTTAGTAACAGCTAAAAAATACAAGATTAATAATAAAGATAAAATTAATGCTTATAGAAGAAATCGAGAAAAATTTAGAAGGAAAATAGATCACTCGTATAGATTAATCACAAACCAAAGAACACGAATTAGTGGCATATTAAAAACGCACAAAACAGATAAAACACTGGATTTGTTAGGTTGTTCGGCTCAGTTTCTAAGAACATATATAGAAAGTAAATTTTTAGAAGGCATGACTTGGGATAATTATGGTCAGGATGGATGGCATGTAGATCATATTATTCCTTGTTCCACTTTTGATTTAACTGATCAGACCCAACAACAAATTTGTTTTCATTATACCAATCTACAGCCATTGTGGGCAATAGACAATATTAAAAAAGGCAATAAAATTTTATCAAAAGGGTAACACAAATGCCAAGACTCTCTCCTAAAGAACTATATGATAATTATCGCAAGGGATTTAGTGGATGCTTGTGGGAACAGCATGTTTACGATAATTTAATGGAAACCTCCAAGTATCCATTGTTTGGTGATGCTAGTAAAAAAATTAGTGGCAGTGGTAAGGGTAAACTATCAACACCATATAAAAGTGTGTTAAAATTTGATAAAAATCCTTATAATGAAAGACAAACCACCGGGGATTGTGTGAGCCATGGAACACGAAATGCTTGCGATGTTTCACGAGCGGTAGAAATAGATATAGGAAATGAGAGAGAGGATTGGATAGCAAAGGGCGCAACAGAGGCTATTTATGGATACAGAGGATTCAGCGGACAAGGTATGAGTTGTGCAAGAGCGGCTGAATTTGTAAGCAAGGTTGGCGGTCTTGTGGTAAGAAAAAATTATGGTTTTGTAGACTTTAGTAAATACAATGGCAATTTAGGAGCAGGCTGGGGCGGCAGAGGACTCCCCGATAAAGTATTAGACCTTGCCAACGACCACCAAATTAGGACTGCTTCATTGATTAGAACAGTAGAAGAAGCTAGAGACGCTCTAGGTAATGGATATGGTTTAGCAGTCTGTTCTAATTATGGCTTTAGCAATACCAGAGACAAAAAAGGATTTGCTAAACAGTCAGGATCTTGGGGTCATTGCATGGCTTGGATAGCTTGTGATGATACTAATGGCGAACCAGCATTTCTAGTTCAAAATAGTTGGGGCAAATGGAACGATGGAGGTCATCCAGAATGGGGCCCAATTCCAGATGGATCTTTCTTGATAAATGCCGATATTGCTCAGGGCATGTTGAGTCAAAATGGATCATATGCCTTTAGTGGTTTTGATGGATTCCCCCTTCAAAAACTACCAAGTTATGGCTTTGAAGACTATCTCTAAAATTACCGATTAGCTATTTTAACTGATCATCTCTATTAGGTGTATATATTTATATCCCTAAATTCCTACCAGGAATAATTTTATGAATTTAAGAGAAAGATTAGAGTTAAGAGCTGTTATCAATATGATCATTGGTCTTATTGAAACAATTTCCCTGCTTTTCATAAAGGCTCAAGAAAAGTTTGGACCCAAACCCAAAGTTGACAATCCAGACTCTCCAGTAAAGCCCAATAAACCAAGACCTCTTAAAAGAGTAGTGGATACTATCGACAATATTATACCTCTTCCATGGAGAGATAAAAAATGAATAAACTATTTATCAGTTTATTTTGTGTGGGTTTATTATTTTCTCAATCTAATTACTATGGCTCAACAACGGCTCCAGTAACTCTTGTTGGCGGCATTATTAAAGCCAAGCATGTACAGGAAGTATCACAAAAACATAAAAGAAAAGACTGTCCAGTCTGTAAGGGGAAAGGATGGTATATGAGTGGGGACGGTATTCTAAAAATAGAGTGCACATATTGTGAACCAGATAAGGGTTTAGTCTCTATTGGACCAATAACCTCTATTAGTCCCAAGTTACCAGCCGAAGCACAAAAAACTATTACTGTCCCTCGTTGTCAAAACGGCAAATGCCGACCTAATTAGAGGGAATAATCGATATGCCATCCGATATCCCCCTATCTCTTCCTCCTGAGTTTGCTATATTAGACGATGATTTAATATATGTAGTAACCGGATACAATAAAGATGGATCGATATTAGTTTCAAAAGAAACATCTATACAAAGTTTACGCAAATATTTAGTGAAAATAGAAGGAGTATCTGGAATTGGAGTATCGAGCGGAACTAGAAATGGAATTACTCTATATTCAAGCAGCAAAGAAGGAAATTTAATAGATCTTACTTATGGCACAATTTATCCGTATGATGAGACCATATCTACTACAGGACTAAATAGTCAAACAGCAAATCTTATAGCTATTGATTATCAAGCTCAATGGCCATATAGTGGAGTTATTTATACTACTGGGCTAAACGCCGTTATCGGCAACAATATGGAAATTCAATTTTCTGCTGGAACTCCAGCGGCGAATAAGTTTGGAGGAGTTGGATATAAATACTATAGTGGAATTATCTCTACAACTGGACTTAACGCTAGAACAGAAAATTTAATCGTACGAGATTTTGAAAGTAGCTGGCCTAATAGTGGGGTGATTTACAACACTGGGCTAAATGCCATTATCGGAAACAACATGGAAATTCAGTTTGCCACAGGAACTCCAGCTTCTAACCTTTATGGAGGAACTGCAGGCAAATATAAGAGTGGAATTATTTCTACAACTGGCCTAAATACTCGTACTGAAAATCTAATAGTTCGTGACTTTGAAAATTCATGGCCATATAGTGGTGTAGTCTATAATACTGGATTAAATGCCATAATTGGCAATAACATTGAGATACAATTTACTTCAGGTACTCCTGCCTCCAATCTTTATGGCGGCACAGCAGGTAAATATCAAAGTGGTATTATTTCTACAACCGGCCTAAATGCACGATCCGAAAACTTAATTGTGCGAGATTTTGAAAGCAGTTGGCCCAATAGCGGTATTATTTATAATACTGGACTAAATGCAATTATAGGCAACAACATGGAAATTCAGTTTGCTACGGGTACTCCGGCAGCGAATAAATTCCGTGGCGTTGGAGGTAAATATCTGAGCGGCATTATTTCTACCACAGGGTTGAATTCTAGAACAGAAAATAATATTGTATTAAATTTTGATAATTCGTGGCCTAGTAGTGGTATTATATATAATACTGGATTAAATGCTATTGTTGGCAATAATATGGAAATTCAATTCGCCACAGGCACACCAGCTTCTAATACATATGGTGGTACTGGAGGTAAATATATAAGTGGTATTATTTCTACGACTGGACTAAATATGATCCCAGGCACAGGAATAACAGTTGATATATCTCCTAATTGGCCATATGCTTATACTATATCAACTTTAGATCGTTCTATATATGCAGATGCAAATATGACAATAGACGATACAAAAACTTATTTTGATCCTTATATAAATCCAAATATCCCTACTAAGTCTAGTAAATACCCATCTGTGCCTAATTATTTAAAAAGAGGATTTTTAATAGAATATTGTATACTTTCTATAGATATTATTAATACCACCCCATCTACTGTTAATACATCAGGCAGGCCAACAGAAATTAATGGAAATACTATCACCTGGAATTCTTGCTATGTTACTCATCTTTCACCGGCTACTCTTAATTTGCAGGTCTACTACGACGAGAATCCATTTGGATTTTGGCCAATATCCATACCGGATCAAACAGAAAAAGCCGTAGAAGCAGAATTCGCATTCGATCTACCTACACAAGGATTATCTTATTATTCTTATCCCCCCAATAGTTTGCATAATATTAATTTAAAATTATGGAAAGATATTGATCCATGGCCTGATTCATATTATGATATTTGGCCCGGACTGTCCTTAAGTCTACAACCTGCATACAGTTTTGTTAGATCTACATACAGATGGACCTGTAATGGAACATATACCTATATGATAGGAGGATCATATGCCTTAGGGAATACAGTATGGAATTCACCTACATATACCTCTAATATGACGCTAAGTATCAAAAATAGATACATGAAACTAAACTATGCAACAAGAGAAAACAGAATTTTATCCTATTAAACTTTTTTAAAAATTAACTATTTAAAAGGTGCTACATGAATAACGAAAAACTTAAATCTATAGCAATAAAAGTTTTAGAAAAATCCAGCGTACCCAAAGAAGATAATTACGGCTTTGCAATAGTAACTATTCTGATGATTATTAGTATAATACTAACTTGTATAAGAATATTACAAGAATGTAATAAGAATAAATTATCAGCTTCCTCAACACAAGCCGATAAGTATAATCTATATGGAGAACAAGTTAAAACATTTAGCCAAAAACGTGGATGGTTTACAAAAATGAGAATTAAGAAAATTCTAAGAAAAGAGATGAGCAGAGAAGACTATAATAAGTATTCTTTTGCAATTCTATCTGCTCTGTTAGATACAGGAGAAATTCTCACGGAGGATGAAGTTATTACCTTAGTGGAGGCAGCCAATGTTTAATATTTTAGTGTGGGGTGTTTATGGTTTATTTGTGGGAAGTATCGCCAAAAGCTTAGTTCCTGGAGAAGAAAACTTTGGATTTATCAAAACCGTAGCATTAGGAGTAGCAGGCTCTTATATGGGAGGAGCATTACTTTATATGATCGGTGAATATAGCACAGTAAGTCCAGCCGGTATATTCGCTGGTGTGATTGGGGCAGTCATATCTTTGGTGTTATACAATAAATTAGTAACATCAAAATGATATGCTTACTCCCAGAGAACTTTATCTATCCTATACGCTAGGACCATGCACTAGTGATTTCGAGTATGGAGAAATTGGATTTGGAACTCCCTATAATCTCCCAAGGCTCATTAAGTTTCTAGAGCATCTTAAGTATCCTTGTATTGACTCTGCTCCTCATATTTCTACTATCAAAGGAACTGGAAGCCAGCGTATTGGGATACCATATAAATTTTTATGCAGAATAGACGCTGAGGCTTTTAGGGAAATTCAGCCAGCAACTAGTAGTGGATCTTCTCACGCCACTAGAAATGCTGTTGATATTACAAGAGCTTGTGATATTGAAATAACTAAAAACTATTTGGCTTGGGAAAGCAGAACAGCACCAGAGCCCCTAGAACATTTCGGAGGAAACTCATTGGTAGATTGTTTAATGGTTCTGGGTCCGGACTTGGTGCCAGAAACCACCGCCAAATCTAGAGCTACCGGCTGCGGCATCATGAAATCATGCTTACCTAATCCACCTTTTGGTGCTGCTGGAACAGCTCACGGATGCGTCAAATTACCGGGTGAAGAGCGTCCAAAATGCAGAAGTTGCGGAGAGTGTACTTCTGACCCGCCAGATCAAAACGATCCATGTTGTAACGACGGTGGAAGTTGTGAAAAACGCATCAATGAATGTTGCGGGGGGATAATCACAAACAGAGACGAGTTTTCATTTTGGATACCATCGGATGATAACTATTTTAGCGGCAATCAATCAAGCGGATTTGTGGGTAAAAAACTTAAGCATATAGGAATCTTAAAGAGAAAAAGCTATGGTGGGTATGGTAACTTTATAGATAATAGTGGTCCTAATTTTTATGGATGTAGAGATGATCTATTCTTACAATATTTTCAAAGTATTAATGGATATGACTATACAAACGACACTATTTTACCACAATCAAATCCAATCGCAAAAATAGAACGCTGTCGTACTATTTCGATGATCAACTACGACATTATGAATAAAAATATTGCTATTATTAAAGACTTGATCTATAATGGATATGGGATAGTATTAATGACAAATGTAGGCTTTCCGGACTATCGTGATTCTACTGGGCTAAGTTATCCTGATAGAATTTGGTATCATTCCTATTCTATAATAGGTTATGATGATACTAAAATACAATATCCAGAATGTGTTTATTTACTAGCAAATAGCTGGGGAGAATGGAACAGCGGCGGCGACCCATTTTGGGGACCAATACCAAAAGGAAGTTTTTTAGTAACCGAAAGCCATTTACGATCAATGATAACTTTTAATCAAACTCCAAGCTTTAAGGGGTGTAGAGAAAGATTCTGTCCTCCACCATGCTACTTTCCCGATATTTATAAAAGCTGTGTACCAGATGGAGACGACACCAGCTGCACTCCGTTTGAGTGTACAGAAAGACAACGGGCTTTTGGAATGGTTTTTGCCATATCAACTCAAGAAGGTTTTCCAAAAAGAACATTGAACTATAAGCAGTTTTTGCCAATAAATAATAAGAAATCATTAGATAAAACCTCTGAACTATATTTTAGAGAGTAAAATATGACAAATGATTGGTGTGATAGAAATTCTTGGTACTATGATTCAAAGCTGAGCATACGCGCTAATAGAGTGCCTATCAATGCTACAGAAGATGTTAACATACTAAATAGCCATTATATATACAATATTGTTAAAAACGGCTGTTTTCGACAAATTTCATACATGGACTGTAAAGATCTGGATGTTATTATTAATGAAGGACAGATAGCGCCAAATACTAGAGCGGATTTTTATTGTGAAAATCTAAAGGCCTCGAAAGTAAATATTGCTAAAAATATTACTTGCTCTCATTGGGAAAATAACACAGCCTGCAAATGGTCTTTTACTGAACTATCTATGAACAGTGGATCAACAGCAAGACTTATTGATATGTCCTCTTCTTCTCTTTTGGGCACAGGAATATATAGTAAATTTGCTACTTTTGATACTTGTTATTTAAAATCTCAATTTATTAATTTAAATAATACAACTATTATCAAAGTCTTTGATGATACTTCAGATAATAAATATATACCAACTATTAAAGCTGTTTCAGGCATATTAGATTCATGTCAATTTCTTACTGATCAAACGACACTAAATGGGAATTTTATAGTCCACAGCGGCATAATTAATGGTACCGGCAATGGATCTTTTGTTTTTGATAGTGGAGCAATTAATATGGCTACACTTACTTTAAATTCGGGATTTTTCACCGATGCTACAAACTATGGCAAAATATATGGCAGTCCAATATTTTCAGGATCGTCAAGCATAAACTCTGGAACTATTATTGGAAATAGCTCATTTATTGATGGCGCTATAAATTGTGGGATTGTCTCTGGCAATGCTCTTTTTTCTGGTTGGGCCATAAACAGCGGTATAGTTTTTAATAATTCTGAATTTACTGTAAGCTCAATAAACGAGGGACAAGTTTCAGGAGATAGTAGTTTTTGGTATTCATCTAATAATACAAATGGCATAATTAATAATTCAACATTTATTGGTTCTACTAACAATGGGCTTGTAACTGGCGTCTCTATCCTTGCTAGTGGGTCTATCAATAATGGGTATTTATTTGGACCACAATGTTCATTAAAATCTAATTCTATAAACCTAGGATATATTTCTGGAAATTTAGCCGAACTAGGTCTTGGATGTATTAATTTTTTTACTATTCTTTCTGATGTAACAAATTTTTCTTCTAACTCTATGCACTCAGACGGAGGAAAATGTAAATCCTCCTTTATTAATTTTAATGGCAACTCTCAGAATAATGGGACACTAATATCAACTGGAATTATATCTTTTAATCAATCCAGTATCAACCAAAAAGATATATCTAATTATATAGAAAATTCTATAACCTATATTAATTCTGCGCTTGTAAATTTAAATAATACAGCTATTAATAATGGCACCATCTACAGCGGAATTTTACATGATAATAGTATTAACAACGGAAATATATCTTTTGGTAAATTTTATGGCAAATCAATTAATTTTGGAAAAATTTATGAGACCGGACTATTTTATGACTCATCATCCAACCGAACAACAGGTTCTGGAGAGGCTTTATTTTTCAATCAAACATCTAGTAATTTAACCGGTTTATTTGGCTATGCTAGATTCGACAACAAAAGTCAAAATATAAATGGATCAGGAGGTGCTGCGCAATTTTTTGGCACAAGCATTAACTCTGGTAGCCAATGTAATTACTTGTCATGCTACGATAAGTCTATTAATTCAATTAATTCTTTAACTTTTTATCAAGCAAGCTTTACTGGTAATTCTATCAATTATGCTTCGGAAACTGGAAACTGTGACTATAATTTCCTTGGAAATAGTATCAATTTTGGGGTTTTATCACAGCCCCCATCGGATACCGCTAAATATAAATTTTATAATCAATCAATTAATAAAGCTTATGTTAGCAAAGCATATTTTTATGATTCATCATTAAATGACATATCGTCCACCGGCATTCACTGTAGTTTTCTTAATAACTCAAACAATAATGGATTTTTAGAAACCGGCGTATTTTTCCATTCATCATCCAATGGAACCAATGGAATAATTTTTACAACAGGATCTTTTTATAATGGCTCTACTAATCTAGGAACTCTGAGAAGACCATGGAAGTCAGGCAATAATCCAGATTTAACATTTGGCATTAGAAAAATTAGTCTTAATAATAATGCTGAAAATAAAGCTAATTTAATTAATACTTTAATATATATTAATGACTATGCTATAAATAGAGGTAATTTACAATGGTATAATCTAAGACCATCTCTTTCTATTGATTATCCTGTGAATTTTACTTCTAGTGGGATTTTTGTCACTGGAATAAATTTTTTAACTAAAGAATTTTATTCAGACCAAATTTTAAATCAATATTATATTGGATCGTTTTATTGTAGTATTACTAATAGTAACAACTATTTTGATTTTTCAGTTCCTCCGTCTCTATATTTTAAAGATAGTGGCATAAACTATGGGAATTGCGCAGGATACTTTAGATATGAATTTGAGGGTCGTTTTGTGAACTATGGGTCATTAAAAACATATCCTCCAATACCAAACTCACACACAACAGCCATCTTCAACGGAGCAACTTCTGGGGATGGCTCAGGATGTGTTAATTATGGCGCTATACAAGGAGGAGCAAGTTTTACAAAGAGCACAAATTATGGATCAATGTCTTTTGCTAATTTTAATACGTCTTTCAACTATGGTAATTTAACCTCCGGCCCAATACCCAGCACATCTATAGCGTGTAACGGCTCAAGCGTAGACCTGCCTAGTATAACAGAAATATCTTTTATTAATTCTGAAAATAACGGCTTATTAAATATATATAGCATTTTTAATCATTCTATTAATTATAGCACAATTAATAATAGTGGTATGTTTTCTAATCGTTCTATTAATTTTGGTCCTATTGGTTCAAATGCAACCTTTATTAATTCAGACAATGCTGGCGATATTGGTGGCAATTTACTTATGAATAATGGAACTTGTATAGGAACCTCCATTAGAGGCAATGCTGAATTTAACAGCTCTAACTACTTCTCATTTGCTTTTTTTGATTCTGCTGTAAAACATCCCGCATACGTTGACCCCCACGATCTTACAGCACCAGAACCGTTTGATTACTTTGAGTCCGTATCTGATTCTTTTGATCCTTGGATATTTAGGATATCCGATAATATAGAACCGGAAGGTTTCAAGGGCAATATAAGAACTGGCGACACTATTAGTGGTAGCGGAATTTTCAATTCTTCAAATAATTTTGGTGGTATCATAAGAAATAATTGTGATTTCAACAACAGCATCAATTTTGGTTCAGTCTTTGGATCGGCAGTCTTACACAATAATTCTATTAATGCCGTCAATGGAAGCATTAATAATGTTGCTATTTTTTCTGACTCTATTAATTTTGGCAGCATAAACAATACCAATATATCTTTATCTAGTAATTATTTTACAGAACATTATTTTATAGAACAAGATATTCCTGATTCTGTACCTCTTCGTACATTTGGAGCTATTTTTTATAATTCAATCAATAAAGGGAATGTCAATACCCCGGCTTTATTTTATAGCTCTAATAATTTTTACTACATAAACAAAGAATCAGTATTTGTTGATTCTGTCAATGAAAAGCCAATGGAACAACGAGTGAATCCTTATAATGGACAAACATACGAAGCTATACGAACCGAGCGCGTAATTTATCTTCCTCCATTTCCTTTGTATCCAGAATCAATTACAGCCTACTACTATAATGAATATACCAATACTACCGAAAAAACCACACGAAGTAAATCATATCTACTGATAGAAGAACTAGGAACTATTAATGAGAAGACAATTTTTGTTAATAGTAATAATATTGGAAATATCAACTCTGATGCAATACTAATGTCTGGTTCTTGTAATTATGGAATAATTGCTGGAGATAAAATCACTGATAATACATGTCCAGACCCTACATATAATTAAAGATCCGCTTGCTTTGTTCATTGGCCTCGCTATCATATTCCATGAGACCAAACTGGCAGGAATACTTTATAGGACTGGCGCACGCCATATCGGCTCGTAGCCACGACATACAAACACAACATGGATGTGTTATAACCGATTCCATGAACAGGATCTTGGGAGTAGGATATAATGGATTCCCAAAAGGATTAGACGATACCAAGTTACCAAATACCAGACCAGATAAATACCCTTGGATGATTCATGCGGAAAGGAACGCCCTCTCAAACTGCGCCATAAGACCAGAAAATGGAATAGCATATGTTACTGGTCAATGCTGCAATGATTGTATCATGGCTCTATGGCAAGAAGGCATTACCAAAGTATTTATGAGGAAAAACCACGGAACTCATCTGTTTGATGATGAACACCAAAAAAGATTCCACTTGTTCATACAAATGAGCGGAATTAATATAGAATATATTGACCCAGATTTATCATGGATTAGGAATATTAAAATATGATCTCATATTGTGTTACAGTATATAATGAAACCAAAGAGATTATCAAGCTAATAACGCTACTTAATGGTGCTAAAAAAGATAATGATGAACTAGTCATTATTCAAACATACAGAGACGAATCCGAAAAAGAAACAGACAATTATAAGCTTATAGAAGAAATTTGCCAGAGATACTCTAATAAATACAGCACTTTCCATTTTAAAAATAATTTTGCTGAACTTAAAAACTATATGACTAGCCAAGCATCTCAGCCATATATTTTTAATTTTGATGCTGATGAAGAAATGCATTTGGATGCTATTCAGGCATTAAGAAAAGAGATAGCTTGCAATGATATAGATTTATATTATCTTCCACGTATTAATATTGTTGATGGATTAACAGAAGAAGATATTAAAAAATGGTCATGGAACGTTAATGAGAGAGGTTGGGTAAACTGGCCAGATTATCAACCCAGAATCTATAAGAATAATGGAGAAATACAATGGATGGGCCCTGTACACGAGCACCTAGTAGGCTTCAAATCTAGCGCAGTCATCTCCGATGATGGCAAAGTTGCTATTTTACATAAAAAACACATAGATAAACAAAGACTACAAAATACTTTATATGATCAGATCAAATAAGTCATGAATAATATTTCTTTATTAGTTGCTATAAAAAATAACCTTGAATACACAGAGTCATTCTATACAACAACAAGAAATCTTTATCCAGATACTGAGATATGTTTTGCTAGCTATGACTCCACAGATGGAACTAACGAGTGGCTAGAAAAAATCTCTCTTTCGGATTTTAATGTAAAAATATTCTATGCCAATGATAAGTCTAAATCTTTTTCTGACACATATAATAAAGCTGTTCAGATAGCAACAAAAGAATACATAGTTTTTTTACACAATGATATTATTTTATATTCTAGTTTTTTAGAAAATTTATCAAAACATTTGACCCCCAACAATGTTGTATCATATACTACTATAGAGCATCCTCTTTTTGGACATCATTCAAGACCAGGAAAAATTATTTACGACTGTGGAGATACTCTAACAACTTTTAATAGAACAAAATTCGAACAGTTTGCAAAATCTACCATAGAAAAGGATAAAGACAAAACAGAGCCGGGTATTACCTTTTTTATGGCTTTATCCAGGAAAGTGTTTTTACATATAGATGGATTTGATAATCTTTTTTCTCCGTTTTTTCGAGAAGACGACGATCTTATTAAAAGATTAAAGATGCTGGAAAATATCAGTTGCTTTACTTGCTCGGACTCTCTGTGTTATCATTTCATATCAAAAACCTCTAGGTTTTCTGAAGAGTACAAAGACAGTACTGAAAAAATAGAAAATCAAAGCATTAGAAACTATATAAGAAAATGGGGCTCTATAACAGAAGATTCCACATACGACGTTTCAATAGTTGCTAAAAATTGCTCTCTTGAATCCATCTCATTTTTGGAGCCGTTCGCACAAAATATTTCTATAGACGACCCATATGCTACAAAACTTATTGATGAATATATCAACAAGGAACAATTAAATACAAAAATAATCCTTAAAAATAAACTACATACAGATATTAATTATTTGCAATCAAATCAGACCACTAACATAGTGATGATAGACTGCGAGAAAGTTGATCCAGAAGATATAGAAAACATTAAGAATATACAAAAAATTATTCATAAAATTAATAAAATTGGATTATATAAAATAAATAATTTATTATTTAAGATTAATAGTTTGAGTACAATAGAAAAACAAAAAGTGGGTAAAAAATATACAATCGAGAAATACCTTAATAGGGTTGGCACACAAAGATGGGATATAATAAACTATTTGATTAAAAAAAATCAATATACCAGATATTTAGAAATTGGCGTTAATGATGGCTTGTGCATTCGTCAAATTGAAATCCCTCACAAAGACGGCGTTGATCCATCTCCTGGGTCTGAGGTGGGTGGAATCTTTGTTCCGGAAATCAACTACCGCATGTCTTCTGATAAATTTTTTTCATCAATACCCGAAAACCAGAAATATGATATTATTTTTGTAGACGGATTGCATAATTCAATACAGGTAGATAAGGACATAATCAACTCTATTAAGCACTTGAATCAGAATGGAACTATTATTGTTCATGATTGTAATCCACCAGAATATGAACTACAGCTAATACCTCGCGTTACAGGACTATGGAATGGAGATGTTTGGAAATCTATAGCCAAACTAAGATGCACAAGACCGGATCTAACAGTTAGTGTTATTGATACCGACTGGGGAGTTGGCGTAGTACGTCCCGGATCACAGAAAACATATGATGCTTTAAAGATTGAAGAAATAGTAAATAATTGGGAATATTTTGATAATAATCGACAAGAGATACTCAATATTATTTCTTTAGATCAATTCTATGAACTATATTAACTATGATATTTAAATATTTTTGTAAAAAAAAACAAAAAGACAGTTTTATAGAATTATCCCAAAAAGATGAAAGTGCGATAAATTATCATCTAATATTCCATATCTATTGCTTAGATCACGAAAAAACACATTATGCAATAGAAAAACTAAAAAATAGTCTAAATATTTTTAATGGATACAAAATCATAACAGTATCGTCCCCCGATAATGAATTTCATAATAATCGCATCTTTCAAAAAGTAGTCGATATTTTTAAATCTTCTGATATTTATATTATACCAGTATCAAACTCTGATAAACTAAAAGAATCAGAACATTTTTTTTATAAATCAGCACCTTTAATGTCTAGTCTTTTGAAAAAAGACCAAAGTAAAAATTTCGTATTCTTTGGTCATGCTAAAGGATGTAGTCATCCAGAAAAAAATTATGCAATGACTTGCTGGGTAAACACGTTATGGAAATATAATATAGACCTATTCCATAATCTTGTCAAACCACAAATAGAATCAAATCGATACGAATTCGTTGGCTGCTTAAGAACCACCCGTGACTGTTATTTTAATAGCAAATTTCATTATTCTGGTACTTTTTTTTGGTTTGATGCTAATCTTTTACAAAATGAAAATTGGCATAAGCCGCATAATCATTTATTAAGTTTAGAAATGTGGCCAGGATTAATTTCTGATATCTCTAAATCCTTGTCTCTTTTTGATTGTGGTGACGAAAATAAATATCAAGATGGTCTATGGAAAAGTCTAGCATTTAACAAACGAATAGACCAGCCGCACACTGTTCCAAGACAATAAGTTTTTTCTTTACAATAACATTGATTGCGTTAGGATACTACATGGTCGCATGGTGTATAGCATCATATCAATAGTTAATTCAATAATCTCTAGGAGAAAAAATGTCAGCACTACAAGAGCTTCAAAACTACACCTTTGTCAGCAAATACGCTAGATGGTTAAGTGATCAAAATAGACGAGAGACCTGGAAAGAAGCTGTTGATAGAGTAAGAGAGATGATGCACACACAGTATGATTCTTTTGGGATTTCCGAAGAAATCGACTGGGCTTATGATATGATGTATAAGAAAAAAGTTTTGGGGAGCCAAAGAGCTTTGCAGTTTGGCGGAGACCCCATTCTAAAGAGACACGCCAAAATTTATAACTGCACTAGCTCATACTGCGATAGACTAAGATTCTTTCAAGAATGTTTTTGGCTATTGCTATGCGGTAGCGGCACGGGATTTAGTGTACAAAAACATCATGTATCTAAACTTCCATCACTAGAACATGAGGTCGAAGACGGACAGGCTACAAAGTATTTGATTGAAGATAGTATTGAAGGATGGTCAAATGCTCTGGGTGTTTTATTAAGCTCATATTTTAGCAAGCCGGTGGATGAATTTAAGCAGTACAAGAATAGTCACATAGTATTCGATTATTCAAGCATTAGACCAAAGGGTGCAGCATTAGCTTCTGGAGTAGGAAAAGCTCCTGGTTATGAACCATTGGCCAATGGTTTGGAAAAAATTCGCACACTTCTAGACAGATGTCTTAAAGACGGCCAAAAGAAACTAAGACCCATAGATGCATACGATATCGTAATGCATAGTAGCGATGCTGTATTGTCTGGAGGGGTGCGTCGAAGCGCCTCACTAGCGCTATTTAGTCATGATGATGAGGAAATGGCAAAAGCTAAAACGGGCAATTGGTATATAGACAATCCACAAAGAGCGAGAAGCAACAATTCCGCACTATTGCTGAAGGATTCAACATCTTTTGAAGAATTTTCCACACTTATGCAATCTGTGAAAGAATTTGGAGAGCCGGGTTTCATTTGGAGTGAATCAACAGAAATGATTTTTAATCCATGTGTAGAAATTGGCATGTGGCCTATTGATGAAAAGACGAATAAGTCAGGATGGCAAGGGTGCAATCTTTCAACAATTAACTGTTCGTCAGTAACAGACGAAGAAGATTTCTATGAATCATGCCGAGCCGCAGCTATTATAGGGACACTTCAAGCTGGCTTTACTAAACTAGACTATCTAGGAGAAACCAGTCAAAGAATTTTTGAAAGAGAAGCTCTTCTTGGCGTATCACTAACGGGCACAATGGAAAAACATGAGCTTGTCTTATCAGAAAAAGTCTTAACTAAGGGGGCGAAGATTGCCGTAGAAATAAATAAAAAAATTGCATTAAAGATCAATATTAATCAGGCTGCCCGAGTAACGTGTTTAAAGCCAGAGGGTACTTCTTCTAGTATGTTGGGAACCAGTTCCGGTATCCACCCCCATCATGCTAAAAGATATATTCGTCATGTACAGGCTAATATTCTTGAGGCTCCATATCAACACTTTAAAAAATTTAATCCGCAAGCCTGTGAAAAATCCGTTTGGTCAGCAAATAATACTGATGAAGTAGTTAAGTTTCCAATAGAAGTTCCAGATGGAGCTAAGCTTAAAAATCAGCTACCTGCGGTAGAGATGCTCAAAGTAGTTAAGGACACCCAAAAGAACTGGGTGCAATCTGGCAAAAATAGATCGTTATGCACTCAGGAGTATCTTAGTCATAATGTAAGCAATACTGTCACAGTTAAACCAGAGGAGTGGGATTCTGTGACCAAATATATTTATGACAACCGAAAATATTTTGCAGGAATATCTTTGATTCCACAAAGCGGAGACAAAGATTATCCACAAGCTCCATTTACAACAGTTTATACGAGTAGAGAGATCGTTAAAGAGTACGGAGATGCTGCGTTATGGTGCTCTGGTTTGATTGAGCTTGGACTAAATGCATTCAATAATAATCTATGGGCAGCCTGTGATTATGTTTCGATGAATCAAGCAAAAGAAGATGATGGAGACAACAAATTAAAGTTTATGACTAAGATGCAAAATTTTGCTGGGAAATATTTTGAAGGAGATATTAAGAGATTAACCTATTGTATGAAAGATGTTTATAATTGGAAGATTTACTGTGATCTATTTGATAATTTTAAAAAGGTTGACTATACCCAGCTTTCTGAAACAGAAGATAATACAGCAGGCATTGAAGAAATCAGTTGTGCGGGCGGAGCATGTCTCCTATAAATGAACACCATCAAATATAAAAAACTAGATCCTAAAGCCATTGTGCCATTAAGGGCTAATTCTACCGATGCTGGTGCAGACCTGTTCTCTATTGTGGATATTGAATTATTACCAATGTCTAGAGTTCTGATTAAAACTGGACTAAGCATAGAAATTCCAGAAGGATATTATGGGCGAATTGCTCCTAGGTCTGGCCTTGCATTTAAAAATGGTATAGATGTACTGGCTGGAGTTATAGATTCATCCTACAGGGGTGAGTTGTGTGTTCTATTGTTGAATACGGGATCCAACTCCCTCAACATCAAAAGCGGCGACAGGATAGCTCAATTGATAATAGAGGCTCACTATAATATGAGTTTTGAAGAAACTGTTGAATTACAGCAGTCTAGCAGGGGAATAGGAGGATTTGGCTCAAGCGGTGTATAATAACGGTAATGGCGTTGACGTTCTTACTTATTAAGAAGGGCCAAACTTTGAGAAAAACTAATAAAAGGTCTAATAAAAAGACCAAGGTAGTCGATGCAACTAATAGTCTACAGCCAGTTCCGGAGATATACAGAAATAGGCTCAAGCCTAGAACAGATAATCAAAAAGAATATCTCAGAATAATATTAGAAAACAGCATAACGTTTTGCCAGGGCGTTGCTGGTAGCGGTAAGACGCATTGTGCTGTTGGGCTAGCCATAGAACATCTGCTTGATGAGAAAGTCAAAAAAATTATTATTACAAGACCTGTCGTTGAAGCAGGTGAAAAAATAGGATTTTTACCAGGAGATGCTGACTCGAAATTACACCCATATCTACTGCCTATTCTAGATGAAATAAATCATTTCATACCGCTTTCTCATTATACATCATTGAAACTAAATAATAAAATTGAAATTGTTCCATTGGGCTTGATGAGAGGTAGAAATTTTAATAATTGTTTTATCATAGCAGATGAATGTCAAAATGCTTCTTATGAACAACTCAAAATGTTAATTACCAGACTTGGCAAGGAAAGCAAGATGGTACTAACTGGAGATATTAGTCAGTCAGATTTACAAAGACATTTACAGGGCGGTTTTTATGAGATGATAGAACAACTAGAAGGAATTGAAGGTATCGGTGTTTCGAGACTTCAGTTTTCTGATATTGTTAGACACCCAATTATTGCTAGAATTCTTAGTAGACTTGATACTTACGAAAACCAAAATGAGACCAGAAAATAGTAGATGCCTTGTACTTAATGCGGATTGTACACCTCTGGGGATTATTGATTGGAAAAAAGCCCTTACTTGGTATATCAAATATGAAAACGATGATACTCAAGGAATTGAGATAATTGATTTCTATAAAGATGACTATATTTGCGGTGTCAATAATAAAAAATTCCCCATACCATGCATAGTCAAAACAGCTAAGTATTTCAGAGTTAATAATCAAAAAGTAAATTTTTCAAGAAAGAATTTATTTATACGAGATAACTATACTTGCCAATATTGTGGAGAAAAAAAAGATCTTAGTAAATTAACTTATGATCATGTTATTCCTAAGTCGGTATTTCGAGGAAATTCAGAATCTCCAACAACATGGACAAATATAGTAACAGCTTGTGTGGAATGTAATAGGAAAAAAAGAAATAGAACCCCAAAACAAGCCAACATGCCTCTTCAAAATTTGCCTGTGGCACCAAATAAGAGTCCAAAGTACTTGCCAATAACACACATGCTTCTTAGGATAAGGTCAGACATACCATTGGAGTGGTCGGTTTATTTGCCGGAATCATATCTATAATGCCATCATATTCATATTTTTGCGATAAGTGCAAGATCAAATTTGAGATCTTTTGTAGTATTAAGGATTATAAAGAGGAGATGGAATGCTCTGAGTGTCATAGCTCAAAACATACGAGAAGAGCCTATATAGAAGACGTTAGCTCTTTATATACGTCCGTAAGGAAGAGCGACAATGAGCTTTCTACTATTGGAGATATCGCTAATAGAAATAGAGACAAAATGAGCAATGACCAGAGAATTGAACTAAGCAATAAGCATAACGACTATAAAGAAACACAATCAAATAAAGAACTTCCTAGTGGAATGTCTAGACTTAAAAAATCAAAAACTAAAATCAAATGGACTAAATAATGAGTGAATTCATATACAACCCCAAAAGTCTTTTTAGCAATACTGAAAAAGAGGAAACTTTAGATACTGAATTTTTTACCACTGCTGATAAAGCTGACTTTACTGATCAAAACGGGTTTTCAAGATCCGAGGTCGATGGAGAATCAGTATTAGCAAAAAAGAATATTCGGAAGAACGGATCTATTAAATATGTTATAAGACTTGGTAATAACGGGAAATTTTTAAATCCTTTTTCGATATACGACAAAGAACACGATAACATATTCATAAATAAAGTTTGTAGATCCAATAGTAAATTCAAAGAAGTTAATGCCAAAGTATTTGGGTTTTATATGGAATTTCTTAATACGAAAAATATAGCATGGCTAAACAACGCAGAAAGAGAGAATGAATAATGGCTAAAATGAATAAGACTCTAACATATGCAGTACTGTGGTTAAACCATCAGGGCTTGGATAACACAAAGATAGCAGAGGAATTATCTTTAACTGACAAGCAGGTTAAGGGTGTGGTTGATAAAATACATATTGCTGAAACCCAGACCAATAGTATTCCAACAACATCTTCTCCTGTTGGTAAAATTAAGTCTAAAGATCTAATGATCACAGAGAGCGCATCACGAACAAGAAGTGTAGCTATTATGACCCAGCAAGCATCTTCATTAAATGACGAACTAAAGAAAAAGGGTAGTCCGAAGTCAGATACTCAAAATGGTATCTTCAGACCTTTTAAGAAATAGATTATTATATGAGCGAAGAAAATACTTCAATAGATAAAGAAGCTTATGATGTTGAGAAAGAGATTCGACTACTTTATGAAAATCTTTCCCCAGAAGAAAAAAGCCTATTCGAAAATTTCGAACTAAAAATTGGTAAAATTCTTGAAAAAGCTCAAGATAAAAAGCTAGATAATATAGATAACGACGAACCCCTGGACTTCAGCGAAAAGCACCCGGAAATATTGCATCCTAAACATATTACCAATGCGCCACATGAAATTACGGTTTATGTTAAGGCAGAAGTATCAGAAATAGACGAAAACGGACATTTAGCTGAAACCAAAGATCTATTTGAAAAGTATTATCATATTCCAGTACGGAATCAAAAAGACTATAGAATCTATGTGGATAAATTTTTTGAAAAATTCCACAGCAATCTAGAGCTTACTTGCCAAGAAATACACACCAACAATCAAAACGCTGATGCCTGATAAATATTTATCCAAGTACTCCAACGGCAAATCTGTGTCATCTGCTCAGTTTATAACAGAAATTATCTGTGAAAGAAAAGCACAAACCAGTAAGCAAGACCTTCATTATAGATTTTGGGTAGAAAAAAGCTGGTCTGCTTTTTATAGAAACCAAATAGGCTCCGCCCACAAGTTGCTTAAGCAATATTCTGCTAAAGCTATCATAAGGGCTCTGAACACTGATCAAGGTAGAAAAATCTATTCTTTGCGAGCGCCGCATCTTCCCGCTATGATAGAGAGCCAAGAACAGATAATATTACAAGAAAATACTGATCTTACTCTTAATATTGAGAGAAAAGAAAATATCTCTTTTGGTAGCAGTAAATCTCAATCAAAAAACATTATTTCTAAATTGAAGGATCTAGACCAATGAGCTTAAAAGAAGACGTTATTAAAGATTTTGGTAATGAAATTATGCTAACAGCAAGTGCTGTTGTAGACAAGAAATTAATTACCATCCCAGTAAGCCCATCCTTAGATATCATATTAAATGGTGGAGTGCCGGAAGGTAGCTTCATGATTTTAACCGGTCAACCTAAATGCGGAAAAACCACAACATCCTTAGATTTCGCTGCTACAGCACAAAAACCAGAGTACGCTTACAAGGGATTCAAAGAAGGAAGAGAAATATATTACCTTAATATTGAAGGAAGACTTAAGAAAAGAGATTTAGAAGGTATTCCAGGACTCAATCTTGAACGATTTCATATTATTGGCTCTCAACAAGGAAAGATATTACACGCAGAAGAATATCTCCAAATTGGTGAAAGAATCATTAATGAAATCCCAGGATCAGTACTAATCATAGACTCATACTCTGCATTATGCACTGAGACAGAAATTACGTCAGATATGAGCAAGATGCAAAGAGCAGATGGTGCCAAGTTGTTAGCTAAGTTTTGCAGGAAGGTGGCTAATGTTATTCCTGTTAATAGGAATATTGTGATTGGCATTACTCATCTTATGGGTAATCCTGGGACTGGCCATGTTGAATGGAAAGAGAAGAGTGGTCAGGCTATTGCTTATCAAACAGATATTAAACTAAGGGCACAATTTCATAGGGCATGGAAAATCGGGACATCAGAAGATGGTCAACAAATTGGACAAGAGATACAGTGGCAAGTGGTTTGTTCGGCGCTTGGTGCTCCTGGTGGTACCATTACTAGCTATATTAGATATGGCCAAGGCATTGATAAGCAGATGGAGCTATTAATGCTTGCTGCCGATATTGGTCTAATTCAAAAAGGGGGAGCTTGGTACACATTAACTTCGGTGGAAGATAAGCCAAAATTTCAAGGAACAGAAAAGGTTAGACAATACTTAGTTGATCATCCAGATATTTATGAAAGCCTATTAGCACAAGTTAAAGAGACCATGGGTATTAAATGCAAATAAAAGATCTTGATGGCAACCTTTGCAATTGGCAACTCATTGGAGGCATAGCCCACGGGGCCGCTAAAAATAAATCCTCTTTGCATTTGACTGCCAGACAGCTAATACATCAATGCTTCCCAACCATGCAAATACTGGAGGAGGTACCTGTTCCTTTGAGGAGATCAGAGACTCTATACTTAGATTTTTATATCCCTCTTTTAAAACGCACTATTGAAGTACATGGTGAACAACACTACAAATTTACCCCATTTTATCATAGTACATTATTAGGTTTTGTAAAACACAAAAAGAGAGACCAAGAAAAAAAAGAATGGTGTGAAATAAATGGTATCTCATATATAGAGTTGCCCTTTAACGAGAATGAAGAATCATGGCTAAATAGGATAAAAAATGAGCAACAAAACAGCTAAAGAAGAACTACATGACTGGGATGATTTACTTGATGAATATGAATCAGGTATTGGTTTGCCTAAATACAGTAGCGGCATATTACCAGAGACAGAGCTCAACAACTATTTATCAATGAATAGAGATGAGCTAGAAAAACTTACGCCAGAAGACTGTGGACAAATATCTTATAGATTAGGACAATTTGCATTCCATATACAAAGAACCATAAATAGAGAAATTGCTAGAAATAATTGGGCAGACGATACCATAAAAGTAGTTATCGCAGACGATATTAATAACTATAAGGGCTATGGATATGTTGAAAAAGCTAACCAAGCCATTAAGCATAATGACAAAGCACAATCATTAAACAAAATTAGGATATACGCGAAGCAAAGAACCGATAGGCTGTCGTATCTAGCCAACTCTGTTAAAAACTTGTCTGATATTCTTCTTTCTATTCAAAAAATAAAAATGGTGAAACATGGATAATATAAGTCTAGATCCGCAACAAATACAACAAATGATTCAGTTACTGCAAGCGATGTTGCCTCCAGCCGGTCAACCCTCTACTACAACTGACGGGACGGATAATTCCACCACCCCGCCGAAAAGGAAGCCAAGGAAAAAGACGGCAAATTCTGCCACTCATGATATCAAGGCCAAGCCATTGCGAGAAAATAAGTTTGACCAAATGGCTGAACTAAATATGCATAGAGAAGACATTGCTGTTGATAAAAAGTTAGCCATTCAACCCCCAGTACCAAGAGCCAGAAAATTTAGAATGCTTAAGGCAACCTGCCGGGTGTGTGGCAGAACAGAGGATATTAATCCGGTTTTAATAACAGATTCTCTCGATAGATATAAGTGTAACAAATGTTCAGCAGGAGCAGGTTGATATGATTTTGTGTGATTCAGCAGCAGAAAGAGCTGTCCTGTCCGGTATATGTAATTACGGAGAGGATGCTTATTTGGATGTGGCAGATATTGTACAAGACTCTTCTTTTACAATTGATAGTAATTCTATTATCTTTAAGTGCTTGAAGGTCGTCTGTGAAAGGGAACAGAAGCCAAATATTGATATAGCGACTATTTTTTCTGTAGCAGAAGAGCTTGGGTTTGGTCATATTTTAGCAAAGAAAGAAGAAGCCCAGCATTTAAGAGCAATCATTGATTTTCCGGTTGCTGTTGACAACGTGAGGAAGTTTGCGGCTAAAATTAGAAAACTTGAAATAGCAAGACTATTACGCAAGCAGCTTGAGTTGGCGCAAGAAAAGATACTGGATGTTAATGGTACAGAGCCTATCGGCTCTATTTTAGGCATAGCTGAAGAAACCATATTTAACTTCACTTCTCTTCTTAACGACTCAGACAACAACCCTGTACCAATCGGTAATGATCTAGACGCATATATACACAACCTAGAACACAATAGAGTTGACCAAGTTGGAATACCTACTGGATTTCCGGCTTATGATCATGCTATAGGTGGCGGTCTCAGAAAAGGAACAGTTAATGTGATCGGAGCTAGACCCAAAACAGGCAAAACATTACTATCTGATAATATCGGCAATAACATAGCCAAGCTAGGCATACCAGTGCTTAATATGGATACAGAGATGAATAAAGAAGACCATATTAATAGAATATTAGCTATGATGACAGAAATTGAAATCAATGCTATAGAAACCGGAAAGTTTGCAGAATCCCCAGACAAAAAGAATAAGCTAATAGCAGCGGCCACAGAATTAAAAAAGACTAAACTATTTCATAAAAGCATTGCTGGTCAACCATTTGAAGATCAGCTGGCGATCATGAGAAGGTGGGTACTAAAAGAAGTTGGTCTTAATGATGATGGCACAGCTAAGGAATGTGTAATTTTTTATGACTATCTAAAACTAATGGATAGTGCTGGCATGAGTCAAGATTTAAAAGAATATCAGGTATTAGGATTTATGATGACTTCTTTACATAATTTTGCCACAAGATATAAGGTTCCTATTGTTGCATTTATACAATTAAATAGAGACGGCATCACAAAAGAAAGCACAGACTCTGCTAGCGGATCTGATCGTATTATATGGCTATGTAGTAACTTTAGTATCTTCAAGCGAAAGACCCCAGAAGAAATAGCTGAAGATGGACCAGATAATGGAAATCGTAAATTAGTGCCACTAATCAGCAGACACGGAGGAGGCTTGGATGACAATGACTATATCAATTGTCATATGAAGGGTTGGTGTGCCAAGATCACAGAAGGCAAAACTAGACTTGAGGTACTTAACAATAAGGGCGGATCATCAGATGGTTTTATCGTCAACAATACAAATGAACAAGAAATCCCGTTCGAATAATAATGATCAGACCAAACTTAAAATAGTTTGCGACGACATTTGCGACAACATATATCCTTTGCTTGATGCTTTTGGTTTGGAATATAGGTCTAATAATAAAATGATCTCTATGTCCTGCCCCATTCATGGAGGAGATAATATGTCAGCAATTAATCTCTATCCAGAAGGAGATAGGTATAGGGGTAACTGGAAGTGTAGAACACACGGATGCGAACAAGTATTTAAGTCTTCTGTAATAGGATTTGTTAGGGGAATATTATCGCACCAAAAGCACGGATGGGAAGAGAATGGAGACAAGACCTGTAGTTTTAATGAGGCTTTAGAATTTTGTCTTAAGTTTATCAACAAAGACCTAAAAAATATAAAGATCTCAAAAACAGAAAGAGATAAAAAATCTTTTACTAGTACAGTTAGCTATTTATCTAAAGATAATCAAACTGTAGATAAAGTAGCTCAACTACCAACAAGAGAGCAAGTAAGAAAACATTTACAAATGTCCCCAGACTACTATGTAAAAAGAGGATATTCTTTACAAACGCTTGACAAGTACGATGTTGGACTATGCGATAATCCCACCAAGGAAATGTATAATAGAATAGTGGTGCCAATCTACAATAATGATTATACTCATATGATAGCATGTACCGGAAGAAGCGTTTCCAATAAATGCGGCCACTGTTCCTCATATCATAACGAAAGCGAAAAGTGCCCACCAGACGAAAAGAAATGGCTTTATCCAAAATGGAAACATAGCGCAAACTTTAAAAGCCAAAATTCTTTATACAACTTCTGGTTTGCAAAAGAACACATTATGAAGAGTAATCAGGTTATTATTGTTGAAAGCCCAGGCAATGTCTGGAGACTAGAAGAAAACGGTATTCATAACAGTGTTGCAATATTTGGTTCGTCATTGAGCGATAGACAAAAAATTCTTCTTGATTCATCTGGCGCTATGACTATCGTAATTTTAACAGATAATGATGAAGCTGGCAGAAAAGCGGCTGATCAGATTAAGTCAAAGTGTCAAAATACTTATCGAATTTTTATTCCATCGATCAGCAAGCCTGATGTGGGAGAAATGACCTCAGAAGAAATTAATACTGAAATTAAACCATATCTAGAAAGTATAGTATGAGTACAATTATTGCATTTGCTGGAAGAAAACAGTCCGGAAAAACCACATGTTCTGAAAATATATGTGACTACTATAATAGTAAATACTCTGGCTTATCTAAAGTATATAATTTTGCTGATCCACTAAAACAAGATATTTGCATGAATATACTTGGATTGAGCTATGACCAATGCTATGGATCAGACATGGATAAAAACACCGCCACTCATATAGAGTGGGAGGGGCAGAAACTTAATGCAAGAGAAGTTATGCAAATAGTCGGTACGGATATTTTTCGCAAAATGTATAATGGGGTTTGGGTAAATGCTACAATCTCTAAAATTAATCGAGAACATTTGGGCTTAGCTGTTATCGCTGATTGTAGATTTCCAAATGAAGTAGAGGCCGTAAAGAATGCTGGTGGCATAGTAATAAAGCTAACCAGAAATCTATATAATTCTAATCATGCGAGCGAAACTGCTCTTGATCCAGACAACTATAATCCTGATCATTTTGATCTAGTTGTACATAATGAGAAAATTGGTATTGCAGAGCAAAATAATCTCATTGTATCATTTTTACAAAAAAGAGGGGTGTTCTCATTATAATAACATATCTAAGAAGTAGTTCTTACGGCACCCACTCAATGTGCCCTCAGCAATATTTTTTCGAATATATCCTTGGCTTGAGATCTCCGTCTAATAAAAAAGCGGACAAAGGTACTGTAGTACATAAGGTTCTAGAAATATTGGCATATGTCAAACTTAATCAGCAAAACAAGATAGATGTTTTTGAAGATGATGTTGTGGGGGCCGTAGACATTAATAGCTATAGCCTAAACACAATCATAGAAAAAGTATATAAGTATTATACGTCTAGATTTACTCACCACGAATGGGATCTGAAAGACTATAAAGATTGTCACGGATGGGTTTACAAAGCCCTAGAATATAATGGTGGTATGTTTGACCCAAGGAATAGGAACATAGTGCAACCAGAGCAGCATTTTGACATTGAAATTAAAAAACCATGGTCTTCTTATAAATATGATACTAAAGAGGGATTACTAGAAGGCAATTTAGCAATCAAGGGTACCATTGATCTTATCACTAAAATAAACGATAAGACTTTAGAAGTAATAGATTGGAAAACCGGAAGAAGGCTAGATTGGGCAACCGGAGAAGAAAAAACTCATGAAAAATTGCAAAATGATCCTCAGTTGAGAATATATCATTATGCGATACAACACCTGTATCCAGAGATTGAGCATGTAATGATATCTATTGATTTTATTAATGATGGCGGAGCATTTACTATTTGTTTTGATAAAAGCGATCTTTTTAAAACGGAAATCATGCTAAAGAACAAATTTGAAACTATAAAGAATACACAAAAACCCCAACTTAACAAGAGTTGGAAATGTACTAAGCTATGCCATTTTGGAAAAACAACATTTGAGAATACCTCGGTAACTCCACTAAAAGAATACAGAGATAACCAGCTAATACCAAAAGATAAATGCATGACCAAGTGTGAGCAAGTAAAACACGATATAGACACAAAAGGCACAGAAACCGTGATTGACGAATACCAGACTCCGGGTTATAGTATTGGACACTACAAAGCACCCGGAAGCACCGCATGAAAAATTACACCCCTCTCCATTGTCATTCGATGTATAGCTTATTGGACGGATTATCTCAGCCAAAAACAATGGCTGAAAGATGTCAAGAAATTGGAGCTTCTTCCTGTGCCCTAACAGATCATGGCAATATCGCCGGAACTGTAAAGTTTTATACCGAAATGAAAAAGCATGGAATCAAACCGATCCTAGGTTGTGAGCTATATATTTGCAATGATGACCCATCAATACAAAGCAAAGAAAATAGAGACCTTAGTCATTTTGTTATATTAGCAAAAAACTTTGAAGGATGGAAAAGCTTAATAAGAATAACTTCGGAATCCAACAGGCCAGACTTTTATTACCATAAACCAAGACTTAATCTATCGACACTAGCCCAGTTTTGCAACAATAATATTATTGGTTTTTGTGGACATGCTGGCTCCACGATAGCCGATAAAATTATGTTAGGAGAAAGCCTAAATCCAGACTGGAAAGAAATTGGTATTCAACAAATTGGTCTATATAAGGAGATCTTTGGAAAAGACAACTTTTTCCTTGAGGCTCAACTCATGGACTCAGAAAACTCGCCAATCCAAAAGATATTGACCGATGCGATGAGAGAACTTTCCAAGCAGACTGCCACTAAGATCATAGCCACGCCAGACGCTCATTATTGCCGTAAGGAGGATGCAATTGATCAGAGAGTGTTGCTGTGCAATAATTTAAAAACAACCTTCCCAGAGATCAGCAGAAAGATCACAAACGACGAGGAAGTTCCTCTTGGATGCTTTTTTACTTCTGATAACTTTCATATATTATCCCAGGAAGAAATACGATCATTTCATACAGATGAGGAAATCGAAAATACCAATTTTGTGGCTAATTTATGTGAAGAATACAATATTCTAGACAAGCCACAACTACCTCCGTTCCCCTGTCCTAATAATTCGGATGATGCCGAATATCTACGAGAATTATGTAGAAAGGGTTGGAGAGAAAAAATTGCTAACGATATTCCAAAAGAAGACCATCAAAAATATGTTGATAGAATTAAGTACGAGCTTGATGTTTTGCAGGGTGCCGATTTATCAAGCTACTTTTTAATTGTCCAAGATATTGTTAACTATGTGAGATCTAATAATTGGCTGCCAGGACCTGGAAGAGGAAGTGCTGCAGGTTGTTTGGTCTCATATTTGATTGGCATAACTAGCATAGATCCAATTAAATATAATCTCCTCTTTGACAGATTTTATAATGCTGGTCGTAATAGTAAAGATCATATCTCAATGCCAGATATCGATGTTGACGTACCAATTAACAAAAGAGAAAATGTTATTGAATATATTAAACAATGTTATGGTCAAGATAAGGTGTCTCAGATGATAACGTTCAATACCATTAAAGGCAGAGGAGCTATCAAAGACGTATTAAGAGTATATGGCAATATTTCTTTCGATGAGATGAACAAAATTACCAAAAGTATCCCAGATGAGTCTAAGATTGCCGATGATCTTCAAGAAATGAAAGAAGAGACCGGCGAAGCATCAATTATAAGATGGGCTTTGGAAAATCAGCCAGATAAACTCAAAGAATGGTGCTTTATTGACGAAAAGAATGAACTACAAGGCCCGCTTGCAAAAAGATTTGAGCAGGCTATAAGATTGGAGGGCACGAAGTCTAATCAGTCCAAACACGCCGCTGGTATAGCAATTAGTGCCAACCCCTTGAACGTATCGTGTCCGATGGTTTATGATTCAAAAAATGAACAGATGATAGCGGGCATGGAGATGCAAGATTTAGAATCATTGGGTATAATTAAATTTGATATTTTAGGCGTAGCAATGTTAGATAAAATTATGACTATTCGAGATATTTTAAGAACAGGAGAATAAATATGGCGATTAAAAAGTTTATGGAAGTTGCTATCGGTCAGACATTTAAACTAAAAAATGACCAGGGCGCGGTTAATGAATATATAAAGCTGACAGAAGAAAGAGTTAGTTGCTGTAAGGCTATTAATGCAGCATTGCTGTCGGATCAAGCTCAACGTATCCAAGTTTTACCACTAATAGAAGTAGAAGTAAACGACTAAACTAATGATTAACTATAATAAAATCTGTGTTTTTGATTTTGAAACAGACGGATCTGATCCCAGGATTTGCAGTCCGGTTCAGATAGCCTCGGTTATTATTGATCCTATTAAACTCGAAATAGTACCAAAGTCTGAATTTAATATTTTCTTTAAGCCAGATGTTCTGGCAAAAGACGAAAATTATGAATATACAACAGATATTCTGGACTTTCATGCTAAAGTTAAGGGATGTTCTAAGGATGACATTCTAAAAGACTGGAAACAGTATCCTTCACAAGAGCAATCTTGGAAGATGTTTACCAACTATTTAGAAATGTATCACAGCAGATCATCTAAAAAAAGTCAATTTAGTGCTCCAATAGCTGCTGGCTATAATATTTATCGTTTTGATCTACCAATAGTTGATAGACTAAGCAATAAATATGGTAACGTAAATAAAGAATCAAAGACCGATATCTTTTATCCTAGAGATGTTGTTGATATCATGAATTTAATTTTTTATTGGTTTGAAAATAATGGAGACTTAAAGAGTTATACCCTAGATTCATTAAGAGACTATTTTGGAATCTCTAAGGTTGGAGCACACGATGCCTTAAAAGACGTTAAGGACTGCGCCGATATCCTAATTCGATTCCTTAAGCTCCATCGTAATCTAAGCAATAAAATAAAATTCAAAGACTCTTTCACCGCTAGCCATGCCTAAAACATTTCAATATTCTTGTGGATGCTCTTTTGATATTATGCCAGACTCTACGGATGAGCATATTCATATCAATTTTGATCCAACCATAGAACATATTCATTTAGATTGTTCAAAAACTTGGCAATTGCTTTCTGATGGCAATACTAAGGGATGTTTTCAGCTAGAGTCTAGGCTCGGCAAGTCTATGGCTAAAAAATTAAAGCCAGAGAATATAGAACAGCTCTCTGCCTTAATTAGTATTATGAGACCTGGTTGTCTTGAGGCTTTTAGAGATGGCAAATCTGTTTCTAATCATTTTATAGACAAGAAGAATGCGCAGGAGTCTGTAGATTATTATCATCCGTCTTTGGAACCTATTTTAAAGGAAACATATGGAGAGATGATTTATCAAGAACAGGCAATGGAAATAGCTAAAACTGTTGCTGGCTTTGATTTGCAAGAAGCAGACATGTTAAGAAAGGCTATTGGGAAAAAGAAGCCTGAAGAAATGGCAAAAATTAAAGTTAAGTTTATACAAGGGTGCGAAAAAATTGGCACAGTATCAGCTGATCAAGCAGAGGAAATTTTCGGATGGATCGAAAAATCTCAGAGGTATTCATTCAATAAGTCCCACTCTGTATCTTATGCTATAAACGCATATTTGTCAGCATTTACCAAAGCCCATTTCCCTAAGATCTTTTTCGCTTCATATTTAAGATTTGCTAAGGATAAAATTGACCCAAAAGCAGAAATTAAAGAACTGGTTCAAAATGCTAGCGAAATGGATGTTTCAGTATCAATACCAGACATTAGAAACCTTAATAAACTATTTATTTTAAAGAATGATAAGATATACTTTGGCCTAACAGATATTAAAGGATTTGGACAGTCGGTATTTGATAAACTTAGTAATATAAAAAATACTAAGCATTTAGATTTTGATACAATGAACTGGACAGAAATGCTGCTGCAGGTTTTAATGAATATCAACTCCATTGCCGCAAAAGCATTAATACAAAGTGGGGCGCTATCCTATTTAAATAAAAGTAGGACATGTATGCTGTTTGAACTTAATCTAGCTTCTGAACTAACCAAAAAAGAAGCAGAATTTATTCTAGGCAATATACATAAATATAAATCCCTTGGAGATGGATTATATGATCTTTATCACAACGGAAAGTCTAATAAGAATAGAAAATCTATAATATTGGGACTAATTAATAACTTTAATAAGCCTCCGCATTCTTTGGAAGACAATCCAGAATGGATTTCTGACACCGAGGACGAGATACTCGGCTGCAGCATTACTTGTTCTAAGGTCGATATGTATGATATCACTATGACAAATACAACATGTAAAGATTTTAAGACATCTCTAATGAGTGACAATCTGATCTTATGTGGCGAGATTGATAACCTAAGTGTTACTAAAACCAAGACTGGTAAAAATCCTGGATTAGAGATGGCGTTTGTTACACTGAGTGACGGTACTGGTGTTTTAGATTCTGTTATTTTTTTTCCCGAAGCTTACAAAGCTTATCGAAATATTTTATTTCAAGGCAATGTTATTATTGTCAAAGGCAACAGATCAAAGAACGGCGATTCGTTTATCGTAGAAAAAACTTATATTCCAAAAACTTGACGCTCGTCGCGTCATGGCTATAATAGTTCAGTACATTGGTCTTTTTTTCAAGGAGAAGTTAATGAATATTAACATTTTACGCGGTAATTTAGCTAGAGATCCAGAAGTTCGTGTGGTTAATACAGCAGGCAAGCAGACTTCAGTAGTCAATTTTACTGTTGCTGTATCTCGTGAGTACACTAAGGCTAATGGAGAGAAGGACAAGGTAACAACCTTTGTGCCTTGTGAAGCCTGGGATAGTGGAGCAGAAATCATCGGCCAGTCTTTCAAGAAGGGTGATTTGGTTTTGGTCGAAGGCTCATTAAGGAACGACTCTTGGGAGAAGGATGGTGTTAAGCATAACTCTCTTAAGGTTCGTGTAAATAATTTTTCTAAGATTACTAAGCTTTCAAAGAAAAGCAAGGAATCAGCAGAAGAAGTAGTCAGCTTTTAATCTTATTATCACTACCAATCATTTCCGGGAGATGGGGGTGAAATATCCCCCGTTTTCATTATGTCATCAAAAAAACTAAAGATTCTCATGTGCTCTGAGGCTAGCTTTTTAAGTTCTGGCTTTGGTACTTACTCTAAAGAAATACTTAAAAGACTTCACGCCACTGGCAAATATGAGATAGCAGAATTTGCATCATATGGCAAAGTGAATGATCCTAAGGATGTTGGTATAACATGGAAATATTACGCGAATGCTGTTGACGATAAAGACCCTAGACATAAAGAATACAGCAGTTCAACCGAAAATCAGTTTGGAAGATGGAGATTCGAGAGAGTACTATTAGATTTTCAACCAGATATAGTGTTTGATGTTAGAGACTACTGGATGAGTTCTTATCAACAGTTTTCTCCTCTAAGACCTTTCTATCATTGGGTTCTAATGCCAACAGTTGATTCGGCACCACAACAAGAAGAATGGATAGATACATTTCTTCATGCGGATGCGATATTCACATACTCAGACTTCGGCAGAGACACGCTGCTGCAGCAAAGCAATAATAAAATTAAATATATCAGTACAACTTCGCCAGGAGTAGACCTGGCAACATTTAATATCATCGGGAATAAGCAATTCGTTAAAAAGGCCCTAGGTCTTAGTGAATCATCATTTATTATTGGTTCTGTTATGAGAAACCAGAAACGCAAACTCATGCCAGAATTATTTGCTTCTTTAAAAAGCCTATTAGAGAAATTTGAAAAAGAAGGAGACGAAAAGGGCAAGAATACTTATCTATATCTACATACAAGCTACCCCGACGCTGGCTGGGATCTACCGCAATTATTAAAAGAATACAAGGTAGGAAACAGAGTATTGTTCACCTATAATTGTAAAAATTGCGCATATTTTGCTCCTTGTTTATATCAACATCCTGTTAGTTTTTGCCCAAGATGCGGCCAAAAGTCTTTTTCTATGCCGAATGTTAGCTCAGGAGTAACATCACAAACCTTAGCCACCATTATTAATTCCTTTGATATCTATGTTCAATATGCTATTTGTGAGGGTTTTGGAATGCCACAAGTGGAAGCCGGAGCATGTGGTGTTCCTATAGCTTCTGTGGACTATAGCGCTATGAGCGATGTTGTTAGAAAACTAAACGGATATCCGATTAAGATTAATCAATACTTTAAAGAACTAGAAACCAAAGCTATTAGAGTATATCCCGACAACGATCATTTAGTCGAAGTATTGTATGATTTTAGTAAGATGCCAGAGTTTTTACGAGAGCAAAAAAGCTTCGAAACCAGAAAACTAACTGAGCAACACTATAATTGGGACGATATAGCTCGCAGGTGGGAGGATTACTTCGACTCTGTTAAGCTAACTGGATTACAAGGTAAATGGCATGAAAATCTATTAACGCTAGACACCATCAAAGAATTACCACAGGCTAATACTGCGTATGATATTTTAACCACACTAGTTTCTAAGCATTTGCCAAATCATCAAATGGCATCATCTATGATTTTGTTAAACATGATAAAAGATCTAGACTATGGTTTTGCTATTAATGGAATGCATACCGAGCCATACAATATTTCTAAGGCTTTGGATGTTTTGAATAACATTATTTCAAACAACAACCTTGCTCAAAACGCAAAGAACGACTTAAGACAATTACGAAACGAAGACTTCATAGAATATGCAAATATGAAAGAAAAACTACAATGAGTGTACTTTTTATAGGACCCTATAGACAGCAAGACGGCTGGGGACTAGCGACACAAAGCTATATCAAAGCTGTTGCAACACAGGTAAAAGAATTAACTACAAGACCGATCTTTTTAGCTGGAAATGCATCTAATGAACTAGATAGTGATCTTCTTGGGTATGAAAACTCCGTGTATGATCAATACGATGTTGTTATACAAAAAACTCTTCCACATTGTTTATTTTATGATGGCAGATTTAAGAAAAATATCGGATTATTCGTCCTAGAAACTAATAATATTTCTAACTCTAGATGCGTCTCAAACATCAACCAGATGGATGAAATTTGGGTTCCCAGTGAACAAGAGAAAAAATGTTTAATAAAATCTGGGGTAACAAAGCCAATTAAGTCAATTTCTCAACCACTAGATATTGAGAATATAAAGAAGTATACTAGTCATAAGCTTGATTTCAACCCCATAGTAAATAAAACTTTTAAATTCTATTTTATTGGTGAGTATGTAGAACGTAAAAATATTAAAGATTTAATTACTGCATTTCATTTAGCTTTTGACATTAATCAGCCAGTATCTCTGATACTTAAAACTAGCATACCGGGAATGTCACCTAATGATTCATTAAAAACTATTGAAAAAGACTTAAACGAAATTAAACAAAAACTTAATATTAATCAAAGATATAAAAAAGAAATTATTATCACCGAAAAACTATCATATAGTGATATAATTGGACTACATAATTCTTGTGATTGTCTCGTCTCTCCGTCTTACGGAGAAGCATTCTGTAGGCCAGTAGCAGAAGCATTGTGTTTAGGAAAGACTCCTATTGTTACAGACAATACTGGTATGATCGACTATATCAATGGCGAAAACGGTTTTGTTGTTAATAGTTCTAAAACACCAGTTATTGTTGATCAAAGAACTTTATCTAAAGATTTCGATATTTATAATGCTAATGAATTCTGGTACAGGATTAATATTTATGATTTGATTGAAAAAATGAAGCTGGTTTATCAGATGCATAAGGAAAATAGAAAAAAGCTGGAAGAAAAAAGAGATCTTGGTCTTTCGAGCATGGATCGATTTAGTTACTCCTCTATAGGAAGCAAGTTATGTATTTAAGTTTTATTACCGGGAATGTTTTGCAAAAATTTTCTAAAGATAATTATAATGTGGTTTACTATCCACAAAATAATTTATTTGATGTGATGCTAATGAGTCTTTCTGAGCATAACTACTATATATTTGGAGAAAACAAGACCAATTATAATCTTCCAAATGTCATAGATCTTCCACCCACCCACACAGATCTGTATAACTACAACCTATATTGTACTAGTAATATTGTGGAATTTACTTCAAAAAACCTAAAACAATGGCATATTAATTCTTTAATTTTTACTCACTCATATAAGCCGCCATATATTAAAAAAGAGGATGCTTTGTTAATGGGTCAGAGGCTAGCAAGAGAAACAAAAATATTCTTTAGTGAATCATCAAAGGACTCTTGGAACCTTCAGGGTCGATCTATAACTATGAAGTACGGGATTCCTAAAAATTTTGCCATATCAAAGGCTCCGTCAGAAAGAAAAGATGTTCTCATATTAAATTTCGAAAATTTACCCCACAACCACCAGCTTTACCAAGCCTTGATGTCAAAGGGTTATACTTGTGAGGTAATGACTTCTGGGGTTAATAGTCCAGAATTTATTAACAATCAATTCAACGAATATAAAATATGTATTGATTTAGCGGAGCATAATATATCGAATTTATTATGTGCCATCTCTTCTGGTTGTGTTGGGGTATCTCTAAAAACTCCGATGATGTCAAACGACTATAATCTTCCTGGATTAATATTAGTAGACTCTGTTAATGATCTTGTGGAGAATATAAAAGATCTATTAACAATACCAGATGCAGAAAAAGAAGTTTTTTCTTCCGAAGCTAATAAGGTTTTTAATTTCGATACGTTTTCACGAGATATAAACAAGTTAATGATTAATGCTAATACGGAGGCTTTTGTTCTATGATACCGCAAGTAAATATAATTACAAATATCGATGAGGCAGTTCAAGGATATAATAATATTGATTTAGAAAAATTGCCGCAACTAACCAACGGATATGTTAATACAATTATATGTAATTGTGCTGACAAGATATCCAAAAATACCAGAAATAGTCTTTTTATGGAAATGCTAAAAAAGCTCGGTCCGGGAGGACAGCTAACTATTAGATTTCTGAATCCAATACTAGTATGCAATAAGATTAAGAATGGTTTGGTTGACGGGATGGGATTTGCTGACATGGTTGATGGAATAAAGTCATCATGGACAGAACCCGACTTTCTTGCTATAATTTCTCAGATACAAGGCTATCAACTGATCAAGTTGTATAGCGAAGACATTCACTCCGTAGCAGTAATTGAAAAAAATAAATGAATAAGGTAGCTTGTTTTATATTATCTTATGAAATTACCAAAGGAATGAAATCATTTGGACCAATAGGATTATTGAAACCCAACGCCTCGGCTAAAGAATTGATCTTGTGTCAAATTGATAGCTTATATAGAATATTTGATAATCCAGACATATTTATTATTTCTGGCTTTGGTTCCGATAAGTTAGACAAAAAACTACCAGCAAAAATAAATACGATACTAAATGCTGAGTATGAAAATAAGAATCATGGATATGCATTAAAACTGATATTATCAAAAATAGATATATCAAAATACTCTGGGTGTTTTATTATTAATAGCGGCACTTTAATAAAGAGTTCTAATGCAAAGAATGGGGGTTTTCCTGATAATAGGTCCTGGGTATTATCTCACAAAAATAAAAGAAATACCTCTCAAAAAAAATACATGGGATCTGTAACGTCAGAAAATGGCGTCATAGACTATATTTTTTATGATATAGGAGACCATGTATGGTGTGATTCTTTTTATTTGTGTAGGAAGGATGTTATTAAATTAAAGCTGTCTATAAACTCCTTTTACGACAACATGTTTTTGTTTGAGATAATTAATAGATCAATAGCAAACCATCAAATACAATTTAGTCAGGTTGTGGTACCACCAGAATCCATTAGTATTATTACAGGAATGAAGGATAAACATAAAATTAAAGAGTAATCATGCAAAAAATATTAATACATATTTGTGGTCATACGGAATACCAGTCATTTGTTAAAACTTTCTATAATAATGAAAGTGATAATATTCAATTAATGAATACCAGTGTACATGGTAATTTATTCGAAATTTATTATCAAACTAAGCCTGAGTTTGTTATACTTCCAGTGAGCGAATATACTCAAGAGTTTCATGACTTTATAACAGAATACCATAATAGTACTAAAGTAGTATTATTTCTTAACGTCCATGTCGATAAGAAAGATATTTTTAAGTTTTGGAATGAAAACAACGTGTCGGTAGTAGGAAAATCTATTTATTTCGCTGGTGCTAACGACGCTGGTTTATGGCTTCAATATGACTCTCTCTATGATGATACTGTCTATAGTCAGATAGATAATAGTGTTAGAAATGATAAAATAGCTGTAATTTTATCTTCTGATGATACAAAAAGCGCCTTGTCTCTAGGGTCTTTGCTATATCCTAATTCATCAGAAAAACTAGTATTGTTTAATTCACCAACATATAAACATCCACAAAATGTAGGTATGCTAAATCCAGCAGATACTTGCGTGATATTTAATACATACAAAGCCCTTATTGATATCGATGATAGTTTTCGATTAGAGTCGCAAGTTTGCGGAATTCCTAATATATCAACAGAGGACGATCTATTAAAAAATATTCAAAACAATACCACAAAAGAGATAATAGAAAACGCCGATAAGCTATCTTATGATAATTTTTTCAAAAAAATATTTTCACCAAAAATTATAAGGACAACATAAAATGGACATAGGATTCTACTTACTGGACATAGAGGCAAAAAATGTTTTACAAACGAAAATTTTAACAGCAATTAATAAGTTATGTGAAGATCGTCCATATGATAACATAGTGGTCTTCAATAATCAATTTAATAGATTAGACCATAGACACAAATACTATATGCTTCATATTCAGCAAGCAAAGTATTTCGACGGCCTGTTATTTGTATTTGACACTAAAAGTGCGATGCTGAGTCAAACCTTCCCGTGTCCAAAGAAACAGATTCTTTTTATGTCAGAACCAGAATGGTCAATTAATCCCTCTTTGCCATATGGGTTTTGGTATAACATTTACATGAAGCCCCACATTGAGCTACTTACTGATAAACAAGAAACTCATGATATAATAGATATTTGTTGGAAAAAACCCATAGGACTAATGTCTGAAATTAATAGCAAGGAATTACAAAATGTCCTCTCTAAACTATAAATCTCTTAATGATAGTCAAAAACTAGATATTTTAAAGAAATTATACGTTCAAGAAAAACTTAGTTTTCAAGATATTGCATCCAAGTTTGATACTTATGCCAATCAAATTCGCAGAGATGCTAAAAGACTAAATATTAAAATAAGGAACAAAAGCGATGCTCAAAAAAACGCCCTAAAAACAGGTAAGCATAAGCATCCAACCAAAGGATCTCAAAGATCCAAAGAGACCAAAGATAAAATTGGCAAAGCGGTGATGAACTCCTGGGACGAACTAAGCGAAAAAGAACTTAAGCAGAGGAGGGCTAAGAGCAAGGCTTTGTGGGAAGGCATGGATGAGAATATCAAAGAGAACATCCTAAAGTCAGCAAATACCGCTGCCAGACTAAGTAGCAAAACAGGATCAAAGCTTGAAAAGTTTTTACTTAATCAGCTACTCAAAGACGGATATTCTGTTGAATTTCATAAAGAGCAAGTCTTATCAAATACAAAGTTGCAAATTGATCTTTTTCTCCCTACTATGAATGTGGCTATCGAAGTTGATGGCCCATCACACTTTGCTCCAATTTGGGGCGATGATGCTCTGGCTAAAAATAAGAAATACGACGAAAAAAAGAATGGTTTGCTTATTGGTAAAGGTATGGCTCTGATAAGAATTAAGCAAAAAAAAGATTTTTCAAATGCTAGAGCCAATTTAATATATGATCAATTATTAGGCTTATTAAAAACAAATAGTTATAAAACCAGTCATATTACAGAAATAGAGGACTAAATAATGGCCAAGGAAAAGAAGATCGCTACAGAATCAATCGAGGAGCCAGTCAGCACACCAGCTGTTGAGGTTGTTAAACTAACGCCTAATGATATTGGTTGGACCGATCATGTTTTAAGCCTATTGTCCGACGATGAAAAAATAGCCGGTAATCCAACAACTGATGGACTAAGACGTATTTTTGAAATTGCTCTAAATTGTGATCTGATTGAGTCCACAAGCGACGTAACACAAGTTCCTACTCCAGAGAACGAAAAGAGAGCTACGGTTGTCCATAGGCTGGCTTATTTTTTAAAGGATGAGACACTACCCCAAGAATCTAAATTCAGGACTGTCAGCGGCTCTGCTGACGTTTACTGGGGTAATTGTGATAAGACATATCGTAACCATCCGACCGCTGTTGCAGAAACCAGGGCTGAGGGTAGGGCTTTGAGGCGAGCCCTTAAGCTAAGAAAGGTTGTGGCTGCTGAAGAAATAGCAAAAGATATTGAAGATCATCCAGATGAAAACTCGGTATCTAAAATTAGTGTGAACCAAATCAACTTTATAGATGTGATTGCCCAAAGGCTAAATATTAATGTTATTTTACTAATAAGTCAGCTTGCCATAACTGAAAGCAACATATATAATATATCTCATGAGAACGCAGTGGGTATCATAAAACAACTCACCGCCTATCAGCAAGATATGAGTAAAATTCCTTCAGATTTATTAGGCTATCAAGCAAACTGGAAGTAACTATGAAAGCAACATATAAGGCTAATGAAAGATTGTCGTTTGAGCTAGAAGGCGCTGGACAAAAAGAAATCTTTAAGGAGTTAGCCTTAATTCAGGAGATTTTTTCTGAAGAAAAGTGTGGCTTATGTGGTAAATCTAATTTGAAATTTGTAGTAAGAAATGTCGATGGTAACGACTACTATGAATTAAGATGTAATGATTGTGGCGCGGTGTTGGCCTTCGGCCAGCATAAAAAGGGCGGAACGCTCTTCCCGAGACGTAAGGATGAAGAAAACAATTGGTTACCAAATAATGGTTGGCACAAATGGCAAAAAAATCAGGTAGAAAAAAGCTAAAAACAACTCAGGCCAAAATAGATTCTGCTATAATGCAGCTATACCAAACCGGTATAATTCATAGCACTATTATTCACACCTGCTTATTTTTGATTATGGCATTAACCATTTTCAGTAATGAGCAGACTAAAACAGTAAAGCTATCTTTGTCTTTCTCATCTGCTAGCGACAATAATGCTGTGAGCCTAGAAGATATTCCAGAAATAGAGATAGAACAAACGCAGCAAAATGAAGAAATAGCTCAGGACACTTCGTTTCTCGATGATGCTATAGATTCCTCGGTAGAAGTCTCAGATATTCAGTCTCCAGAAATTGAGAAAGAAACTTCTAGAGAAAAAGATATTACAGAATTAGTATCAAATGAAGACCTGAATAGAGTAATAGTTTCAGAAGAAAAAGAGAAGGTTTCAAAACAACTAATCAGAACCACTGATAGAATCGAAGCGAGAACAACCCATAGGAATCCTTTCCCCAATCAACAGCCCTTTAGAAATCAAAGAACCCTAGGGGCTGATAATGTTATCGGAGATACTGAGGATTCTACGGAAGTTGCTAAAATTAGACAAAGACTACAGGGCGCTGGAGCTAAAACTGGAGATGTTCAGATTTCTTTAGCCTGGGATTCTGTGGACGATATTGATCTTCATGTTAAGTTTCAAGATAAGTTTGGGCAGTTTTCTTATATCTCGTGGATGAATAGAGCAGGTATTAATGGTGGGATGTTGGATGTTGATATGAATGCCCACCCCGCTAACTTGGCTGCTCGGGCTGTTGAAAATGTTTTCTGGCCTTTTGGATCATCTCCTGATGGAGACTTTATTGTTGGCATACATAACTTTAGAAATTGGTCTGGATTACCTTCCGTGCCGGTTACTGTCTTAATAAAGACAAACAAGGGGACTAAAACTATAAAAGCTATGGCGGTTTTTGGTCAGCAACCACAACAAGTTATACGCTTTTCCACCAAAGATCTTAATATAGATAAGCCTAATCCACAATAGGCCCCCACTTATCTGCTGGACATTTTTGGTCTTTATGAGCTAATTTATTTTGATGATTAGCATCCCTAATAACAGTACAACCACACAATAAACAAGAATTATTTTGGAAATATTCGCAAGAGTTACAAACCTTTAATCTTTCTTCTATTTGTTGAGGCGAGCACAGATTATCGGGCTGGTTCTGCTTCTGATTTTGCTCTTGCTCTCTTAAATATTTCTCTTTGCTGTCTTCTGCGATCTTGTCCAAAATAACGCTGGATACATCTTGATTGCCTGAGATATGTTCCGCGTTCTGACTTTGCCCAGTATGAGATTGATGAATTTTATTTGTTATGTCTTCCATCTTTTTAAAGCATAAAATCTTGGTGTCAGGTATCTCTAAGCCCACCGTTAATCCACAATAATCGCACTTATAAAGGGGCTTATTATTAAAAAAAGCATTGAGTGGTTTTAAGTCGCAATATGTTCCATTATTCATATTGAATCCTGCCTGCTTGACAACACCTGTTAGTACTATCGCATCTTGATGCGTCTGTATTATAACAAATTGGCGTTGAATTGCAATCTATGCTTTTATATGCGGAAGATAGCCTAATATTAGATGTCATGCAGGAGGTGGCTTGTTCGTTGCATTTAATAGAAGTTTCTACTCCTTTTAAAATATCTTGAATAGTTTTAGGTCTTCTGTATTGATATGTATAATATGCCAGTCTTACTATAATGTCAATATCTTCAACATCGGGTATGGCTGGAGAAGAAATGCTTCCTAAAGTAGACCTATATTTAATGCCTGGATAAATTAATTCTGTGAAAGTTAACTTACCACAAGTACCGGGAATAACACCTTCTACAATATCTTCAATCCTATATCGGTCTATATTGTTCTTGCACACAGCAATATTATCATAAGCTTGTTTCATATTGGACTCCCACTCAGAATTCAATAGTCGGTTACCTGCTCCAGAAGTAGCCAGATCAAAGTTCACGGGGATGTCGCATCCTATAATTGTGGGTGTCCTGCCATTATAATTTGGGTTTTGGCCACCAAAATATTCCCCAATAAGACGTACAGCGTCTGTATTGCCTGGTATTCCAACGCTTCCTCCTCCTATTTTATTTATACAAACATGCCACGGGAAAGACTCCGGCGCGGACTTTCCACACAAACCCCGGCCACAATGAGTACTAGACCAGCCATTACAGCTATTAGCATCAGGACATGCCAGACAAATATCACAAGGAATTGTTTGACATCCGCCAATTCCTACCGGACCATTTGTATTAGGATTATTTTGTAATAAATACCCTAAGACACATGTTCTCGTCTCGGTAATAATATCCCAAGCTGGATGCTGATCTATCATGATAGCTTCATCGGTTTCTGATCCGCAAATGTCGCATGAGCTATTAATTGAGTCAACAACCTTAAAACTATCATCAGGAACAACCACCCTTATTTTTGGACAATCGCTTCCAAGACTATTCTTAATACATCTGGATATCAACCCATTCGCTCCAGATAATACTATTGTAGTACTATTATTATTATAGGTTATATCACATAAACGCGTTGGACAATTGGTGGCATATGCGCTGCGACGAATTATATTTTGTCTATTATACACATAATAAGTTATCGGATTAGTCAATGGACAAGAATACCACACACACTCTTCTTCAATCTTTAAGTTGTCTATATCACCACTAGCTAAGGTGGTTGGGGCAACTCTACCACCAAAATCTGGAGGATCATCAATAATCATTTTAGGATCTTTTAGATATCCTGTAAGCTTTCTCTTAAATCCTTTGAGCTTGATAGAGTGTCTACAATACTCAAAATTATAATCGAAATCAGCATACTCATAATTTAAAGATTTACAAGCACATCCTTGAATATTCTCAGAACTTCTACAGTATCCATAAGTGTAATCGGAGCATTCACATGCGTCATTTGTTGTTACGGGGACAACTGGCCAATCTCTACCTAGACTATTGTATATCGGAATATTATTCCAACTACTAGCATTTAAACTAAAACAAGTGCCGCAGTCTGAGGATTCGTATCTGGGATTTAATGATAAACCTCGTACACCGTCTATAAGGCTGGTGCTAATAAAGCTTTCTATCCCTCCTTCATTGGTATATGCTAAATCGTATTGGGTTGTTGCAGTTCCTCCATTAATATGACAACCATACATAACCCCTCTAGATACTCCATTAGATCTGAGGGTAGCCTTAAAAGGATTCTTTGGAGCAGCTATAATCGAGCATCCATTTGGTATTTGTGTTTCGCCAACCCCTCGATTAGTACATGCGTTATATGGCGTTGTTGCTGTGCCAGCACACCCTCCAACATTAACAAAAGCTATTCCTGGATGACCCCTATCTTCTGGGCGAATATCAATATAATTTCCCCAGCCCAGGTGAACTCGCTCCGGTAAGCATGCTCCCCAAATGTTGTCGCCAAGTCCATTCGGATTACATGGCCTACCATTTGGATTATCCGAAGCTTTCCAGTATGGAAACTCCACATCTGTTCCATCGCATGCCCTATTTTTAATAGTGGCTTTTACAATCTTACTACTTAGATTAATACTCACTTGTTGTCGTTCTTTACATAGTATCGGATCATCAAAGTATTCATCTTCATTTGCCGGAAAAACAGGCTGAGTAGAAACAAAGGGGGTGGTATAAATATCCTCTTCTGAATATAGAATTGATTCTAAGCTGTCATGACCAGAAATACTTGCTATTGCTTTAATCTTGCCGTTCACTCTTGATATTTTAATATTAATATCTAAATTATTTATAGTAATAGTTATATTTTTTCCTACTGCTAAGATGCCATCTATAGATATGGACCCAGTAGTTTTACGATTAGAAATATCGGCATCAATATCTAAATCATATGGTATATTTTTATATACGTCTTTTGCTTCTACTTTGGGATAACTATACTTTAATAAATCAGTTAAGGTAACTCTATCTCTTGATCCGTCAATCCTGTCTAAATTAATTCGTTGTTGTTCTCCATATAGCAACCTAAACAACATTTCATTAGCTAATATATCTGTATTAGTAACAACGCTGGTGTGGTCGTTTACAATACTATTAGACAACAAAGACTGATACTCGCTGTTTAATACTGAATATCTTGCTGCCGCTGGCCTTGGCCCCACAGAACTATCGCAAGCTGATTCGGGATATAGTATGTTATTAGGTTCTAGTTCGAATCTTTGAATATATTTGATACCAGTATTACCAACAATATTATATAAGCCAGCATCATATGACAACATAAAAGGAATACTATTAGATAAAATACTACTAATATCTGGTTCTTTTTCTGTATATGTTGTATAATCCGCCTTTACTGTTGTCCACCCAGCAGTATTAATGCCACATAATTGACTGGCACAATTACCAACAGTATCAGTATCACAATATATAGGATATCTTGCAAAAACATCTGTCTGAAATATATTAGTATTAAAGTTTGTAAAATTTAAATTATTAGAGCTAATAGTTAAATTATTATAATTTGGAAGTGAAGCAGTAAACGATCTGAAGCAATTAGATTGACCAAATTGCATAGAGCTATTTAAGGAAGATAATGTAAATGGGGGGTCGTCTACTCTTAAGGTGTTTGAGTAAAAATGAGTCTCGCTGGTAAATGAAAGAGCAGATTTTAACTTATTACTTGGGTTCATATTGATCCAAAAATATCTTGTATCATTCGGCGATTTAAAATCACCCCATTCATGGTCTGGGGCTAAGTTCTTATATGCTCCGCTAATAATAATTTTTCCATTTAATAGGCTCTGATTTTGCAACGAGCTCAGTTGCTGTGATATCTGACCTCTTACTGACTGTGAGTTTGTTCCTGGTGTGGGTATAAAATTGATATCTATCAAAGGCAAATAATTGTCCTGACTATGAAAATCAGATTTTGTCAAATAATTATTTGATCCGATATTATATTTTTGATGAAGAGTGTAGTATACTGGGCCGTCATATGATACTTGTATGTCGGAATTATTTTTGGGCTTAATAATATAATTAAATTTTTCAATATTAGTATTGTTAATAATTATTTTATAAAATAAATTATCATATAAAGAATATGGATAATTATTATTAATATAAGCAGCAGAACTAATATATTGATTTAATTCAGAGCTAAGCCTATTGTCAAACTCAATAACATCTCCCCATTTGGTAGAAAACAAAGAATTTCGTAAAAGTTCATCCGTCTCATTTTTAAGGAGAGGTTTAAAATCTCTATAAACTATAAAAGAATCAATACCGTTTAGTGTTTGAAAATTATTATATAGGGTCGAGAAATCCAGGTATGCATTATCATATTTAAGTTTTTTGTCTAGTTTTAATCTAGTGTAAATTTTGATATATTTTCCGGGATTTATAGAATCAGCATCCAGAGAGTTTCCATATTGATCAACAGCAAAAGAATAAATAGATTTTTCTATAATTTTACTTGTATATTTTTGTTTTGGATTTGCTTTATTAACTATTGTCACGTCTTGGTCACAAAACATTTTAGTGTTATATACATATCCTTTTTTACTTTTTAAGGCATAGTCAATATGTAAACTGCTAAAATTACTATATAAATAATTATAGTCTGTTAATTCATAAGACGATAGGCTTGTTTTACTTCCCCCTAAATATTTCCATCTATCTCCATTAGTTAATAAAACAACTGGGTTCGTAGTGGAGATTAGGTCTTGTTCTACTGAGTCCAATCCCTCGATTGAGCTACTGTTAGATACTACTACATTCTCTTTTTCTCCGATATAAAAATATGGTCTAGCTCCATCTAGCATAACAGTATCTTGTTTATTTGGGTTTTTACTAACAGATGCAATGTATAATGGATATTTGTTGGTATTATAGTCTAATATACTAGTTCCGGTGGGGCGATAATTATATAGAAAATCGAATTCTATGGGCTCTTTAGCGCAGGTTTGTGTCCATGGTCCTTGTATTGTTGATTTATCTTCTGAAGATAAATATTCAAACATAAATGGTTCACCAACATACAATTGTTCTTTATTAAAAAATCCAAAACTATTTGGATTATTATACATATACCAGCCGTCACCAAGCTTTAAATATAGTCTGAGTTTTCTGTGATCTGAAAAATTATTAACTTGCGTTAAGACTCGCTCGATATCGCTATTTAATTCTCCAATTAAAACCAAACCATTTCCATATGATGCTTCTGGGTTGAAGACTTCTTTTTCGTAATCTATATATGAAGTATGCTTACTCCTATCCTGAATAATTGGTGATAAATTAAAATATTCTCTATTAAAAGACAACCCACTATTCGGATGGAAAAAGCCTCTTTTTAGATTTCCCATAGCGGTATATGCTGGTATAGAAAAATTTAAAATTTGTTTTCTTGGAATTCTACTAAATTTAATTGGAATGCTAGATATTTCATCGCCTCTAGTAGCAAAAACATTATTTGTATCACACAACGACCCAGCTGGTGGATAAAGACAAAAATCATTACCGTCATCTCTTCGTCCTATTAAGGCAGATAAAAATGGGTTAACCAAGTCTATAACTACCGAAGAAGCTTGTCCACCTCCCTTGTTAATAATCGCCTTTTTTTGTTGATCATATATCGTAATGTTTTCATTTAAAACAACTTTAGTAGTGAATCTCTGATATCCTTGATTAGGTGTCGATACTATATCTCCACTATCAAAATCTACACTAAACACATTAGACTTAAATAAATTAACATTTTCAAGAACTTCTGCCCAAACATCAGCATGTATAGTATTATAGGACGGCAAAAGCACCGTCCAATTAGTTGCAACATAATTATTTAATGTGATAGTAACAGACTTCTCACACCCATATGGATTTAATGGATCAATTTTGGTGTTGACAGGAGACAATAAAGACCCAGGTGCTGGATGATTTGGTATTCTTGACGTTAAAGATAAAGACTCTCTAAGTCCAGATAGTTCTCTTAATAGTTCACTAAGCGTATTATTTAATGTAGACAAAGTATCCGGATCTACAGTAAGAGCTATTTTTTTCTTAGTAGCAAGAATTTGTTGTTCTGTTCTGGATATATTTTCTACTATATCAGCGCCACCCAATAATTCTGCAATTTTTTCTAGAGAATATCCTCCATATGCTTTGAGTCTAGGGCTATTATTAGTAGAAAGACCAGGAGTATATAATATGGGGTTGTTTGTGTATGTAATTGCTCCATCTCCACACTTAGACGGATAGTCTGCAAAAGTGCTTAGATTAAAACATTGACATGAGTCTTTGACAGGAAAAGCTTTGCAATCATAGGTATCGCTTGATGAGCTTCTAAGTTTTTGAATAGAAATATTAAATAGTTTAATTCCAACATTCTTATTGGTAAAAGAAATAGATAGTTGGTCTCCATCAGAACCAGTAAATAATTGAGAAGCATTTTTAGCAAAAATAGTGGTTCCGCTGATGCCTCCTAAAATATTTGAAACATAATAAAGACCACCTTGACTATGAAATGCTAGTCTATCAATATGAGGATTAAATGTATTTACTGGGTATGTTCTCTTAAAATATAATGTTCCGTCCAAAATCGATCTGGATAGTCTATCTCCTGTTATGTTTTGACCTTCGCTGTTATTATAGAATCTGGCTAGTGTAGCATCGCACCAGCTTTGGTCACCAGAATAACCCCTACAGATATTATCGCTTTGTACATTTGGCAGCTTATAGCTGGACTCGCTTCCGCACTCAGAACAATAGCTAGTATTAGGAGTACTATCTGTTATAATTCTAGGATAATTATCTTGGAAAACTGAACAGCCACTATTATAGATTATTTCCTTAATTAGTCCATTGTTTAAAAATATTCCTGCTGTTTTTGCGGATTTAGTCTTGACTATTCCCTTTTCAGCACATTTTGTAGCATATCTGGTACTAGTATCTACTTCGGTATTAACTTTTATATTACCTAAAGAAAATTGTTGATTATACACAAATGATTTTATAAAAATATTGTCATCACAGTCTATCGTTGTGTCGCATGAAGCACCAAGAGCGAATTGTGTATCTTCATGATCGAAGACAACATCAAACTCAAGGTCTATGAGGCATTGACTTTTAATTTTATTACTCAACTTAAGGGTGGTCGTCCTGGCCTCACTATTAGAGCCTGGAGGAAACCAAAGATAACACCCGTACTTATCTGCCAAAGTATTAATTAAACTTTCTTTGTCTGCAATAAAATTTAGCTTAGATACTGAACCAATCTTGCTAGTGGTCATATCCTTATTTAGCTCAGTTATCTGCTTATATTGGTTTATATTATATTCATATGATCTATTTCTTTTTAAAAGATCTACAGTGATCTCATCATACTCGGGGGCTGTGGACATTAAGGCCGCCAAGTCAAATCTAGCTTTTGGTGTCATATTAGTTTCATCCAAAATATCTGCTTCGCTAATTCTCTCGTATAATTCTATAAATTTGTTATAAATATTACTAGAAATATAAGTAAAGTTTGATCCACTAGGTATAACGCCAGCAACAGAGCCATTCTTTAATAATTTTATTCCAGATGGACATGGTTTTATGTCCACCCTATTTACATCATAGGCAACAGGTAGCGGTTCTGGTCCATCGTTAGTAGCAAAAAAGACATCTCCAGGAGAAATATATAAATCGATACCCCTTATAGGGCGAGGGTCGTTTGTTAAATTAGTATCAAAATATCTGTACCAGCATAAAACACCAGAGCTATAATTCCATTTCCAGTGAGACCCCAATTTTTCATTGTGGATAAATATATTATCATATGTGTTTTTAGAAAAACCATAAGGATTAGTAAAATTAGAGGCGACTGGCAATAGCTGACCTAGTGGAAGAGTGACCCTTGATTGATCTGAGTCTCCAATAAGTCCAGAAAATATAGGATAAGCAGGATGTATATCCTGAACAGCTGGATTAATTTGTGTTAATATAAAATTTCCACAAGTTCTATTAGTATTTAATGACTTATTAAATGATTTATTGTGCTGTTCTATATTAGCATGTTGAGAGGTTAATTCGTCGTAGGGTATTTCAGAAATAGTTTCTCTTAGTTTCCAGTCAATAATAAGAGATGGAGAGATATTAAAACTTGATAATCCATTTTCATTTAGCGTAATAAAGTCCTCAAATCCCAAGCCAGGATTGTTGGTTGCAGGAAATTGATTTAAATATTTAAAATCAGAAAATGAAGTAATATAATTTTGATTAATAAAAGGAATTTTAGGAATATAATCGTCTTTTTTCATTCTGGTGTCACAAGCTCCGTTGCAACAATTCGAATAAATATATTGATCTTCAAGAGGGAGGTCTCCGTTCCTTGTCTGTCTAACATTCCCTTCTGTATCTTTTAACTGCCATTGTTTCTGATAGTTTGGTTCTTTTACAGAACAGTACTGGCAATTAACTATGGGGTCTGATTCTAGCTGATCGTAGTCCTTGGTCGTATCAGGAATACAATTGGTAGGATCAAAAGATGCGCTGACAACATTGCTTCGTGCTGGTATTAATGGGTCTACTTTACTAGTATTTGATTGACTAGATTTAACAATAACAGGAAACCAAAGACCACTAGTGGCTGGATCAAACCTAGGAATTAAATCTCTTAATTTAGAAATATCAATATTAAATTGATTATAGTCTACATCAAATAAAAAAGGCTTTTTATATAAGTTACATCCCATAATTAAGACCTAACAGATTGTAGTGTCCAGTTCTTATCCATAAAAATAAATAATCCAATATCACCATTAGAGACATTAAAACCTAAAGGATTTTTATATGTTGTGCTATATCTGCTTAATGATGTATCGTAGATTTTATAAATATTCGCAGCTGTTGCGTTTTGTATAATACCCGAAGTGATGTATGGCTTATTATAGATCGGTTCATAAAATCCGTTTTGACTATCATATCTACAATATATTTGAGCTCCTCTAGGTGCCGGGTTAATGCCTAGGTTGTCTTTTACAAAAACTAATTTTCTTAAACCATCTGGAAGCACTTCATTTGAAGCATCCTCAACCATAACGCCTCTAACCGGCTGGTTCTCTATCAAATCAGTTTCAATTTGAATCCAAACGGACTTATAGTTTGCTCCTACTGTCCATACCCCGGCCTTAGCATCCCATCTGAGATCAACTGGACCCACAGGCCAGGTGCCAGGCAACTGACCCCATCCCTTATAGAAAGTATTTTCTTTATATGGCTTTGTCCATGTTCCATCAAATTGAAGCTCTTGATTTTTATATATAATATTTCCTGCTGTATCCCTAACGATTTGCCCATTCTCTATCTTTGGTTCTCCAGATGAATTTGGTACAGGATATCCCTCTAGGTCGTACCCCCAACCATGGACCATAAGAGGACCACGCAAACCAAAAAATTTCATATTATTAGCCACAGCAAAATTTTGATCAATATTTAGATTCGGGTGGGACTGTGAAAACTCGACTAATTTAAGATCGTATGCGGAGTATCTCTTGTTGATATTATCAGAGTAAGGCAATTGCATAAAATTCTTATTTTCTGGAGGGGTTAATCCGTCTCCAATAATTTCTATAGAATGAGCAGTAAGATCGCCCACTTGCCTATTTTGAAAACAACTAAATTCTCCTAGCGAAGTTAATATTGGATTTAATGTGTTTTGATTAATAATAGGATTGCCAGTCAAGCCAGCAAATCTAAGATTATTAACCAGGGTTAAGTCGTCTCCGCTAGCAATGACATACGGAGGAGTAGTTTCTTTAGACGACGCGCTAATAAAGCTTCTCTTAACTTTATCAGCTGTTGGTTCACAAAACCTACAGTCCTCAGTCATAGTAACACGACTATTGGCTACTAAGGACATAATATTTTGACAGTTACCGTTAGAAGCTAATGTTGATTGTAGATTGGTGTCCGATGCTGTTGTATATTTATACCTCCTCGTCCCTTTGCAAAACGGACATGCTTCTGTTGGATACTTTGTAGCATGATATGTTGCACTAAATTCTGTTGGATAAAATGATATTGGCGATAATAATCCATCTAAACTCATAAAAGATTTTTTATGATAGTCCGCTACTAATTCTTTAGGAACCTCTTCTACATCATATAATGAGCTATATGTTAGTTGTTTAATCATTTGCTCTGGAGTATATGATATGCTACTATCCAAACTAGCTGGTAGCATATTCCAAGATGGGGAATAACCCAGTTGGGTTTGAAGATCAGTCAAACTGCTTTTATGATTCACATTAGGATATGCTTGTCCCGCTAATACTGTTAAAGGACTAGTTCGTAACATAGCCGGAAAAGAGGTATGATTTTGTAGAACATCATAAATCTCATCAGCGCCCATGCTACCAAAACCATTAGACGATCCAGTGCCTAGTTTTTGAGTTAGGGTAGCAATACTTGTGGCTATTTCTTTGCGTCTTTTAATCGCTTCTTGTCCTATTAATTTCATACGATCAGAATTTTCTTTATTAAAAAAACCAAGTTTTCTAACATATGTTCTCATGTTATAGGATGTCGTAATACCTCCTTCTCCAACCTGTACCTGAATATTGCTGACTATTGGACCATTAGCCACTCCAAGATACTGCAAAGCATCTCCAACGTTATATGCAGAACCGTTCGTGCTCGTGGTGAGCATGTATCCTGGAACTTGTATGCTTCCCTGTTCATTGATCTGTTGATAATTAACGTCTTCAAAAATTTTCTCTAAAACAGCGCTGTCAAGAGCGTCCATTCCTCCATAATTCCATGGAACCAAACCCTCGTCAATATTAACTTTTGATCCACCAATTAGATTATTAACATCGTAATATGGGTTAACACGACCAGAAAAAATTCCATTACTTCCAGCGGCTATCGATCCAGGATGATTGATCCAGGGTCCGTAAATAGCTAAATTAGACTGAATTGGTATAGCAGCAAACGATGGCACAGCGGCCTTTTCTAGAACATGCACATTCGCACTGCTTGGATCATCTGGGTTGGAGCTAGTTCCGTATAAAGAAGCCTCGGCCCTAGCTGTTCCAGCTACGATATTTCTATATGTAGTAGCGCTTGGATTAATTTTCCATCTTAATCCGCCCCAAATAGTATTTCCTGCTGCTATGCCAATAGCCGGTGTGGGTATGCTGCTTCCTCTTGTATATTTAGCTATGCTATCATAACGCTGAATTGCGTCCAGCTGATTATCCGTAGTGTTTCTGTTTGCTCCAATAAATACTGGAGAAGATATGGTCATAATGGCTCTTGGCTCAGCATAGTTTCCGTTGATAAAATCTAAAAAGACTATATCGCTAGATAACGAGGACTTAACATACATTTTGGATAGATTATTACCATTTAATGGTTGCCCGTGCGCGGTTTTTAAATTTCTAGCTGCTGCATTATTATATGGTAGTGTTATATATTCATTGGAAGGCAATGAGTGGTTTATGGAACTATAAAAATGGTCTCTGGCATTATTTCTGACCTCAAATCTGATAAGATCAATATAGTTTCCCCAAACACTGCCAAGAACCGCATTTGAAATAGAAGCCTGAGCAGCGTAAAATCTTCCAAGATACATTTGTTTATAGTCATATTCAGCGGAGGCATTGTACCCTATTATTGGTGGTATTTTGCCTTGTTCATCCATCATCATGCTGGCGTTAGGAGATCCGATATATATCATATCATCTATTAAATTGCCCGGCTCTTCCCATGCTCCGTCAGGAGATAATTCCCAATCAGTATAAATCTTTCCAGAGCCTTGTCTGATTGTTATGGTATTAGAGACTCCAGTATTGAGCAGGGTGTTTATATTAGCGGTTTCTGTGGGTAAAATACTGCTATCTTCATACCATCTCGGTGATGGCATCTTGATCATAAATTGTTTGCCGTAGTACTCTGATGCTATTTTTTGAAAAAATTGATGAATAGCCTCAAAATTTTTATACCATATTTTCATATATGCCGCAGCCGAATTTAAATTAACTCTGTGGGGCCTTCCTTGATTGATTTGATTAAACTTACTAATAGATTCAAGGATGACAAACGATTTAACATCAAAAAACTTTTCCCTAGACCCCATGGGACCAAAAGACTGTCTAAAGATTTTGTATGTTAATTCTTCAATATCAGTGGTAAAAGGACTATTAAAACAATAAACCATCCATTCACCGAGGCCCTTGGAGGCTGCTCTAAGTTCATTTTCTAAAACCATAAACTGTGGAGAGTTAGAACTAAAACCATCATAGCCAGGAGTGGTCGCAGAGACAATATCTGTAATATCTTTAACATCAAAGATAATTTGCATTTGACCCATAGCAGGATCAAAAAATACCTTCCTACCAAGACCATTGGCCCCAACACCAAAATACGGACTAATCATATTAGTGTAATATGGATGATTAGCCATAGGAAGAGCTACTGTTGTTTGTATAGTTTGTATATTTTTAGCGTCATGATAGTTACCTCTATTAATAAGTAGTGAGGAACCAGCATCTGCGAAATAGGTTGGGTCAGCAAAAGATCCGTCGCTATAGCCTCCAGCGGGAAAATTTTCTTTTGTTTGAGATTCTGCTACTACAGCACCACCACCAGGAGCCATTCTGTATCTATAGCTTCTGGTGCTCATCAGGTTTGGTTCTCGTACTTGATTTGTTCCTGGCTGCCCCAGGGCTGAATAGTCAATAAATGATCCAAGTCCGTCATTTGCAAATGGATCGAATATTAATGTATTCTGTTTACTAGCTAATGGAGTAGACTTTACTTGCAATAATCGTTTTTGTTTTCCTCCAACATACATTACTCTAGTATTTTGATCATTAAATTCTTGTCCATAATTATATGAACTTACTTGTATATGCTCTGATATTAGATTATCAACAATGTTTTTTATGATTTCTCTATTTGGTTGAACCCTACGAGATACGGTTCGCACTTTAATGGTACCAGCATAATCGTCGTTTCCGCTTGCTGGTATAAAGTCTATGAAAAAATCTACCCCAGCGCCGTCGCAAATCTCTGTAAGAAACTGCATGATGGATATTGTTGGGCCCTGCATATATAAAGCGGCTGGCGGAGCTGGAACTTGGCTTAGGTCTAGTTTAAACATACTTCGTCTAAAGCTAGTATCTGGAGTTGCTCCATTGGCTGCGACCACCGGAACTCTATTACGACAAATTCCAATATCATGCAAAGATAACTGATAATTTGGATTGGTTAAACTAGGTCGATAAATGGTGTTATAGGGATCAACAGAATTGCCGTCCATATCAGTAATTGTTCTTCCAAGAAGGGCTCCATACGGATTAAATGGACTATGACTTTCATCGGTTCCTGGGCCTAGCATAGAGACTAAAGCATTGTATATTGCCAGAGCAGAAATGCCTCTATCCGTTCGTCCTGAATTGCCAAAACCATCTGCCTCTAAATGTCCATAAATATTAAAAACATTGGGTAAATTACCCTGCACTATCGATCCGTTATATGGTAAAGCCGAATTTCCGCCGGGCAATCTAAGATATGAATGAGGAACGCAAACATCTAGCCCTGTTGGATTATCACTAGTATTACCAACAAGAGATGCGACAGTACCGGCGTATCCATCAATAATTAATTGAGACCCATTCAATAAGCTAGCAAAACTTCGTATTTCAACTTCATATGTTGGCCAACCACCCTGCGACCCAACATTTTTCCAAGAATAAATCATTCCCCCAAAAAATAAATCATCAAACTTAAAAAGAACCGGAGTTCCTATAATATCATATCCTCTATTATTAAACTTATTAGGCAAGCCTAAAAATCCAAGGTCGGGATCTGTCCAAAACTTTTTAGTCCCCGCAGAGCTCCAGCAAACCTTGCCGTTATCAATAATATTTTGATTATCGGTCGTTTGAGGATTATCGTAAAGTCTTTTATTATTTGAAAATCGTGATCTTTCTTGGTTTTCCATTTCTTGAGAAATGGTTCGATGCATAGTTTTAGTATTATCAGTTTCCACATCGCCTGTTGTCGGATTAACCTTAAGCGCATTAGAAGCATTGGATTGAGATTGAGACTGAGTATTGATCTGCACTAGACGATTTTCCATTGACGCAAAGACTGCTGATGATGGGTGATATGCTCGATCATCTAACAGGTTCACTGTTAAAGTGCTGGCTTCTCCACCCCACCCTAAACTAATATTAAAATTAGTTATACTGCAACCCAAGAATAAAGTTTGATTATATGGTCCGACAGCCTTATATGGTAATCTATTAGTACACGTATCTGTCATTATTTCCTCTAGCTAATTAGTAGATGCATCTTGTATATTCCCACGCTTTAGTCTTGGTAAATCTTCCTTCGGTTGCATTCCAGTTTTCACTATTTTGCTTAACAAATGATCGTATTCCGTCAGCATATAGATTTTTAGGATCTAACGAATCGATTATTCCTGTTATAGATCTATAAGCATCTCCAGGAAATGTTATATTTCTAAGACTAGATGGTTTGGGGAAAACCACTTCCATCGTAACCGATCTACTATAAGAAGTTACTGTGCCGATATCCTGTAAAACTGGTCCTAATCTTCTACCAAGCACATAAATACTTCCTACTACTTGTGTTGGAAATGTATCATCAACGGTTAATGTTTCGCTAATAGCTCCGCTAATAATGTTCATAGGACGATTATTAAAAGACCAACTATATGTTATGCTTCCTTCTGCTGGATTAAACCCTTCGGTAGCGCTTACTGGAATAGGGTTCAAAGGACTTTCGGTTCTATTAGCAAATTGTCCGGCGACAACACTTCCGAGTCCACCATAAAAGGTTGCCGTCGCAGCACTGCCGCTAACCATAAAAGTCTGTGCTCTACCATATAGCAAGTTTTTAACAGAGGAGTATCCGCTAATGGCGTTATCAAATTTTGTAGAACCATTACTTGTTAATTTAATATTATTAGATAAATTATCTAGTGATGAATTATTATAATTACCACTATTAAATAGCTCTAATCCTTTCACAGTACCATTGAGGGTTACGGTTCTCATTAATGAAGAGTCTAATGAGCTTTCAATATTAAAGCTTTCGGTGTATAGCCCACTTAACCCACTAGGAATAGCTATCCAATTATCTGTTATTCTATAAGAGCCTTCAATTTCACTACTATTGACATTTCTAACAAAATTATACAAAGATAAACTTTTAATAATACCAGAATAGGTTGGATTTAGTGGAAGATGATAATTAACCCAGTTTTTAGCGTTAGAGACTGCGGTATTGATACCAGTAAGAGATACGTTGCCACCAGAGCCGCTTGTTGGTATAAACTTACCAACTGCTCCTATTGTGCGACTGATTCTATAAAAAGGATAATTTTTTCCTTGTGGAAACTGAAAATTAGATCCAAAACCCAAAAGGCTCATGCTTACTGGAGATCGTGAATATGAAAATTCATCAATCGTTTCTATGCTCCAATCATCTTGAGTGCTAGTAACGTTGAAAATACCGCTACCAGTATTTGCTACTTCTGATTGTAAATCAATACTATAGTCTATAGTGGTTGTCCAATTATTTTCGGTTTTACTAGCATTGTATCGAGAAACTTTTATACCACTAAAGGTGGTTTGAGTTCCATCACTACACCCAACAACAAAGTTATTACCATCATAACTAAAAGCTTGTCTTAAACCGCTTTCTTTAGTAAGTAAATGAGAAAAACCTTTATCTCCACTACCACTATAAATCTTTCCTTCTAAAGCAATAGAAACAGTAGCTCCTATCTGGCGGCCAGCTCCATCTCTTTGGTATTCTTGAGATATGCTTATTGATGGAATTGGATATCCACTATTAGCAAGAAAACTAAAGTTTCCGTATTTTATATAAGCTCCATTTGCCATAAATAATTTCCTAAATTAAAAAGTCCTAAGTATTTCCGAATAAATTAGATCCAGCAGGGTGATTTAATTGATTAATCTGAGCAGAGGCGCTCCATAATGTCGTTTTTCCAGCAACTCCTGTGGCTTGAATAGCTAATCGAGGCATTAATGTTTGATTAGCATCATTGTCTATGTATGTTGCAATACCCATACCAGCAGGCATCCCAACTGCTCCAATACCAGTAGCATACACATTAATATTCTCCTTGCCTAGTTTAGTGAATATTCCTCCATCTGCTGATCTAAAAACACATCCTTCAATAGTCATGCCAGCAGCAGATTTTGGACCAGTAACGGTTTGTGTGGTGGTACCATCTTGCCAAATTACTGATACAAAAATCTTATAGTTCCATACATTATCATAATCATAACCATTTGTGTTTTTTAAACTAATGGTATTATATTGGCTTACGTCATTACTGCTATTTTTACCCCAGTCTGTAGTAAGTTCAGCTATGTCGTTGCCTACTGTGCGGGATCTTAGGTAATATTGGGAGAACTGAGATGATCCATCATACAAAGATGATGAATCTAAGAAAGAACTTGATGCAAAAACGTGGCTGTGGTATGTGTAATTAATTTTGGGCCTGTATCCAAATTCAATACCTCTGAGAGTCCTGAGAACAGGACCAGTGTTGTTAGTAACCCATGTTGATTGAGGCACTTTCAAACTATTAGATAAGTCCCACTTAGTTGAGTCAAAAACTAAGAACCGGCCATCACCAGACACTCCGACCATACTAAAATTTGACCTATCTTGATTGGATAGCCCAAGATCAACCCTAAAAGTATCACTGCCGCCCAAAGAGGTTGTTGTAACAGAAAACGGCCACAATCCACTAAATTGGGTCTTGAGATCTAATAGGCTAGAAAAAACATTGCCACTATTATCTACTCTGAGATATAGTCCAGAAATACTATTATTCCCTATTCTTAATGACTGGGTGTGTGTTTTACCCTCAACATACAAATGCGATTGACTTGCTATTCCGGCATAAGTATCAGGAATAACGTTGATCGCAACCTGTCCGCTAGCGGGATTGATGTGTAATCCACGTCTGGTGTTTAATTGTCCAGAATTGATGACAGAAAATTTATTACCCAAACCCAAATTATTAAATACGGTATCTATGTCTTTATTGGAGCTTAATAATATGTTGTATCTTGTGTCATTAGTACTAGTAGCTAAAACATCATAGGACACAACGCCGGTAGACCCCATCACTAATGTAGATTGATTATCAATCCATCTATAGCTAGTGTTACCAGTAGCCCATGAATTAGCATTAGAAAATAGTATACTATAAGCCCTAGAGCCAAAGCTTGTTAGATTACCAGAATTATTAACATATAAAAATGTACCAGTTAAGCTAACTGGCAAAATCATTCCACTACCAACAGAGAAATTATTAAAATTACCAGAATTGCCACTTATATTAAAAAAGTCAATTCTATTTCTACCAAAATTTGTTTGAAGCAAGGTTCTGGCGAAATCTGATCCTCCGCTTCCTCGTACCCTAATGCCATAAGTATTACCTTCGTCATTGACTAATAGTCCAGATGAAGTGATATAAAAACCATTGGCCCCATCAAGATTAAAGCCCATTGTAGATGTTGTTGGATCATACTGAACTTCAGTAATACCACTAGCAACCTTATTATTTACTCTATACATTAATCCATTATCGGTTCCAGATATTCTGACCGGAAGCTGCCATGTGCCATAGCCATTGACGTTTGTAGTTAAAACATATTGATCTGGTGCAGAAAAACCTATTCTTACGGTGGATGTGCTCGTTAGTCCACTGACCGAGAGTGCAGCCGTGGGGTTGTCGGTATTAATACCAAAATAATTACTATTTAAATCCATATTAACTACAGAGGTATTATCACTACTAGATTTAATAATGAAATTATCTTGTACTGAACCTGAGTTAAATACTGTTTTATCGTTGTCTAAAATAATTTTATTGTTATTATTAGTTCCCACATATAATGTATTATTGGCTACCCCACTCATGCCATATCCGATAACAACATTTTTAACCCCAGAAACAGTATTATTATTTCCAATAACAACGCCGCTACTAAAAATATAGTTATTATTAGATCCAACGATGATATTATCAGAACCATAGGTGGGATTTGTTTCTGGACCACCAATGCCACCACCTTGCTGGTATGGCATAATTAATCCGCTTATGGAAGGTGATGGAGAATTATTATCATCGAAAGCCTGATTAATAGAATAATAGCCATTACTACTATCCATACTAATAGAAGTAGTGAACGTAATAGTCGTTGTATCTATATCTTCAACAATGTCCTGAATTTCTCGAACGAATGTATTAGTTATAGAAGGAGGATTTTGAACATAAATTAGTACCGTATCTCCTATAGTGTATTTGTTAGCAACGTTCAGCGAACCAATAGTAACACTATTAGCAAATGGGCTATTCGTAGTAAATTGGTGGCGTATGGAACCAACTGTATTATTTTTACCATAAATAATATTATTAGTTCCATGGGCTTTGTTTGATGTGCCGACTATAATACCGCTTGATACGGCTGCGTTATGACCAATAACGATATTACCACTACCAAAAACATCCATTTTACGATCTGCAGTATTAAATACTACAGACTCTTGACCTATTACAGATATTTTACTTCCTAGTGTTCCAACCTTATCTCCAACAATAAAGTTAGAATTACCAACATTATATGTGTTAGAAGAATTTTTAAGATTATTGTATGACCCTAAGATATTTGCATTTGATCCTGATACCGAATTTTTATTACCTAAAAGAATATCGGCATTACCATTAGAAATAATGTTATGGACACCAGCAACTATGGAATTATTTACTGAGCCATTAGTTCTTCTGGGAGTTCCATATATAGAACCAGCTGAATCGATATAAACCCCAGTTTGGTTATTTAGTACTCCAAGCACTAGGTTGTTGTTGCTTGTGGACGGAACAGCATTGATACTACCCAATACTAAGTTATTAGATACTGTTCCACTTAAATTATTAGTATTGCCAACAACCAATGATCCTGTAATATCTTTAGTAACGTTAGCTTGTCCTACCAAAAGCAGGCTGCTTGGATTTCCATTGGACAGATTGTTATTAATACCAACAAGAATACTATCTTGCAAACCGCTTTGAATAGCATTGCCTAATCCAACAATAACACTTCGATATGAATCTTCACTGGTTATATTATTTCCAATAAAAATACCACTATTAACATTAATCACTGACTGATTAGATCCAATGACTATTAAACTATTACCAGAAATATTATCAGAACTTCCATAAACAACAGTGTTGGTTCCGGTGAGGCTTACGTACGAACCTACTATACTATTGTTATTACCCGATAAGCTATTAAGATTACCTATGTAAATATTATAGTCACCAGTATTATTAATATATGAACCAAGAGCTATGCCAGAAATTCCAGAAGATACGGAATATTGAGCCAAGCCTACTGAGTAGCTTGCTAATAAATCGTTATTTCCTCCTAATAGCACGTTCTGTGATCCAGACAAGCTATTATTATTGCCGACCAATACATTAGACAACCCAGAAATTTTTATCTGATCACCCATTCCAATGTTGTTATTGCCCACTATACTAGCACTATTAATTAATGCTAAAGTTTTAATACCGTTAACATAATTTAAATTACCAATTAAAATACCACTAGTAGACAATCCACTATTATAAGATCCTATATTAGTAAAGCCAACTCCAGTGATTGAGTTTGTACTTCCAATTACTTCATAGTTAGATCCAGATATTTGATTTCTTCCGCCAAGAACTATGCTTTGTAGATTACCAACAAAAATTGGTTTATTAACTCCAGTTTCATCAACTGTGAAAATTAGTTCGCCACTAGTAAATCCAGTAATTGGATCTAGTATGCGGGACATTATCTGGCCATAAGCTATTTCTTCATAGTTGGTGTCTCTTCCGGCTAAATTAATAATAGCTGGATAACTACCGCTTTGTGGAGCAGTTTGTGGGTTGTGTACTAATAGTAGGGTTACGCCAGTGGGGCAATTTGTAACACTCTCAACAATAAGTCCATCTTTGGCGCACGGAGCAACAATATGAAGAACAGCATCTGGTAATCCGGTGCCTACTCCTAAACGACCAGTAGAAGCATCAAAATAAATTAGGCCATTATTTCCTGTTCCTGATATACTAAAATCAATATTTTTCTTATTATTATTAAAGCTTGTGGCTATTCCAGATGTTTCAGATAGTCTGATGTCTGGAGTGAGTCCGGAGCCAATAAGCAATGTACCAGAAATTGTTTCATTCATTATAGTATACCTTGTTTTAAGCTAAATTTCGAACATTATCAATAGAGCCTTCGGTGCTATCTCTTAGTGTAGTATTTACATTATTTAATCCGGCATTAATTTGATCAATAACAAACTCCTTAACTCTTCCTTCCATTCTTGCAAAAACATCTGCACCAGAACCGAAATTTACTGTTACTGTATGATTTCCTCTCATATTTATTACCGGATTAATATTTTTCAATTGATCAATAAATGATTGGAATGTGCTTGTAAATAGGCTAATTCCATCAAGATTGGTTTTATCAGGGTTTCCTTTATTAGATACACCACCAGCCAATTGTTGATTATATTGCTGTATCGCGGCGGAGGCTGTGTTTAAAGCGGTGGTAGCTGTATTTAAAGCATTACTAAATTGGAGAGCATTATTATTTAATACTGTCCATATGTTATTATTTTGTGCTGGATTTTGGCCAGATGGAACATTTGGACTATTGGCCGCTTGTGCCACTGCAGCTCTTTGATTTCTTCTGTCTCTTTCAGCCTGTTGAGCTTCTTGGTTAATTCTTCTCATCTCAAAGAATTCTTGTGTTCGCTGAACGCCGGGAGTATTGATAGAGCTTGTTAGATATCTTGGTGTTCCAGTTTGTTGATTCTGTGCACCTCTCGTTGCTGTTTGGGCCGATCCAAACATGCTTTGTATGGCTTGTAGCAAGTTACCGAATATGCTATTTTGTGCTGGGGAATTTTGATTATTAGCAGCCACGGGAGTATTTCTACTAGCTAAAGCATTACTATAAGCTGTTGTGTCTGATGGCCTGCGATTTCTTCTTCTATATAATGTTCTGTCATTCTCTTCTTGTTCTCTGCTGTTTCTATTTATTCTTCTAGCTTCAAAGAAATCCTGAGTTCGTTGAGTTCTTGGTCCATTAATACTACTAGTCATATAAGACGGAGTGCCGGTTTGATTATTATTAGAGGAGCTAGAACTAGTAGTAGCATTTGCAATATTTATAGCTGCTTGAGCCACATTGATAATAGCTTGTGCTATGGTGCTCTGTGCTGTTTGTTGTGGTTGGTTTGGTTGTGCTTGACTAGAACTCATTGCAGATCGAGCATAGGACCCGCCCCTGGTTTGCACAGAGATGCCACTTGTAGATCTAGCTCTACGGTCTTCAATCTGTTGTTGTCGTGCTGCTGCAAAATTATCTTCTCTAGCTTTTTTATCATCATCTCTTTGCTTTTTCTCTGCTTTTTTGCGATCTAAATATTCTCTTCTATTTGATGCTAGTTCTGCTGCAGTAATACGACCACCTCTTCGATAGTATGATACTATTCCGCCATTTTCATAGTTCCCACTATTAATAGATTGTAATAGTGGAAGGTGTTTTTGAGTAGAGGCTCTGTTTACAACAAACTCACCGGGCGTAAGCATTGCGGGTACTGTGTCGGTGCCACGAGGCTGATAATTTACTAATGTTCCTGTTGAAGCATAAATTACACCACCAGATGATTTATTCTGTGGAGCCATAAATTTCTGATAAAAATCTAATGGAGATGTAGGGTATATTTGTTGTTGTGGATCATTTGTGGTTACGGGTGACTGGTAGACACCTTTATCTGCTAATTTTAAAATATCTGGATTTAATCTGACATCATTTCCTTGATATCTAATTATCATATCAGAATTTCTGTTTACTCTCTGCATTATCATTTGAGATTTTGTGGGGTCTTCCGCCATTCTTGCTTCTGGTAGATCTTGTGGATCTAATTTACCTTCAGATATTAACTTATCTGATACTTGTTTACGTTGAGTCATCAATGTTTCTTTATCTATTCTTCCGCTGGATAGAAGATTTTTTAATGCTTTGCCTCCGGGTTCAGTTAGCCCTTTGAAATAACCATATTTTCCTGGTTGTAATGAATCTATTTCATCATAAGCTTCAGCAAAAGATAGTTTACGAGAAGGAATAATTAAACCACCCATTCTTTCAGGATGTAACTGATCATACATATAACTCTGTATTCGTTGTATGGCAAATAGTTCGTCTCTATCTAATTGTTGTTTTGGAGATAATCTATCTATTTTACCAAAAGATAGTTTTGAGGCTATTTTGCGTAATAATGATGCTTTAGGAGACGCTTCTACAAAAGCTCGATTAGTTCTTCCTTGTGAAGAAGATATTATAAATGTTTTACTATCAACAGTTCTACCTTTCATATTATCTTCGCCAGACTTAGCTTCAATCATCATATCAGTCATTCTTTTAACTAACATATCCTTAGCTTCCACTGGATCAACCGGTCTTCCTAGTCTTTCAGAGAGTAATTTTGCTATACTTTCTATTTCAGTTCTATCTTGGGCTAATTTTGCTTCAATATCTTTTGGTTTAACGGTTTTTGGAAAATCTTTACTAAATAATGGTCTCTCTCCATCTCCTAATAAATTTGGTATATTTTCTTGACTATATTGCAGAGCTTTAAGATCTCCTACAGAAGGAGCACTTGGTTTCACTATAGAGGTCGGTGGTTTCCTCATGGATCTGCCTGATCTTGGCACACTAGCAAATTTTTGACCTCTTGCTCCTGTAGCTTTTGCTCCAGCCATTTTTGCTGAACCAATATCAGCAAGCATATTTAAGCCAGCTGAAAATCTTTCATGAAACGGAGCACCCAACATACCAGGACCTTCTGACGGGTCTGCTAGTAAGTCGGTATGTGTTTTCTTCCATCTTTCCATATATCGTTCTTCTGCTGATGTTGAGTATCCCACTTTTGCTGGATTTTTATCAGCAATATCATTTAAATTAAACGGGATTCTCATACCATCTTGAGCATAAATTACACCACCATTGGCTTTCATCTGGGGTTTCAAACTATTTGGAACAAAAGGTTTTCCTTCTTTGCTTAGCCTGCTTTGATCATATATGGAGACCATAGGTTCGCCAGTACCCGATAATTTTCCTGTTGTATCTTTGGCTCCTGGTATACCAGCTTTAACCAATAGTTGTCTTACCTGTTCTTCACCTAATTTATCTGCTCTTGTAGCAATTTCTTGAGGCGATATTTTTGATAAAGAAATACCATTTTCTTGCTCTAGAGTTTTCTTTATGGTTTCAGAATATCTATTCTTAAGCAAATCAACAACGTCTTTGAATGTCATGTCTTTCAGATTTAAATCTACGTTGTCATAAATAGGACCTGTTTTCCCCCATTTGCCTGAGAACTGACGAGTTTGTCTAGATAAGTTCTGTTCAGTAAATAATTTTTCTATGACTGATAAAATTTTAGAGTTACCGCCAAGAGTTTCTGTAGCCTCAGGAAAATCACCTATACCACCACTGACTCTTACTGGATACACATGCTTATTTGCTTTACCCATTGCTGCAAATCTTGCAGCGATTCCTTCGTGACCTTCAAATCCAGTATAGAAACCACCGCCTAATATACCTCCGCCTTTGGATGGATCTATATCATCTATAGTATGTCCTGTGCCGTGATATAAAATTTGATCAATCTGATATAGGTCTCGTCTGTTATCACTGTTAAATTTAGATGTTGATGATGATTGAGTAGTTTTTATAACACCCTTTTCTTCTAGACTACGAAGAAGCGGTAAAGCTTTATCAGCTTTTGGTACATCTAATGGGGCGCTAGCTGCTGGTCTACTTCTTAAAGAAAATTCCTCCATAGCTTCTTGACTAGCACTCTTAATATCTGGTCTTACAGAAGCATTATTATTAGGAAGTGTGGCGGGCATTCTGAGAGTATTTTTCATAAAAGGAGAGAGTAGCTTACGACCCGCCTTATCAACACCAAAACCACTAGCTATAGATCCCAATAATGAAGCCTGCCAGTGCTCCTCGGTGATATCTTTCATCTGTCTATTTGTTTCTGGAGCAAAAGCATTCAAATAATTTTCTTGAGCTTGATATACTGCGGTCCCTGCTCCTAAGCCAATAGCAAATCCACCAGGACCCGTGGTGGGTAGTCCTAAAAGTCCAGCACCCAAACCAGCTAAACCTGGAAGTACGGACTTAGCAGCTCCGTACATAAAAGCTTTACCTTCTTCAGCTAACTTCTCATTATTAAAATTACTAATTGGAGATGAGGTTAATGTGGAAGCTGAACCCTTTCCTTGACGATTCATCATAGGATTTAATGGTCTTGATGGATCAAATCCTTCTTGAGCATAAACTACTCCACCCTTAGCTTTCATTTGAGGCATCAACGAATCTTTATTTGGTAAGATCGGCTGAGCCCCATATGGTGCGTTTGGAGCAAAATGATTTTTATATTGGTCTAAATAATTTTCTAAACCCTGACCACCTTTGGTATTATCAGGTATTAACGAATAATACAATCCTTGAAGTTGTCCAGCAACAGTGTTATCCATATGCCTAGCTCTAGGACCGACACCAAATGGCATGGGTGGACCATTAAGGGGAATTTGTTTGTTTCCTCCTAATTTTTCTTGTAAAAATTCATGAGCATCATCCGCCATACTTTCTACTGGACTCAAGTCAAATTGTCTCCAGGCCCTATCAGCTTCTGGAGTAAAAGGATCAGGGTATTTTTCTGATTGTTGATGTGCTTGTATGGCCTTAGTTTTATCCAAAGGAACAGCAAATCCCTTTTGTGGAGCAAATCCGAATGGCATAGCTATTGGTGGCTCTGGAATTTTTGTCATCTCTCCGCCACCAGAAGCATAAACTACTCCACCTCTTGAGAGTGATTGTGGAGTTGCTGCTGGTTGCTGACCCATATCAAAAGGATTAGCTTTTGGTTGTTCTTGTTTGGCTAAGATTGATTTTGCCGCTTCGCTAATTCTTGGAAATCTTTTTAGGTCTATGTCAAATGCTTTATCCCTACTAAATTGTCTTAGATAATAATCAATATTTAAAGGATAAGGATAAGGCTGAGTTTGTTTTTTAAGAGCTTGTATGATATCTTCTTTGTCTGTGGTATCATTGTATAAGATACCTAATTTCTTAAATTCTTTTTCTTCCTGTGTTCGAATCTGTCTCTCTAAAGATGCTTTTCGTTGAGCTTTGCGAGCATCAAAATTAGTATCAGCAGAACCGTCTGGTTTAGTTGGCATTGTTCCGCCAGTAGCAGCATAAACTACTCCACCCTCAGCAAGCTTTTTGATATTCCCACCTTTACTCTTATTAATAGCTTGTAATAAAGGTAAATTGGCTTGGGTAGCAACTCTGTTCACCACAAACTCACCCGGAGTTAGCATCGCCGGAACAGTATCAGTACCTCTAGGTTCATAAGGAATCATCATTCCATTTGAAGCATAGACCATACCTCCACTACTAAAGCCCCTGCCCATCTGTAAAGCGGCAGCATTAAGAATATTATCAAACCTATTTCTAATAGCATCATTTATTGCTTGTATTGCATTAGGGCCTTGATTCAACCCAAATCCTGCAAAATTACCTCCAGGCTGTCTCTGTTGTATATCCCCAATAATCAAAGTAACAATTTGTGCAACTGTCTCTGGCAACCCTTCAGTTCTTCTTAATAATTCATCTAATTTTTCATTTGCTGTTTTGTCAAATTGTGGAATAGTTGAAGTTATTTTATTAATATCTGTAGCTTTTGTATTTATGTTGGAAAAAGCCTTAGCATTATTTTGTTCTAATGATGATGTTTTATTAGATAATGTCGGTATTTGCTTATTTGCTGTTTCACTAGTAATTTTTGCTATAGTTGGAACAGTATCGGCTGTATTTTTTGTATTATTAGCTATTTGTTGTTGTAGTCTAGTATTTAATTCTGTTGCTCTAATCGATCCTGATTTTTCTGCAGATGAGGTCGGCTGTCTGTTAGAGAAAGCGTCACTTCCGCCACCCTCCGCTCGATAAATTACCCCTCCACTACTTTTATTAATACTTTGTAACAATGGAAGATTTTGACTTGTGGCCTTAGCATTAACAACAAATTCTCCGGGCGTTAGCATAGCAGGAACAGTGTCGGTTCCTCTTGGAGAATATGGAATCAATGTTCCGCCAGCAGCATAAACCACTCCTCCGTTACTCATACCATTTGCTGGAGCACCTTGTTGATTTCCTTGCTGTTGGAATATGAAACCAACTCTTTCCTTATTCATTCCTAATTGTTCTAGTCTAGCTTGATTAGCAGGACCATCTTGAGATGCTGATACTAATCCTTGTCTTAATAGTTGTTGTTGAATAGCGGATTGACGACGTATTCTTCCTTCTGGGCCAAGTCTTTCAGCAGCCTCAATTTGTTTTTCAATTCTACTCAATTGCTTTTGAGTTTTAACTGCCAAGCCCCTTTGTTTTTTCAGAACTTTGTTTCTTTCGTCTAGTGTCATTTGTGCGGTGGCTGAGCCACCCATACCAGAGCTAGCTCTAGTTAACTGTTCTATTTGATCTCCACTAAGCTGTAATAGTCCTAGTTCTTGTTTACTATATTTACCGCTAGTTGACATCATTTCTAATAATAGTGAGCTATTCTCTTTAGAGATAGGCTGGATAACTTCTTTAGCTATTTCTGGAGATAATCCAGCAGCACTTAAAATAGCCATGTCTTTTTCATCATTTCCGCTCAGCTTGAATTTTCTATTTAATGTCTTACGAGCATTTTCTGACCATCTAAAGAATGATTCAGGGTTCATATCTTTTGTTGGTCTGGGTACTCTAGTAATTTCTGCTATGGCCAATTGACCGTCGGCCTGTTTTTTAAGTTGTGTTTTAGCAACTCTACTTTGGTATCTTGCTTGAGCTAATGCTTCATCTTTGGCTGTTTTAGCTTGATTATCATTGTATGACTTCCATGCTGCTTGTCTTTCGTCTGGGCTGAGTTTTTCTGCTTCTTTATTTCTGTCAATAATTTTACTATCAACTTTAGCAACAGCTGCTAGTGCGGCTTCTCGTTCTTTGTCGTATGAATCCTTTAATCGTTTAAGTTCTGCTTCGCTATCTCCTCTATTTTTATTTAGCTGTGACTCTTGTTGATAAACCCCATCCAAACGACGAACTTCATCGATAGCAGCTTGTCTTTCGTCTCTGAAAGTTTGACTATCTTTAATTAGATCTGGCACTGCGGGCTTATCTAAATACTGAGATGCTGCTGCTGTTCTCTTAGATCTATCAGCATTTATAGCATTCTTTCTATCTTCTTTGAATTTATTAAACATAGAGACCCCAAAATTATAAGCTGCTTGTCCAGCATTAGACACTACCGTAACAGCAGCTCTTGTTCTATTTTGAGCTTCAGCTTGTTGTTGTTGAGCTTTTAGTCTAGCTTCTTCTGCTTTTTCTGCAGCTGCCTGAGCAACTCTTTGTGCTTCTAATCTAACCTCATATTCTCTATGTTGATCAATAGCTTTGTCTAATACGTCGTCACCACTACTAAGACCGGCCTTTCTGCTAGTAGTTTTTGTGGTACCCCATAGCATACCACGAGTTTTTTCTGTAACATTTCTAGATTTTGCATCATTTAAATTTTGTTGTAGCTGGTCGTACCGTTTAGTCCCAACTTTTTCTTTGGCTAAAGCTTTTTCTAAATTTATGATCTGTCTAATATAAGTAGCTTCTACTGCTGTTAATCCAGATAAATGTCTTTCATCTCCAGAATATTGTCTATTAGCAATGTTTGATACAGATATCTTTCGTCCTTCACTATTTAAACTTTCTCCTTTACTAGCTCTTCTCCTAGTTTCATTAAGTTCAGCAACAGTAAAACCCATCTGGGCCATAGTGGTAATTGGAGACATAAATCCTGTAGCTGCTCCTCCTAAAATAGTATTATTGGTTTGAGCAGCTTGTTCTCGTCTACTATCTACATATGTATTACGTCCTCCTAAAGCAGCATTACCAAAACCATATAGAGCGCTTGATCCTTCAGTCAATATATTAATTCCAGAGTTGAAAGCTGCTGTACCTCCAACGGCCTTAGTGGCTAAACTAGTTGCTCCTCTTCCTGCTCTGGCTAATAGGGTATTGCTAGCATTATAATTTGTTGCAGCCGAACTGTACTGTGCCAGCTGTTTAAGTACATTTTGCTGCATTCTCTGGTAAGCAGCACCACTTGTGCTGGCAGGAAACATTGCCCCTTGTTGCGCAGCCTGCCATTGGGTTAATTGATTAAGGATAGCAGTTGGTCTGATCGGAGCATGTCCAATGTTACCAAATGCTCTCCCCACATCTCCGACCTGCCTACCAGCCCATCCAGATGTTCTAACAAAAGCTTTGTGTAGCCCATTTTCCATATGTCCGACGGCACCACCAAAAGTTGGAAACATACCGCGTGGTCTAAAAGCTCCAGGATTTCTAGCACCAAACATTCTACTCCACATTGATGGCTTAGGACTAGTACTTTGTGACGGATATGCTCCTTGGGCCATTCGAGAAGGATCAAATCCTCCAGCAGCGTAAACTACACCGCCCATACTATAAGCATCAGCTCCATTATTAATTGCTCTTAGTAGCGGAAGATTTTGTTGAGTAGCACTTCGATTAACAACGAACTCTCCTGGCGTTAACATTGCAGGAACAGTATCAGTTCCTCTTGGTTGGAAATTAACATACTGTCCATTAGACGCATAAACCATACCACCAGTAGCAAGTTTAACTACTGGTTTCATATCGGGCATCTTTGCCTGACCTCTAGCCATAAGCCATTCTCTATTAGGAATATCTCCAAAGTTTGCTAATCCGCCAAGTTGTCTGTGGGCTTCTGTTGCTGTAGTATATAAAGCACCATCGAAATTAGATGCTAAGAATTCTGCTCTTTCATTTGGAGTAGTAGCAGGGTCGTTCTCATTAAGATAGTCTTGACCAGCCCAAGCACCATTTCCACCATACCATTGTGATAAATTATTCAAATTAGTCATTATCATCTTAAGAGCAGCAGGCCCAAATAATGGTAGTTGGGTTTGTCGTTTTTCTAAAATAGTGCCAGTTTTTGGATCTGTAACATTATGATTAGCTCTAAAATTAGGAATGTCTGTCATTAATTTTTGGAAAATTCCCTGACGAACTGATCTATTTCCAAATTCATGATAAGGATTAATAGCAAGATCAACTAATCCTTGGTAATTCTTAGGAACATCCTGCTCATTCATATCTGTTAAATCGATAGAGCCATCAGCTCCAATTTTAGCTAATTTGCTTCCCTTAAGATCAGCCCCAAGCTGTTTAGTAAAATCTTCACTAAACTGTTGACTACCCATCTCATTAAAGAAAGATCCAGAACCTAATGACCTAAAGAGATTTTCTATAGAAGATCCACCACCTAAAAATGATTTAATATAATTAGTACTACCAGAAGCTAGTTTGTTAAAAACAGCAGAGGCGCCTGTTGCTAAAATATTGGAATCTCTTAGTGCTGCAAATTCTCTTGAATTTCTGGGAGCCATGCCATGAATTTGTTTGACTAAATTACTAAAAACTCCACTGATACCAGAAGCCGTATTCTTAGCTTTGATTGGATCACTAATATTAGATAATGCTCTTCCAAATTGACTATAAAGATATCCGGATGGTATTCCTGGTCTACGTCCAAAAATGCCTAAAGATGCTTGTGCTATTCTTTGCACTGTTGGACCAAGATCAGCTTCGCTTATACTTTGAGTTTTTGATCCTGGGGTATTGATCTGGGAGCTTTTTTCTTTGGCTAAACGACCAAGTTGCCCGGCAGCATCTTTTGCTGATGCTACTACAAATGGACTAATATCAAGATTTTGAAAAGTATTATCAATACCATAATATAAGTCGTCAGGTAAATATAATGGCTTATCATTCATAACCTTGAGCAGGGCTGGTCCCAAAGCTAAAGATACCCCATTAATTTTTCCAGCTAAAGCATCGGCATTGGGATCATTATTGCGTAAAGCTTGCATGTAGTCTAGAATGGACTGAGGATCTTTAACGCTTATTCTCTTGGCTAAATCTTGTGGTTGGTATGGTCCGGGAAATCCTGTAAAGAAGGATTTGTCTGGGAAATTAGCATTTTTAAATATATTGAGAGCATCATCGTGCTTAGGGTCAATAATAAAAGCGTCATTTAATGGTCTGGTATTATCTAGTTCTTTTTGTCTTAAATCAAATAGTCTACCACTATATTTGGTATAAGCAGCCTTATAATTGAAGCTTACTTTGTCTAGTGGTGCCGGTAATTTAGCAGCATACGGTTGTAATCCTAGTGAGCTAATATTAAACCCATAGTCTTTACCAGATGCTCGGTCTTTAGCTTGTTGCTCTTGTTGTTCTTTAATATTTTGTAAGAAAAATTCTGGTTCAATATTAGCTATCCATGGAAATGAGACTGTTGGTTTGGTTAGTCCGTTTTCACTAAAGTTGATCGGGAATGGATCTCCGTCTGCCCAGCCTGCTGCTCCACCTATTCTTGTTAGTGTTGCAATTCTAGCATTTTCTTTATCTTTTGGAAGCTGTTGATCTATTGGTCTAGACGATAGCTCTGCTACTCTTTTAGCTAATTGGGGTTCTAATTGTTTAGATAACAATGAAAACTTACCGGATGCATCATCTAGTCTTAGCTGAGTATTATCTATCAACTCTCTTTCTGAAACATCAAGATCTTCTATTAATGATCCACCCTCATAAATTTTTTGTAGTTTTTGTTGTAAAGAAATAAGTTTATTATTTTTTTCAGTGTTTTTAAGCCAATTAATTTTATTACCAAAAATATCTGTGGTGGTATTTTTAAGTAGAGATAGATTTTCTTTTTGAGTGTCTCTTAGTTCGCTAATTTTTTTGGTTTCAGTAATCCATTTAAATGTGTCATTATCTGTTGGAACGTCGTTAATAAAACCTCTTTGAGCAAGTTTTGCTGCGTTGGTTAGTTTCCCAGCAGAGACCGTTCCTTGTATATCTCCATATATTCTAGTTGTATTTCCAGCTCTATCTGAAGCTTCTTCTGATTGTCCGGTAAATGCTCTGCTGTTATTAAAGATTTTCTGAATTCCATCTGTGCTTTCTGTGGCTTGCTGTCCTATATCAGTAGCTCCTCTAGATAAAATCAAGCCTACCGGTTTTGCGCTGCTTAAATTAGGATTATATGGAAAGCCGCTCTGGCCGCCGGAAAGATCATCTGGAGAACTAAATTCAAAGCTTGATGGATCTGTACCCCAAACTCTACCAGGAGGAACAACACTAATAAGCCCATTGATAATATCTCTATATTTAGACAAATCATTCTTAGCAATATTTTTAGTATTAAATTTTCTATCTGATAATAAGTATCCTAGCTCTCTATTACCAGCTGGCCATAAATTAGGAGGTGGTGTGTTTTTATAAACATATTCACCATCTATGGAGTTAATATCAATGATCGGAGCAGACCCAGGTACTAATTTACCACTGGTCTCAAATGGAATTTTATCGTTTGTTTCATCAAGACCAAACCCAAAATAACCTCCGACTCTACCAACATAAGTCTTTTTAAATTGAGCACTGTGATATTGGTTAGCTGGTGATTGTAGTCTAGTGAAATTTTTCCATCCAGACCTAATCATAAATGGTTTATCGTCTCCACTAATAATATCTTTTATTATTTTATCTTCTGGATCAATATATTGCTTTTCGCTATTCTCTAAGTTCTTGGAGTCTAAATACTCACTCTTAAATACGCTACTAACATATCCACCAGAAGAATAATAATTAACGCTGCCGCCCTTACTATAGCCACCACTATTAATGCTTTGCAATAATGGAAGATTACGAGATGTAGCAGCTCTGTTGACCACGAATTCGCCGGGAGTAAGCATTGCTGGTACAGTGTCGGTTCCTTTGGGCTGGAAATTAACCATTGTACCAGCGGCAGCATAAATCATGCCACCATTGGCTTTTCCAGCTGCTGGTACTGGCTGATCACCACCTCTTAATGAAATAGATCTAACATTCTTAGCAATATCGTCTAATTGACTGCTCTGAAATTTAATCGAGGCGCCAGTTAAAGCTTGGCTCAATGCTGCTGCTGATTTGGTAGCAATATCATTAGCCAAAGTACTATTAAGTTGTGCTAGTAAAGTATTAGCTCTAGCTTGTTCACTAATTGCCTGTTGATATTGCTGCATAGCAGCTTGAGTTTGAGGGTCGGCCTGTGGATTTCTTAAAGAATTAATCACCTCTTGCATCATTGGATTAATACCAACACCAGACTCTCTAGCCATACTCTCTAGTACATTAGCTTTAATATTATTGCCCTGTTGATTATTACTTAAAAATGGCAATAAATCATTTAGAGCGCCTAGTGTTTCTTTTCTTTCGCCAGCAAAAGCAACTTGTGCTGCGCTCATGGCCTCTGCATTTGTGGCTCCTTGCGCTATAGCATCATTATATGCCTTTTGTGCACCAACACTGTTGTTGATAGTATTTAGTTGACCATTTATATTATTTTGTAATCTAGCCATAGCACGTTCTAAAGAATTAACTTCTTCTGGTGTGCTAGTTACTAGCTTTTCAATGAATCCAACTTTGCTAGCTTGTTTCTGTTGGGCTTCTTGTATTTTTCCTAATGCTGCTGAAGCAACATCGCCATTTTCTGCTAAAGATTTTAATGCTGCAATATTTTCTCTTAATGCAACATTAGTGTCTAATAGTCCGCTCTTAAATTTAACAAAATCATTAGCCCCAGCTAATCCTCTATTACCAGCAGAATTAGCCGATGATTCTAGTGATCGTCGTTGGCCTTCTAATGACATTATGTTTTTGGCTATAGCATCAGCATCCGTTAAGCCACCAGTTTGTTGAGCTATGCCAACATTTCTTGCTGATCTAACAGATGAAACACTAACATCTTTACCAAGGGCGCGAGATACTTCCATATTGCCACGAATCACCAATTCACTTGATCTTCGTAGTCTTTCATTGGTATCGATTTGTAGATCTATTAATTGATTAATTTTTTCTGAATACGAATTTAGTGAACTCTGCCAATGTTCTAGTGCTTTAAGTGCAGATTCTTGTGCTCTTTTGCCGCTCTCCAGAACCTTGCTTAATCCTGGGATTTTTTCCATTAAATCATCAAAATTTAGATTCTCATCTCCGCGTTTTCTCATTTCGTCCAACGCGGTCTTAACTTGTTCTCCAAGTTTGTTCCCAACATCAGGAGGCAGTTGTAGTTTAGCAATTTGTTTAGTAACTTGTTTTTCAATATTGATACCAATTTGCTCATTGCTAGCTGCTGGATTATCAGTAAGAGTTTTATTAATACTAGACATTATGCTAGTTTCTAAATTATCTCCAACTGATAATAGTCCCTTAACTAAATTACGTTCCCCAGTAAAGAAGGAAGAAGCTTGATCCCTAGCAGCATTGGTTTCTAGTCCACCATATGCTCTTGGATTTTGTAAAATATTCATGGACTTAAGAGATGTATCACCAGTTTTAGCTTGTCCACCAAGAGATGCTGATATGAGATCCATATCTTGAGACATTTGTCTTAAACTAAAGCTTGTTCTCTCAATAGCTTGATCCATATTTTGGAACATTCTTTCCAAACTACGGCTCATATTATTAATATTCTTCTCAAAGTTTTTACTCGCTTTTTCCGTGTCCACGGACTTAGCAGATTTGCGAATCTTGTCTTCAGCATAAAGCGTAGCAATATTTTTGATTTTAGCTTCTTTTTCTGCTGTGGTTAGATTAGTGTCTTGTTGGATTGCTAATATATTAGCATGGGTGGCTTGGTCTGCCATGGCCATTGTTCTAGCAATTTGTTCAAATTCATGTTTTGGTGCTGTTAATAATTCTCTAACACTCAAGCCACTTCTTAATTTATCTTCAATAATTCTTTGCATACTTTGTGCGACTTCAACATATTTTTTAGAGTCTTCTCTGGCTGTTTCCGGTATCATACCCAGAGAGAGCGATGATCTTCTTTCTTCAGCTCTAGAAGATGATTGTGAGCCAGCTCCACTTAAAAATTGTCCCATGCTAGTAGTACTAAGATACGCTGACACCCCCTCTTTTTCTAAAATCTTGCTCCTGCTAGCTGCAGCAGCTTGGGTGTTTATTGTGACAGCAGCTAAGGCATTTCTATCAGCGTCTGTTCTGCCAGCAGCTGGCTTGGAGTTATATACATTTTGCGCAGCCTCAGCTAAGTTTGATGATGTGTTGGAGGTAAAAACATCAGTAATATTAGCCCAAAAAGCCTTGGCTGTTGTTTTATCTGCTTCTACTGATTTTCTAACATTTCTACTAGCTTCAATTAAATTGTTAGTAATATCATCTTGAATTTTAATATCTTTGATATTTTTACTTAGTTTATCAAAGCCTTGACCAACTCTCTCCATTGCATCTTGAACTCTTTTGTCAGCTAATTTTTTCTCAAATTCTATGGCGGCATTTCGAGCATCAATTAAAGCTTGACCAGCAGCTAGTGCGACTGTTGTTAAAATCGTTATCGGACCTAGTAATCGTGTCATTGCTGGGAACATTTCCATCACACCACTACCAATCATGGTGCCAGTAGCCAGCATGTTTGTTCCACCTTGTAAACCAGCAGATATCTGAGCATTTGAAGAGCTAGATTCTGGATTAATCTGTTGTGCAAGTAGGGAGCCTACCATCTGTAGACCAAAGGCCATGCCCATGCTTCTAGCCATACCGCTTTCTGGGCCTCCTCCGGGGCCAGCTGCTCCAGCGGCTCTGGCAGCGGCTCGTGCAGTATTGGCTCTGTCTCTTGCCTCTTGCTCAGCCATGCGTAATGCTTGTCGTGCTAATGCCGCTCTTTCTCTTGCTGTTGCTCCGACACCACGCTCTGCTTCTAATTGTTGTCTAATCTGTGCGGCTCGTCGTGGTATATATGCTCTATCCATCTGAGCTAAAGTATTACGGTCTCTCATACTTTGTTGGATATATCTTTGAGCATCATCTCCAGTTAAACCAACAGCACCAAGATCGACTCGTCCGCCGGTAACTTGAGTAGTTGCTTGTTCGTAGGATTGTCTATTAAATCTTCCTGCTCGTCTTTGTAGTCTTTCTTCGACTTGTTCATTAGAATATCTTGCTGTTGTTCTTCCTCCGCGAGTTACAGTTTGGTTCTGTAGTCGATTTCTTTCTGTTTCCATCATTTGTTGACGTAGCTGATCGGCTCTAGAATCTATTCTCTGTAAATCTTGTCCACCTAAACTACCCAAGGAAGCTCTAGCTCCGCCCGGAGTATCTACAGATGCTCTTCTTGCTCTGATATCTCTATCAGCTTGTTGTCTAATATCCCGTAGCACACTTTCTGCAGCTGCTATTTGTTGAGCTGATGCTCCTGCTATTCTGGCTCGTCTAATATCAGCTTCTGTCGCTTGAATAGCTTGAGCATAAGTAGCCTGACTTCCTCTTTGCATTAACCTTGCAGTATCTCCTGATGCAACACCAAGCTCTTCTAATACTCCTGCTAATTGTCCTAGTTGCTGATTAACGCTATTAACTACTCCAACAACTCTTCGAGCTTCAGAATCATTCATACCACCAAGATCTGGCCTAGCTGCTGGTGGTGGATTTAATAATCCTCCAACAAATAATCTTTGAGCAGCTCCTCCTGCGGCAAATTTTTGTACATTACCAACAGATCCACCCGAACTAAGACCCAAAGCTTTTGTTGCAGCTGCTCGAACGATAAAGCTTCCTACTGGCAAACCTATTGGTCCTATGCTATCACTAGTTCCTGATCCCGGACCTCTGAAAACACTAACACCACCCCGAGCAAAGGATTTCATGCCATTACGATCTGCTTGATTCATTTTTCTTAATTTGTCTAAGCCTATATTTTTTGCTTCTTCTGGTGGAAAGTAAGCTTCTCCAGTGCTAACTAATGCTGGTACAATATTTGAGGAATGTCCACCCGGCGATGGTGTTCCTCCTTGTGGAAACTTTTGAATATCTCCGCCAGCAGAATATGATCTAGCTTTCAAATAATTAGTAATATTCTCTTTTGCTGTTGATGGACCAGTTAATGTTCTTTTAGCATCTGTGGGTATATTTGGTTTTAGTCCGAATAATGCTGCTCGTCTTCCTAATCCTAGCGGGAAATCTATGCTCTTCCCTCCTGTTTCAGCAAATGCGGCCACTGCTCTTTTTTCTGAAAGAAGTCCTCTTAATGATTCTTGGAACGCAAGACCAGCAGCAGTATCTTCGCCCGGCTTATCTAGTGGGCTCCTAGCGCTCTTATATCTAAATGTTGTAATACCAGCTTCGCCTTGAGCTTTTAGTGCTTTAGATTTTAGCTCTGCTGCTCTTATATTTTTTGCATTATCATCAACTAAAACTGATCCAGAAGGTAATTCTGCAGCTTTTAATTTTGCTATTGCTGCTTCGTTTAAATTATTACCACCGACCCCAGTAAATTGAGAAGAAGGTATATTAAGATTTTGTCGTCTAAGAAAAGCTTGTAAAAGACCAAGTGTAGAGCGTGGTCTTGCTGTTAATATTTTTACAGATGGTGTGAGCTGTGGCTTAGCTACTAATAAATCTCTTAATTTTTGACCAAGAACGCTCAGTCTAGCTTTTTTTGATAATAATTGCCTGCCCACTTTTCTCTTGTCATTAAAAGACTGGATATCTGGAAGATCATCAGCACCAAACACTAATGTTCGATCAAAGTCAGCATAAAGAGCTTTGCCTAAACCTAGTTGGCTAAGAATATCTGATACTAATAATCTTTTAGCTCCTTTTTTAACAGACTTTTTAAAATCTTTACCATAAATGTCTAGGTCATTAATACTTAGATTAGCTCTATCCATTAATTTTTTACGAGGAACACCACCCATTACCTGAACGGTTGTGGGTTTTGTAAGTTCTCCTTTATCTCCAACAACCATATCGGTTGGGGCAAATGGAGACCCGTACAAACCAGCAATACCAAATAGTAATCCTGCTGTTTGTCTCTGCTTAGTAACTCCAAGACGTTGATCTACTTCTCCATTTATTCTTCTAGTATAAGCATTTAGAATTTCATCTCTCTTGCGTTGATCATCTGGTGTTCTATTGCGTTGGCCGAGAATCTTTCTCATAGTTACAACATCCATACCCCCTACTCTAGCTGGAGCGGATTGTCCTGTAGTAAGGCCGGTTATAATCTGAGAAGCTGATAGCTTTTCTGCATCTGCTACTGATATTTTTTTGTATCGTTCTTTTTTGGTTCTTCTAACTTCTCCACCAATAGGGAATCTCTGTACTTCTCCACCAATTTTAAAACGATTCGAAAAATCAAATCCAGGAGGTAATTTATCATCATGAACTACTAAACCATCTATAATTGCTGGTTCTTGTTTTTTAGTTTTGGGATTATATCTATATCCTATATTGTCGTTATGAAGATCAATCCCTGTAAGTCCTTCTTGTTTACGCAATCGCTTGATTAGCTCGTTAGCATCTTTATTTTTACTTCTTCCTTTTATTTTCATAACAGCTTTGTCTTGAATAGCAGACGACAAGACTCCCGCATCAATATGAGATGAATATCCAGCTACTCCAGGAACACCCATCGGTAATTGATAATTACCTGTCATACCCATTTTTTCAGCAACATTCTCTCCAAAGAAATTTCCTGCCATCATATTATCGCCAAAGCCCGTGAGAGAAACTTTTAACATTTTCTTATTTCCGATATCAAAAACCGCGTTAGCCATTCCAGATCCCACAAATTTTGGAAATGGTGGTATAGTCACTCCTTGTTTTTTAAGTATTTGTGCAAAATCTCTACCAGCTTTTGGTTTACTTAATATTCTTCTAATAACAGGAGATTTACCTGCATTTTGTTCGAGAAGAGCTTGTGCAGCAGTTTCATTTATATTAGTCTGTTTCTTTTCCTTGGTTACTCCAACATTAGCTAGTTTTTGAACATTTCCGCCCCTAGGGAATCTTTGTATTTGTCCACCAGCTGCCGCACGAACAAAACCAGGAGCCTGTATTTTTTGTCTCTCTTCTATAAACTTATAGAATTGTTTTTTATAGTTTCCAGCCCAAAAATAATCTAACGAACCTATATTTTTATCCAAGTCTTTGGGAATTTCTTCATTTTCTCTAAAGTATCTGTTAATAGATCCTCTTTCTATTCGATATCTTAATAACTTACTAATAAGATCTATATCTTCAGTAGGTGTCGTGCGAAATTTAACCTCTCCAATACGCTTTATAGAATTATTTGTTAGTTTTTGAACAAGATCAACTGGGTAGTTGTTTTTAGAACTAGCTTTGGTCCAATTAGCTCGAAGTTTATTAATCAAAAATTCTTCATATGCTAACCCCCATCTTCCTTCCGCGCTTTGTAGCATACTCACTTGTTCAGAAATACCGGCCCCATAACCACGTTTAATTTCTTGTTGCTGTTTTGTATTTTTTCCTGCTAAATTTTTTAATCTATCTCTATTCTCTTGACTAACATTAATTCCAGCATAATTTTTGAATTTTCCTGTTCCTTTTTTAGCAGAAGAATTACCTCGTAACCATATATTTAAAAAGTCGGTCTGGTTTAGTGGTACTTGTTTAGGAACAATATTTATCGATACTGTATCATCTGGTTCTAAATTAGTAGTATTAATAGCATTTCTGATTGACGGTCCTCCAGATCTAGTTAATAAGGCGGATACTGTTACTGGACCACCCTTATCAAATTTGCTAGCTCTATCGCCTTTATTCATTCTACTAAGATTACCAACTCCAATAGACCGTACAGCTGGTTTGCTCATAACAAACTCGCCAGGAGTTAATTTTGCAGAAACAGTGTCTCCGTTACCAAAACCAGGAACATAGCCTCCAGAAGCAAAGTGTCTAATAGGGCCACCTTCTGAGGCTCTTTGTGTTGGTGCTCCTCTAAAACCTCTTCCAAAACCACCAGCAAATTGAGTAATAGCTTGAGCTCCCCTGAACGCCGCAAATAATCCAACTAATGGAATTAATCCTTTAGCAGCATCTGCTACCTTTATTAAGGCACTGGCCAAGTCTAGTCCAACCTTAACCATATTTTGAAAACTATCAGTATTTCCAACACTTCTAATTAATGCTAAAAATTCTTCTCTAACTTTTGCTATTTGAATTGCTAATGCCATTTGTCCTTTGGCTGCGTCGGCCGATAATGATCCTTGTCCTTGCTGGGCAACCCTCAAAGCGTCTTGTGCGGTGGCGAACTGTTGAATAAGTGGTAGAACCTTGCCAATCTGTCGGAATCCACCAAGCTCTTCCACAATTCTAGAGAAGCTCAAATCTCTAGGATCCAGTTTTGATAATCCTTCACTTAATCTTTGAACAGCAATATATGGTCCAACGAACTTACCCTCTAAGTCTGTTAATGTAACGCCGAACTCTTTGAGGGCCTCGATAGTATCGGCTCTCTGAATTCTTGTAAAAATTGTTCTTAAGCCAGTAGCAATGGTTTCTGCGCTTTCACGAGTTGTTGCTCTAATACTAGTGAATACAGCAATGAACTCATTTAAAGCATTAGTGCCTTCACTAACTCCTTTACCAGCAGCAGCAAACACACCACCGGTACGTTGAATGGCAGTAATAATATCGCTAGCTTCGACAGCGAACTTTGCAGCAACAGCGTTGATTGATCCTAATGATCCTTCTAGTTCTTTGCTGGAAATGCCGAACTGTCTCATTAATGCGATAGAGCCTTCTACCGTCTGATTCATGTCATCGAAAGACGGAGCCAATGCACTTAAGGCCAATGCCTTTAATGCAGTCTCGGTGTCTCGTGCTGTTAAACCTGCCTGAGCTAACGTTACTGATGTTGCTGCTAATTCTTTAGATGAAACACCTAAGCTTGTTGAGAGCTCACTAATTGTACTATTAATTTTACCAAGACTTTCTTTGGCATCTCCGGTAACTTGGCTAATTCTGGTAAGCTGCTGATCATATTCAATAAAAGCACTAACGCCATTCTTAAAAGCATTAGTAATACCAAAGACCACACCCGTAACAACACTAAAAGCAGCAAAACGCCTTATAGCCAAGCCCGCTTGACGACCGAAGTTTTCAATTTCATTACCAGCTAACTGAATATTATTAGCAGTATTTCTAGCAGCATTACCAGCATTACCAAGATTAACATTGATTTGACCAAGATTTACTCGTCCAGCAGCGCCCATAGCCGCGGTTAAAGTTGCAATTGCTCCGGCAGCATTAGTAGCAGTAATTGTAGTTTGAGCTAAAGTTGCATTTAATCTTGTAAGATTTGCTGTATATGCCCCAATGCCTCGTAATGACGCTGCATTGATTCCAACGTTAACTGTGGTGTTAATAGAGCCTAGTTGTCTACGAATATTGGCTGCTGCTTGTCTTACTGATCCTGCGGAAACATTAACCCTGACATTTGCATTAATATTTCCAAGCTGTCTCCTAATTGCTGACGATGCTTGTCTAATAGATGATGGCGATGCAGATACTGCGACATTGGTGCTAATATTCCTAAATTGAGATCTTATATTAGCAACAGATCTTCTAATTGACGAGGCATCTGCTCTGACTTGAACATCAGCAGTTAATGTTCCCAGTCTCTGTCGAATATCTCTTGATAAGTTTCTAATTGAGCCAGCATTAGCTCTTACATTAATTTCTGCTGATAAATTTCCTATCTGACGCCTAATATCATTAGCAATAGTTCTAACAGAAGCCCTATTGAGCGTTGGACTGACATCAACACTAACAGACCCTACCTGTCTTTTAATATCGGCAACAACCGATCTAATATTAGATGGTCCTCGTAAATTAATTTCCGCTGTTAAATTAAATCCTTTTGCCATATTCTATCCTCGTTCTCAAAAAAAGAACACCATGCTGCGTAATAGCAACATGGTGCTCAAGTGTAAATACTTTAACAAAGAGTAATTATCAACTAGCTGGAGTGACTTCTGGTGCTGCTGCTTCTGTAGTGGGGGTAGTAGTAGCATCATTTGGTTTAGTTTCTTCTAGTTTAGTCTCTTCTAAAACTACAGGTTTTCCATCATCATCAAGGAATGGCTCTGTTTCAACAACATAATCGCCCTCCTTATCCACTCTGGCACCGTACTTATCAACAAAGTTGCCTTGTTCGTCAATGAATCTACCATTATCATCTATTAGCCTGCCATCAGCATCAACCAAACGACCCTTCTTATCAATTAGGCGAAGTTTCTCGTCAACAAACTTATACTTCTGTAAAAATTTGTTTTCTGGAAGTGTCTTCTCAAAATTGTTATCCAATCCATAAATCATACTGGCCAATTTTTGAGCACCTAGTAGAGCAACGGGGTCGTCTGCTCTATTTAGATACTCTTCCAAATTCTTAAAATAAGGCTCATTGCTATCTCTATACACCACACAAGCAGATACTAAATAATTAAATCTAGCATTATCAGCTTGACCTTCAGCACTATGATTATCAAGAGATGTTCTGACACTAATTAGTTCTCGTATCTCAGAACGAACTTCTTTCATCTTAAGGGCCAAATTTCTGGCCTCTGAAATACCGAAACCACCCTTGGCTAATCTCTTTTCGCCATCAAGAAGTTCTTGTTGCAGGTTGGTGAACTTGGCCTGTTTCTCTCTGTCCCACAGTCCTTGCTCTTCTAAAAGATCGTCCATCTTGGCTCTTACGATACTCTTGCTTTTAATAGCGTCCGTAAAAGCTTGATTATAAGCCTTCTGGGCCTCTCTCTGGTCATTTAATGACGGAGATCTAACCACAAAATGCTTTTCTGTCCCACCTACTACTGTACTAAAATTTTCGGTCTTCATATTAATTATCCTTCCTTTTTTGATTATCTTGAACTACTCTAAAGTTGTAATGGTATTTGTTTTTAAATAAACCACCATATTCATAAAAGTCATCAGCCACTTCTCTCATTTGTTTATTTCCATGGTTTAGAATTTCATTTCTGGTAAAATCCCAGATATCAGCAAAGTTTTCTTCTTCTGGAGTCAATTCGCCCTCTTTGTTCTGTCCCCACAGAAATCCAAAATGACGCTCCATGCGAGCCAAGGCGCCAATCATTGTGGTTTGAATTCTTCTTTTCATATAAAATTGTAGTCTGTCTGGATTATACATATCATTATCCATATTTATCCTCTTTCCTGTAATTGCTGCATTAATCTTTGTTTAACGTCGGGTAACTGAGCATCTCTAACTGGCGTAGAACTAGAATTTATAAAACCAAGTTTTTGCTGTAAAGTAGCTAGTGATCCTTCTGAATTAAGGTCCAAAACATTCTGTGCCTGTTCCTTGTTTCCAGCCATCAAGAATACTTCATTTGCATTTTTCATATTCCCACTCAATATACTTTCTACACCCTTTTCTTTCTTTTGTCTTTCATTTTCTTGTTTTTGGAATAACATCCATCCGTCTAATGCGTCATCGTCATCAATAATATCATCTTTTGGACATCCCGGATGCTCATATATCTTATCATACATATAAGAAATATTTATCAAACTTTTTTGTTCTTCTGACCATTCTTTAACTGGTTCGTCTAAAATATTAGTTTTATTATTATTCCAATAGTTTCTCCAATAATCACTACGAGCAACTTTTTTATATGATGGTAAACTAATCATATTCTTTGATATTTGTGTTACGATCTGATTAAAAAGATTAGAGTCTATATTTTGTTCAAATACTAATTCTTCAGAATCGTAAAAATAAAGAGTACGACTTATAATAAGCTCATTTTTAATATTATCACAATAATGCTCTAGTGTTAAAAAATCTAGAGAGTGTTGTTGGCTATAAATACTATCAATATTATCTTTTAAGTCTTGGATTCTCTGTTTTATCTTTTTTCTTTTTGTGGTATCAAAATACTGTTGAAAAAGATTAATCTTAGTTTTTTCTAAGTTTTTTTCTAGCTTAGATAGCGATTCTTTATAGTTAGGAGACAAAAGCTGTAAATCAAATAATAAAATATCAATATCCTCTAAGAACCAAAAATTATCATAAATATGATCCTGATAAGTTGTCTCATATAATAAGTCGCCCCTCATTTTTAAAGATAAGGACGGCTTTCTAAGTTCATACGTATTATCCTGATGAACAAAGATTTGTTTTCCTGATAATATTCTATGAACTAATGCTTCATTTTTCCTTGAATCATTCACACTTGATTTTCTCGTGAAATAATAGAAGCCTGCAGATTAGATAGGTCTTTTTCAAGATTGTCTACCTTTTTTTGCAGGCCTTCTATAATTTTTTGACTTTGTAATAAGTCTAGATATAATTTACCGATTGTTGAAAATATTTCTTCCATTTCTTTCCCCGAGCCTTGTATCTTTTGTTAATTATCAGTCTACTATTAGAAGTCGGTACCAGGAACTGGTAGATTGCCTTCAATCACATCACTACCTGTTTGACCAACACCGCTGGTTGGGGCAGTATATGTGAACTCGCTATATGTTCTATAGCTATAGGTGATCGTAGCATTACCACCACCAGTATCACCACCAGTATAGTTTACTGTTGTGAGCTTGTTCTTCTTGCCTAGGTCGATCACGGTACCGTCGCAAAGAGCAATCTTGATCTCTTTATTTGTTAGAGCTTTGGGATTGTTGCATGCTGTGTCGCTCGATCCGGCTGCTCCAACAAGATCTCCATTATTGGCTGTTACTTCAATTTCTGTTGAAACCTCAACAGGGAACTTGACATAACGATAGTAAGGAGTTCTGCTACCAAGTTCACGAATTTGTTCACGACCAAGGTTCATGCTGACCTTAACACTACTGATCTTGGCTCCGTCTGGAATACCGCCACTAATTGATCGTTTTTCCATGCTCACATTGGAGCCTCCGGTTGGAAGAACAGTAAGAGACTTGTTCCAGAGGCCACGACGAAGAATACCAACGCCACTTGGAGCATCAACTACTGGTCTAGCGCTGATTGCAGTATTGGTTCCAGTTGTCCAAACTTTATCATTACTAACAAGAGTAACTTCTTCTGTGAAATTACCTTCTGTTGGAAATGTATAGCTGACCGAAGACAAGTAAGCAGGAGTACATCCAACCTCAGCTGTAGGTACTCCGGTAGCAGCTGTATTGGTATCAGGATATAGTAGTAGTCTTACACCACAACGATTATTAGCCAAACTAGCTAGGTCACCGGTGCCCATTGTCATTTGATAAAGAGTGGGGAAACCATCAAGAGCCTTATTTAAGGTAATTTCCACTTCTGGAATTTCTTCGTAGTTATCATATAGTTCAATTTGACCAAGCTGATAAATTGGCTCAAGGTTAAAGTTGGTGTTCATACCAACGCTTTGCAAACCCTGTACTGTATCCCAATCAGCATTGGTAGCAGCTGTGGTACCCTCGCCAGCTTTCGTGCCCGATGGACCATTAAGTTGAACAGCTTGACATGCATAAAAAATACGATTGTTGGCCATGGTTTAGTCTCCACTATTTTTTTAAGAAGAATTAAATGATAACTTCGGTAGTCAACCTTATTGTACACCAATATAAATTTTTATTTTTGCTTTCCATCTCAGAGAAAATAACCTCTTTAAAGTGGCATTTTTTCCATCTATAATCAATATTAGTTACTAAATCGTGGTAGTTTTTACCATTATTATTAAGTGACCCACGATAATCTAATGGATTAACTCCATTTTTGACCGCTTTTTTAACATCATATAACCAAATTGTTTTTTGTTTCTGTAGTCTAATAATATCCGAAATAGTATTTTTGTCAATTGCGTTTTCTGTAAAAACATGCAATAAAATATCTTGGTCTATTAAAAAATCATATGCTCCTAATTGCCAAGGATGAGAGAAACTTCTAGCAATAGGCTCAATAATAATACAGGGCATTTGTACTCTATGGTTAGAAGATAGGCTATAGTCTCCCTTGTCCTTTTGATTAATAGCGGGGGCTGGCTCATACGTCATTCCTTGTAATTCGGACAAATATGGGTCGGTACTACTTTTATATACCTGACACCATCTATATGAATATTCTAATTTGACAGAAGCGGAGGCTGGGATGGGTTTGTTAAAAACAACATTGCCCATTGGATAATTAATATAGTATCCTACTGATCCGCTTCCTGTTGGGGTAGGATAGAATACGTTGGATACTCTAACTCCCGAGATATTAATTGGAGAGGATCCTTCATAGGATACTCCGTTTTCCCATATCCATTCTTTCTTGGGACTTTGCCATACTTGGCCATTTAAATATCCTGGTTGGTCGGAAACTTTTAAATCACTAAAATTCCCTCCATATAAGCCGCTTGTCGGTGTCTTTATATTAACAAATCCACCAATATTAAGAAAACCCCAATCAAGGAAGCTTTTAATATTTTCTTCAAGTGTTGTTACTAAATAATTGTCTCCTATGCTTTCTACATTATTAAACTTAGTATAATTTGTAGATTCAGGACAGCAATTTTCACAATTACTCAGATCGTTTCCACAATTTTTATATTGTATAGTAATGTCAAAACATCCAGTATTATCCGAATAACCCAAAGACGAATTAAGATCTGAAATTCCTAAATATAGGAAACCAGATGAGCTTGGAATATTATTATAATTACTTCCTATTAAAAACGGAGGTCCGTCTATTCCTATTTTGCCTAATAGGGCCCCGCCGTTAAATCCAGTCTCGGGGTCTACCGGAGATATTGTTGACAAATATCCGTTTGGGCCGGTTGTTCCCTTTGATCCATCTCCATAAAGATCTATAAAACCAGATGCTGATATCTCTAAACTTTCTCCGTTGGTATTATCTATATATATATTGGTGTTTAATGGAGACAAGCCTCCTATTCCGCCAGATCCTCCAATATTTCTCCAATTAGTTGCTCCATTTATCCTGTAGTTATTTTTGCAACTCATGTGTTCTTCTCAATTTCTGTTTGTATAAGGTTGGGAATGGAATCGTCTAGTCTGTCTAAGGCTCTGGTAACCCAGTTATTCTCTCGTGTGCCAGAAAATTCTGCTGGAACTCTCCAGTTCTTTTTTGACGGTTTCATGATAGCTAATCCGGTTCGTGAGTGTGGATTTGGTCCCACCTTAACTTCATAGCTTCTTACTATAATTTTACCACCATATAATAAGAGCCACTCTAGCCAGGGTAACTTTAATGATTTAGCGTCATCTATTACAAAAGCATCCGCACTGCTTAATACATCTTCATAGTTCTCTTTTATCATATTAATACTAAAACCACCAGTAATTCCAGCTCCCCTTATTGATATTGGAGAAACTTCAACATTAAAATTATTCGTCCATATATTAACAATATTATTTACCTTTTTACCTGCGTCCGGGATGCCAAGCTCATATTGTAAGACTCCGCCAATTAAGGACTGATATTCTGGTTCGGATGTGATCGCTCTTTGTATCTCAAGAGGAATAGACCTTTGTAAATTTTTAAGAGCCTTATTAAATGCTTGATCTATATTATCTCTAATGCCTGATAAAATCATATTTTCTATGTCCGCATTTGATTCCAATAATTTCATTTCCAGCTTCATGCTCTGCTCCACATAGTTATAATATATCTATTATTTCCAAGACCACATGGTTGAGGGTCTCCAGCAATAGCATATGAATAATTTCCATAATTCTGAATATTCGTATCCATGGTCATAGATTGAGAATTTTTAAGTTTTGGCAATAATGATATGTTGCAAACAGTCTGGACTGATCCGTCTGGTATATTGATAGCATCTTTATTATTCCAATTAAACCAGTATTTACTATCAAAAAGTACAGCCAAGTAAACGCTTTCTGTTTTTGCTTTATCAAGTAGTCCATATCCATTACACACTGGACAAATGCTATTAGCAGCAAATGGAGCTGGTCCAACATTATTATATTGATTCAGAGATCTTTGTGAAATTGGGTCAAAAATACAGTTATTACATAATGATCTATTCGAAGAAGCGTAATTTAATGTGCATGGAACTGTGAGAGCATTGTCAGCCAACAGTGCGTCTATGGCCTTATTAAAAGTATCTTTGAATAGTGGGGAAATTAGTGAGTCAAAAGGATTGGCCATAATAATATTCCTATATAAATTAAGTTACTATTAAATACACATTATGCTTTTACCAGCCAGAATGTGGGATTCTATGCCATGAATTTGTTGAGATGCAAAGATATAAATATGCTGGATCCCAGCAAATTTGACCAGCTACTCCAGAAGCACCAGCGCTACCTATGGTTTTTTGTTCAAAGATATTTTCTAATTGAAGTAGACCAGAAGCATAATGATTATGACTGGACAACGAATATGATCCGACAGGCTGTGGAACATATCCTATGGCGTTTGTAATATCAGTAAAATTAAGAATAACATCGCCCGCTCTATTATTTAATGAAATCACACCGCTATTACCAGTAGAATATATAGTTATACTATTTGTATATTCATCAAATAATACTGAGGTATAGCCGCTACCAATAACGTTTAAGGTTTCTCCAACGCTATATGATATGGTGTTGTATGTTCCATTTCCGATGCTCATAGAGTGAGTATGATTCCCTGACGCATAGTTGCCACTAGATTGTTTGCTGTCCAGAATAGCTTGTAGTCCACTAATGTTAGATATGCTATGATTATGATCGACTGAACTATAGTTACCAGATCTATGTGGAATATATCCTAATGCATTCAGGATATCATTTCTGCTTAATGAAGATCCGTCGCCTAAGCTTTTTATAGTCAATGTTTTGGTATAGTCATCATACAGAACATCAGTTCCTCCAGAACCAACAATATTGAATGACTCATTTTGAGATAAGTTAATTCCCATTCGTTGATCTGTACCATCAGAAATTCCAAGCTGTATTGAAGGAAAAACTATTTCTGATGTATCTACTTTAACGTAGTCTAACAATGACCAAATATTATTACCATCACCAATTTTGAGTTTTTTAGTATCAGTTTCGTATCCGGCTTCTCCCAAAGATAGTAATGGATCAACAGCCAGCCATTCCGTTGAACTAGCTCGTCGTAATCTGATTCTGGTAAAATCGCTCATAGCTTTTTCACTCCAAAAATCAAATTATTAATTTGAGGCATCGTCCAATTTTGGTTAGTGGCAGGATTTTTATATGAGTAATACTGATAATTCCTATAGGTGGTTTTATTAACATTATGTACTGGGCCTATATCATAATAGTCGTCTCTTTCTGCTCTAAGAGGATAGTCTGGTGGTGTGAAATTATCAGTATATCTATTTGCGCCATAAGTAATTCTATAATCGTCTATAAATGCCCCAGGATCTGTTGGTATTGTAACATTAGTACCAAAAGGTTGATACGGAGGACTGAAGCTATTGGCTCTGGTGGCATATCTAGCAATTCCCTTAGTAATTCTAAAATTATCCAAATAACAATTCAAGGAATTGCCAGGAGAACTGGATCCTAGAGTAAAATTATTAACATCAATATTAAATGGTATATTTGCAGAATATGCTATAGGATCACTATTTCCTATAGCTGTACTACCATTAACATATGCATACATCATACCATTGATTCTGACTATACTAATATGTACCCATGGGTATTTAAGTTGATCCCAAGCATAGTAGGGGTTACCAATATTCTGCCACCAAGTTCCGCTACATCCCCTAGTCAAATAATATGCATTTGCTTGACTATCCAAAACATATACTAGCATACCATAAGTACTACCGTTATTGCCGGTGCAATCGTTGGTGTTTGTTCTTCTAAAATCGATATTAATACTGTTACTACTAAATAGTGATCGCTGGGTAAAATTAGTAGGATTAGGATCCCCAAGATAAACCCAAAATTCTATCGTGAAATTATCGCTACCAAAATTAAAATCCGAAGAATTATTACAACTTAAATAACTACTATTAGTCAACTTGAGACTTCGGTCTCCAAATATTGAATGATCATAAGATAAAACAACCCCGCTATTAGAAATAGTTTTAGGATTTGAAGAATAGTCTGTAATAGCGCTATTTTCTGATTTTAATAACAGTGAAACATTATTATAATAAGAATCTTTAAGCAGAGAGGTCCTTGGCTTACCAATAGTTAAATTATAAACAGAAGTTAAATTACTACTATATAAAGTATTTAACGAATAAATATCATTAGATGTTCCTTGATATTCATTTGTTCTCAGATAAAGTTGAGAATCGCAATTACAAACATTATATAAATTTCCCTTAATCCCATTTAAATAACATACTAGATTAGAGTCTGATGTTCTGCTGATAGCAACATGGTTCCAGACTCCTGTTTCTGCGATAGCATCAAAAGGTAAGATCTTATCGCAGTAGTCTCTATTCTTGAAAATAATACCGCTAGTATTTGCCGCAAAACTATAGTAGGGTGCTTGAAATGTTCCTTGACCAGGAATTTCATAAGTTGTATTTTCATATGGTTTTAAAGGCCAGTTGGCTGGGGTCTTATCAAATAATGCTACTATTTGCGAATGATTTTGGAAATATATCCAAGCTTCTATGGTAAAAGGACTATTTCCTAAGTCTGGGTGACTAACAGACAAAGAAGAGTCTTTATTGGAGAAATACAAACTTCCTCCGCCAAACTTGAATTTGTCTCCTCTAACTAAAACGCTATTACTATTAACTGCTTTAGGAAATTTAGTGGAGTCTACTATTGGAGCAGAGTCCGCATGGAGTAATAGAGAAACATTATTTTCTAATGAATCACTAACTCCTGAACGAAAAACATTAATAAATTTAGTATCCAAATAGTTTTTGCGAGCAGTATTGTATACTTTCATTCCTCCAACAGCATCATTTAATCCCCATCTCCATGCTGATCCTGGGTCATACGAAACCACGTCGTCAGAAACGTTTAAAAACTTAAGATATAGGGGGTTCATATTTACTGCTGCAATATTGCCACTGGTAACTGATTCTATAACATTAGCATTATCTATAGCCAATAAAGCCTTGCGAGTGCTTGGCGATGGATTAGTCGGGCTCCCGAAAGAGAAACCATCATTAACTACAGCAGTAGAAGTCCAATCTAATACTCCATCAGTTTCTCCAACATTATCTCTTAAATTAGGTCCTTCATATCCACCAGTATAATATCCAGGGTTGAATGATAGTATCTTAGCTGTTGGGCCAACATAAAAAGATGGATCTCCAGCGTTATCTATCAAAGTAATATCGTCTAATAGCCATGCTTTCCCATGAAGATAATATCTAGAAGCGGGTTGCATCGCAGGCCAACTATAGTAGCCACCCGCACCTCCGTAGGTGATATTTTGTTCTAATGTAGAAGAATATGTTCTATTATAAAATTTAATATTGTTGAATTTAAAACCACTAATTGGCAACTCAATATCCCAGTCATTTCTATTCTCTATATCATTATTAATAATGCCTAGGTCAGTACCTTCCAGCTTAATTGATAAGTAAGACTGCGAGGGATTAGAATCATCTATTAAAAATTCAGAATGAATCCATCTAGTTATTAAGGCATCCTCTCGGTTTATGTCATTTCCAGCAACAGTATCTGCTATTGTTAATACTTTATTTCCTGTAGAGAATACTGATGCTACTCGATATCTACTGAGTACACCCGAAATATTAAGATCAAAAAAGCCAATTGATTGATTGTTTTGCTGTATTTCTAGGGCTAGTGTGGTTTTTTCATTATTCAGAGAGGCTAAGGTATTTCCTGTTGGTTTTACCACATTAACCACCAATCCGGTAATATTGCCACTACACAAAGAAAATAGAGTGTGAGCATGAGGATAGTCTGAGTAATCTCTGTGCTTACTTTCTAGTCCTAAGGACCTAAATCCAAAGTAAGTTTTATTCCCATTGGCATTGGGAAATCCGCTAATTTGTAGATATGTTGGATATTCTACTGAGTCTGGATTTTCAACTTCTACATTGGTTAATGCCAAAAATCCTGGAGGTTGTCCAAATCCTGGATAACCATTGCCGGGATAATATATTCCGTTGTTGCTGTTTAAATAACTATTAGTATAACTTATATCAGGTAGTATTCCATTATTAGGAGATATTGAAGCATAATTAACATAATAGCTACGAGAAGGATCTGTGTATGGTACATATCCACCAAAACTATATTGGGGAAATCTTTTAAATTGGCTAGACCAATAGCTAGAATCTAGGCTATTTAAAATAACGCCTTTTTCAAATCCTTCAAAAAATAATGTGGCCATAATTAACTCCAGTGTTTATCTTTAATACCCCGTCGATGTAGTCTTATTTAACAAAGTGGGTTTTGTCCAAAATACGGGCCAAACTAGATCATTTCTGTCATTCATTTGCATCCAGCACCAATATCATAGTACCCCTTCTTGGCATTGACATTCAATTATATCCTAATTCTAACATATTGTTTGAGTTATAATTGCCTCAGAGAATTGGTCGCCCCACCCAGTGAGTGGTGGCGTAGGGCTTTGATAATTAGAATTAATAGATTGTGTGCTTGAGTTTAGAATAGAATTTGTTGGATTGGATGGTTGCCAGTAATCAGATGACGCATAGGAAATTGTCCAAGAAGGATCTCCTGGGTTATAGTATATGAAAAAGAAATTATTGGTTGAATGTTTATAGAATGGTTTTCCGTTGTAAATGCCGATTTGACAATATATTCCATCAGAATCTGGATCGGCACCTCCGCTGATATTATATCCAATAGGAGCTGGGGTGGTTGTAGTAGTCGTCGTTGTTGTGGTAGTTGTTCCCCCTCCTCCGCAAGTTATTGTGGTTATAGTGGCGCTACCTAGTTCCTGGTTCCATCCGGTTAATGGCGGAGTCTGGTCATTACTATAGACCTGGTCCATAAATGCATAAGATGGATTTGCTGGATTAAACGGTGCTCCGTAAGTATATGCCAGAACCCATCCGTCAAGAGTTCCTAGATAGAGCAGATAATAATTGCTATTGTTTGTGTTTTTGTAATATGGTCTATCGTTATATGTTCCGTCTTGACAATATGTTCCGTCTTGTGCTACAGGATCAAATGCTCCACTAATTAAATAACCGGTTGTTGCGGGGGCTGGTGTTGTTGTGGTGGTAGTTGTTGTAGTTGTTGTGGGCGCAACTGTAGTTGTGGTAGTAGTTGGCTGACAATTATCACAATTAAATGGCAAAGAATATCTAGATGGTATAAATCTTCCTCTGTATTTAGCTTTTTTAGTATATATAAATTGATCAATATATCCGGCAAAACCATCATAAGATGTTCCAGGATAAAATGGTGCGGTAATATTTGATCCAATATAAAAATTATGGCTATCGAGTTTTGGGTTGAAGCTTGTAATTTTACTACCTTTATCGATACCATCAACAAATAATCTCATGGTATTATTGGCTCGTGATATTGCAATATGTCTCCAGCCTGTTGTTAAAACAACATTATTAGCAGTGATACTGCTGTTTCCATCCTCTATGTATGTTTGTGAATTATTATCATAGTACTGAGTATAAAATCCAAAATACAACGTATTATTATATTTACTTAATTGTATATAACTATAATTATCATTGTAGTTTTTATTACTAATACTAAATATGGTACCTGCAGCATTTCCGGGAAGGCCCTTAACAAACATTTCAATAGTAAAGTCTCCGCTAGGACTCCAGTCGATATTTTGATTACTACCAACAATAAGATGAGCATATTCTGGAGGATTATCGTAGTTCCCCGGTTCTCCATACTGTATACCGTCTGTATATAAGCTATATCCACCATACTTATAATCGTTGCTAGTAATCGATAAAGATCCTTCAGTAGGTATCATGGCTTGAATGTTGGTATTATAGCATGACTTATCCGAAAAATCTGTGTCGAATGGAAAATATAACAACAAATCACAATAATTAAGAGAAACTGCCGATGGAAAAACAGTAGTATAGTTTGAAAAATTACCTGTTCCTATCGCATTAGTAGCGGAGACCCTAAACTTATATGTTGTTAAATTCTGCAGTCCTGTGGCAAACAGATTGGTATCCAGAGACACACCGTCGTTATAGGTGTTCCATGATGTAAAATTTCCTGTTGCATATTCTACGATATAGTCGATGAGCGGAGATCTATTAGCATATGGAGCAGTCCAGGATAGGGTTGCTGTTCCGTCGTCAGCCAAGCTACTAAGATTAAGCGGTGGTTCTGGGGGTGCCGGAGGAGGATCATAAGAAAGTATGTCGAAAGATAAGTACGAAGAAATAGCTTTAGGAGTAGCTATACTATACGACATAACATCATTAGAAAGATAGGTATTAGCTAAAGAATCTACTATTGTATTTTTACTATATGATAATATATCATTGCTAACATAGGTAATTTGAGCAATTGGTGGGTAGTAGGGGTATGAGAATAAATCTTGAGATAAATAAGAATATTTAAGCTTATATATCTCTCTATCTTTGGGGATTGGGTAGCCAAAAAATGGAGGCAAAATCATGACTTTCTCCTATTATCCTGGACCACCTTCAGCATCAGTAGTATCTCCAGAAATCAAAATAATATCTGGAGTAGTTTTTACTAATGTTGCTATAGAATACTTACCCACTAATTTATTATGACCAAGTCTGTGTCCTAGTTGTACTCCTGAAAATCTTACTTGTCCAGAACCCATTTGTGTTACTAGGCAGTTGAACCCGACATTTAATGAATTGCTAAAACTAACATTTATGAAGGTAGCATCATTGTTAAAGCTAAGCACTTTTCCATTATCGCTTTGTGTAATAATATATGAATTAGAACTCTGGTTATTCAGGGATGCCGAGAATCTGGTTAGCGTTCCGTCTCCTAGGGATTGTGTGCCAGTAAAATTATTTCCTCCAGCTAGTTTAGCAAATTCAGAGGAGTCGTGGGTGGCAATTTCTCCTAATTCAAGGGTGCGTCTTTGTGCTGCTGCATCGACATCGTTTATTAATATTTTTCCAGCTTCTGTAATGTTAATTAAGCCATACTGATCTACGGCTGTTCCATATATAATAGACCCAGAGTGTATTGATAAATTACCAAGCTTGGATAATCTGGAACTATACTCTTGAATATCTTTTCCAATTTCTAGTCCGGTTGTAGAAACAACGAGATTATTTAAGTCCTGATCATTATATTGTAAAGAGATGTGGTCACCAGCCGTCAATAAACCAGCAACTCTATCATCTACTGCTTCACCGAAGCCATTTATATCGCTAGTATTATGACGATGACCAACTAATGAATAATTATTACTTATAATATCAGAACTAATATCAATAGTATTAGAATTAGGATAAAAAGTAACTGTAGTGCCGCCGTTCCCTGTAATATTAAGAATTTCATTTTCTTTTATCTCAATATTTCCAACTAGTAATTTAGTTAGTCCGCTACCCGGTGGTCCCTGTAAACCAATGGATCCGGGTTCTCCTTGAGGCCCAACTGGCCCCGCTGGTCCAATATTTCCGCTAGGCCCAGTCAAGCCTTGTAATCCGCGCTCTATGTAAACAACCCCAACAGTATTCTCAAAACCATCATTGATTTTTAAATTAGTAGTTATAACGCCATTACTATTTGATCCATCTATGGATTGATTAATAACTAATATTTTATTAGATGGTGGTGTGATGTTAACAATAGCCATAATTAAATTATATCCTTATGGGGTGGTAGTCCCAGTAATATTTATTATACCAGCCATACTGGAATGGAATTCACAATTATAGTATAGAGTATCTGGCGCATTATTTGCAACGACAAATGTTAACGAGCCATTCTCGGCACCATTATTTGTGATTCCTGTATTATAAGCATTTGTTTGTCCGGTAGTCTGAGTTGTCTTAATCCAGAAAGGATGACCAGGAGTATTTATATTAAATGTATATGTTGTCCCTCTTATAAGATTTAGTGTCGGATTATTAGATCCACTAATTACATATGATCCGCTACCGCTATTAGTAACGCTAAATGATGTTGGTGCTGCTGTAGTTGTCGTTGTTGTCGTGGTTGTTGTAGGAGCTGGCGTTGTAGTGGTTGTCGTGGTTGTCGTAGGAGCTGGCGTTGTAGTGGTTGTCGTTGTTGTCGTAGGAGCTGGCGTTGTCGTAGGGGGTGTTGATGAAGTTAAGTTTACTGTTACTGTGTCGCTGCCAGTTTCATCAAAAACAGTTAATTCAAAAGATATAGAATATCTCCAATTAAAATTATTATTATTAGTTAGTGTAATCTGCCACGAATCAGTAGTGGGATCATAGGTATCCAGCATATTAGTTGGAGATAGTTGTCTATTAAAATTACAAATACTTCCATCAATCATAACTTCTGGCTTATTATTGATTATTGGTCTCGACCCTCCTTCAACATTAAAGGTAAGGCTCCATGATCCGTTGTTGTTGACTATGCCTGCATCCAAAACCGATTGAGTCAACTTAATTTTAATAGGCTTATTGATATATAGAGGATAGGATGTGTAGTATTTTTTAGGGCTTAAATCAGTACCATTAAAAACTGGCATACCAGTATTTTCCACAGAGATCATTTTATACGAATAGTCTTTATATAGGCCCGATGGTATTCCAGATAATCCAAATAACCAATATCCTGCCGTGTCTGTAGTGGTCAGTGGCTGTACCACATTAATCATGTCTGAATATACCCTATTAATAGTAGTAATGCCCGAAACAGCAAGAGATCCACTGTAGTTGATGGTATTTGGACCATTAAATGCCACATATAGAGTAGAGCTATCTCCAGAGACTATCGTGGTATTATAGTCATATGGAGCTATATTAGTGCGAGTCGATGCTGAGGCTTGGGTTATATCAACATTATCTCCAGTTATAAATGGTATATCTCTATGTTTAATAATTAATTGATTATTTTCTGTATCTGTATTCAATAATACATTTTTAAATGAAATATAAGCCTGACCATCGGTTATGGGCTGAAGTGTCTGTCTGTTATATGGTATTTTTATAAAAGTACTACTGAAATTAGCGTTTTCTAAAATTAATGACATTGATGGTATTAAGCTATTAGCAAAAGAAACACTAATAGCCTCTCCTGCAACCAGATTGTAGTTATTAGGACCAATATTAATATAAATATATTGATCGCTACTGGATGAATTTCCTGGGTGTGTATATGGCACAGATATCGAGAGACTATTTTTAATTTCTTCTGCAATAAACCCAGTGATGTGTGGTGGATAATCCTGTGTTCGCCATTCTGTATTATCTGGACGCTGATAATATGGTATTGCTATTGGATATTCTCTGAAGGGAATATAGCCACCAACTAAAACGCCTCCATAACCTGAAATAGAAACTCCGCTTAAAGAAGAAATGGTATTGTTCTTGATTCCGGCAATAATAACTGGTGGAAAACTAGTTTGTGTTATAGTTCCATTCTTGGTGCCACCCTTATGAATCCAAAAATATTCATTTTCTGCATACCTTAATGCATTATATTTGAATGTTGGAAATGTCGATGGGTTATTGCTTAAAAATAAGGAGAAGACTGTTCCGTTTGTTTCGCTATGGTTAAATGCTATAGCCTGATTTCGTCCTACCTGAGAATTTTGATAAATAGAATTCGTCAAAATATTTTTGATCCTGTAATTTATACTTGTATCTCTTTGGTTCTCTACTAGATCTCTTTGTTCAGTGGTATTTCCATATGAACATCTGCTACCAACATAGTACTGCTGATTATTATATGCAAAAGGAACACCTTGGGCGGGAGCGGGGTCTGTTAGCTCGACAGAGGGGGATGGTAATAGTATGCCACTGATTCTTAGATATCCTGTTTCCCAACAATTAGATGTTTTTATGGTATAGATATGATTGGAACTACCAGCAGTATATGGATTATTTAATTGATTAATACTTAAACCAGAAAGTAAAGAGTCTGTGTTACTAAAAACCCCATTAGTAGGAATGGTGGCGATATAATCTGGCCTCATTCTGCCAAATAATCCGTACGAGTTTCCTTCTCCTGGAACTTGGTAAGATAACTTAGTAGCAAATGCTCCACATCCTAGTATAGAATGAGAGGTGTTTGGATCAACAGACCCGCGAAATTTCTGCAGGTCTTCTGTTGGAATATTTTCTTTTATTCTCTCTCTTACTAGCCTACCACTTCCGGTTAATAAGGTTTGCCCCGGAATACTGACATAGTAATTAGGAGCAGAATATTGTAAAGTATATATTTTATTTAAATCATTATTTGAATCATAGTCAAACTCTAAATAGACATTATTCCCAGCGCCAAGAGGTAATCCTGGTAATTGCTTAGAAAATTGTAAATAAACTTTATCATCTAAATTATTAAAATTTCCTCCAGAATATGAGAATTCGCAAGTTTCGCAAAGATTATGAGGAAGTGTGCTGGTGCATGTTACATATCCCGAGATTGCTGGCGGCCAATATGCTTTAGAAATAGGTGGATATCCTATAACTTTATCTACAGGATTCGTACCTAGAGGAGGAATTATCTGTTCTCCATTGCCTAGTGCTCTTCTTGGTGTGTATTTGGGTTTCTCATCATCAAAATATACTGAAATATTTAATGGAGACGCTGGATTTGGAGATGAAGCATCTTGGAATTTAAAGGTTTTTTGACTTGATTTATTTCTAGCATCAAATACTCTTAAAGTAAGTTTTTGTGAATATTCTCCACCATTAGCAAACTCTGTAGGGTTTCCTGACAGGGTAATAGTTCCTTTGGATAGATTATTCCACGGAGGAGAGGGGTTTCCTCCAGAAAATGTTATTGTATAACCTATTCCGGGCGGTAACAAGCCACTAACTAACCATCCTGTTATACCCGTGGGGATTGGACATGCCTCTCTATTACTTGGCATAAATTCATAGGAGATGTTGATAGGAGAATTGCATTTTGGAGATAAAGGAATAGGATCTTCTTCTGGTATAAGTCCTTTAATCTTTATTATTGGAGGAGTATGAGGAGAGCCATTATCTTCCAAAGAAGAATACATAATACTTGCAGATTTAGTGTCTGAAGTTAAATAAATATCTTGAATAGTGTCTGTGTCTATTGCCGTAATAGAGAAGGGCTTTAGTCCTTCAATGCCGCACAACGGAAGCCCCTTGAATCTAAAGCTCCAAGACTTTTGTTGACCATCCCAAATCCTAGATTGAAAGCAGGCATTTTGTTGCTCTAATGGAATACTGGGATTGTATCCTGAACACATGGACGGAAGGCCGGAGAACAAAATCGTCGGAGGAAAATTTGGATTTTCAAGACCAAAGGAGGTCTTAAATGTTATTTCCCAGGGTTCGCCCTCGATGATATTGTATGATGGATAGATTATGTCACTAATACTAATTGGTAATGAATTAAGACTAAAGCTATCCAGCTCAACAAGACTGAGCTTGCCAACAGCCTGTATTTTATCTGTAGCAATGCCTTTACATTTGACTATTAGTCTAGAAAATTGGTTACTGGATAGTGTTGAATTCAGATTAGTAATATCAAGTCCTATATCCCACCTATCAAAAATAGGATCTCCATAATATGAATATTCCCATAAACCAAACTGTGGATCATATTTACGATAGTATCTTGATAAATTAATTGTGTTTTCTGCTAATTCAACAGGAATCTGAACTTGTGGAAAAACATTAACAGATGCTTGTTTGATATCAAATGTATTTTGATAGCCTTCATTTGGTATAGAATATATTGTTGGTTGTATATTATCCATATATTGAGTTTGTGTAAATAATACATCAACAGATTTTGTAGCTAATGATAGACCATCCTCGGCATATACTTGAATAGCTTTAAGACCTAGTCTGTCGGTAGTATATCCAAAAATATCTTCTTTTCCTGTCACTATAACATGCCATCTATGATTAACAGCATCATAATTATAGGCTAAAGAATATTCTAGAGGCTGCGTCTCATAGGTTCCTATTGTTGGTAGATTTCCTAGTCTAACTATTGGTTGAATATCGGGTCTATATGCTAATATTCCCTCTATTAAAGCGAACTGAATAGACCATTTCTGTTGTTTGTCGTATACTAGTGGTAGTGTTAGTTCTAATGTGCTAATCTGAAATTGCTTGTATAGTGTCAAATTAATCGTTTTATTATAAGTATGTGGTACCCAGGTTGTGTTAGAATTTGCATCTACAACAGGTTGAAATATGGATACGCTAATATTTTTAGACGGATAATATCCGGTATTACCAACTAGAGTAACTGTGACTTTGTACCTATTAGATACTGTACTATATTCATATGATATATTGCTGTTATATTTTTGATCAGCTCCTAGTGTTACAACTAAATTTGTCTCGCTTGCGCTAGTATTAGATGGAACATAAAAAGAGAAAGAACTAGAATTAGAATTATTATCTATGTCTAAATAGATATCATCATCAAGCCCAATGGGATTTAATTGATAAGGAGGAGCAGATTGCCCTGGTCCCAATATGTGTATCTCTCCTGTATTTGTTGCTAAAACCTCGCTGGTTGTCCAGTCTCTGATCTGTAAAACCGGACGATATATTCCAGAGATAGACCCCGGAGATCCATAAACACGCAGGGGAGTATTACTATTAGGATAGACAGTTTCGGTATTAAAGTTTGGGCCGGGAAAGCCTGACATTGTGATAAGATGTTGATCTGGTAAATATTTTACATCATATATTAAAGACCAACTATCTGAACCATTCAAATATGCGTATGAAGGCAATGGTGATCTAATTTCAGGTATTAATTTGAAGTGAAGGTTTTTAGTGATACTATCAAAACCTGTTTCATCGCTAGCTCTAATAGTAATATCTCTATCTATTAAAACGTCTGTTATATTATTAATAATAATATTAATTAGCCATGTATTATTTAGATTATTATATACTAAATTACTGCTATCGATAGTGTAACTACCAATTCCAAGGATATTAATCTTGGGCGCTATTTTAGGTATACTAGCTGCCCATTGTTCTGCGCCTTCTTTGGTTGTTACTCTAAGATAAATAGGTTGTGTATTAGTTGATAATATGTCCAGGGAAGGATTGTCTAGTATGGATGAGTATGTTTGACCAAAATCTAATGAATAATCTAATCCTATAATATTAATTTGATTAGGGTTTAAGTATAATAGTTGACTATTAACCTGGTTGTGGAATTTTACTGGGTATCCACTATACTTAGATAGGCTTGAATTACTAAGATTGATAAGATGTTTCCATCTCTTAGATTGGTCATTATACGAATCAAGACTAAAACCAAACAGGCTCTGGTTTCCAGAAACGCTAAGAGATCCTTCTGGAATTACAAAACTATTGTTTATATTTGGGTTTCTATTAGCTTTAAGATTATAGTCACTATCTATAATATAAACCAAACCACTACTGTTGAGATACGAAGAATTATATGGTACAGTAATTGTAAAGTTATTGGTATCTATTTTATCAGTTATGTGGTATGACCCATTAAGAGCCGGTGCTCCATCAGAAAAATCAAAATATAGCTTTTTATCTGTTCCCCAGGGCCTCACATATCCTTTATTGTCGCTGGTTATATTACTGGTATGTCCGATAATGCTTCTATTAAATATGTCTGTAATGTTATCAAACTCTGTATTTTCAAAAGTTCTAATATTAATACATAAAGTCCCTGATTGACAGCTAGTGGAGCTTACTCCTATCGTAAAGACTCCAGTTTTTGGGGCTGAAATAAAATGTCCGTCTGGATCCATGGGCCACTGTGCTGTAAATCCTCCGTATGAATGATAATAAATTCCATTAAAGAATGGTATATTACAATATCCTGATACTGCCCCTAGAAAAGACAGAGATCCTGTATTTGGGAGTTCGGTATTACAATCTAATCCAAAACTATCAGAATGTCTATATTCATTTCTTCTTAAGGGATCTTGTGGATTATTAAAAACTATTGGCTCAAGATTTTTAGCACCATTGATAGCTATGCCACTAAATAAAGTTTTTTTATCATTAAGTCTTAAAATTTGCGCATATTGACTAATTGCAGAACTAGTATCAAAACTATTTAGTTCATTAAATTTAGTAATCTTGATTTGATCATTTGTGTTTAGGTATGCTCGTGGTGTTGATAAATCATTTATAGTAATAATATTCCCGTTATAAAAAATTCTATTGTTCTCTCTTCTTTCGTCGTCTATACAGAAATCTTTATTAGCGGCTAATATTGGAAGAGTATAGAAAGTGGCCGTAGCACTAGTTCCTTGGCTTATCCAGTCTATTTCTCTAGATAAATATATTGTGTCTGAAGAATAACCTACTACGTATATTTGTCTATCCGACCACCCAGGAAATGAAGAGTATAGCTTCTGATTAATGTATATGGGTTGTCCGGGGGTCGTCGTTAAAATACTTTGTCCACCATACAGGGTGGCGGTGAAGGTAGTTCCGGTCGATACTATAGAATCAAACCTTACTACGTGTGGGTAGTCCCTAAAAGAAGAAGACCCTAAAATCATATTTTTTTGTAAATCATAAATTTTATTACTACTACAATCATATAATAAATTAGATCCACTAACTATTGTACCACTAAAATGAAAACCGTTTGTAGAATATTGTGCTTTTATTGGCTGTTCAAAATAGTCGGGTCTGCCATTTTCTTTTAGTAAATAGTTTTGACTATCTTTTATGGTTATTTTATTTCCAGTAATAGCTAAAATATCAAATAAATTATCTTTGGGTCTACGATTGCTGTTGTTATTAATGCAAGAATCGAACCGTACGGGGATCTGATTTAAAATTTTGGGATCTAATATTTTATAGCCATGATTTTGATCTAAGTTTAATATTAATCTACCTGTTCCCAACACTCCAGAGTCTGGATACCACGATAAGCTATGTGTCATAAAAGACAACGGATTGTCATATCCACTAATTCTAGAATATGGCTTATCTGTTGGAATGTCTCCAAGATTTATATCTAAATAATTAATAAAGATACTATCTTCATCGGGTTCGATATTAGTATATTCATTCGTATTAATAGTTATTCTGTTGTATCCAGCACTAGTATAGAAGGATACGATGCCGGTAGCATAGTGACCAGTTGATTGTGCATATTGAGGGGTTTCGGATTGAAATCCTTTAATATAAGACTTTGAAATGGTTGTTGGGCACCATCCTTCTATTGATGACCGAGAGAAATATTGTAATCCACTTGGATAGTACTCAGCATCATTCGGAAGTTCAGCTGTATAAGTTATTATTCCGGATCGTGATGTTCCTTGATATGTTGTATCCAAAAGAATTCGCTTCCCAATATTATTTATAGTAATAGCTGTATAAGTTATTAGTCCAGATAGTGATTGTCCTTGATATCTTGTGTCTAAAAGAATTCGCTTACCAATATTATTTACAGTAATAGCCGTATCAATTCCGGTCCCAGTAAAGGCAACGTCAAATATAAGAGAATTCTCTCCGGTATTAACAACCCTAGCCTCGTTATTCCATTCAGGAAGAGAAGATACAAATCTAACGCCGGAAATATATTGCAAATCTGGGGGAGTTATACCCGAAATGGAATAAGATCCACTACTTACATATCCGTCAATTTCTACTATATTATCTAAAATTCCCGTAACTGCGGCTGATGATAGGTCGCTATTTGTCGATAATGGCATTCCGACAACCAGAGTATTTAGATTACCAAGTACTGAAGCACACTCACTTATTATGTTGCTATTATTAATGAGTACGCCGCTAAATTTATTTGAAGCAGAGTCCGTGTTTCCGCTAAAAGCTGTTCTATCAAATGTGATAAAATTCTGCCCAGTATTAGCGACTCTTGCTTGATTATTCCATCCAGAAAGAGAAGAAACAAACCGAATGCCGGAAATATATTGTAGGTCTGGAAATGTCATGCTAGGAACACAAACTCGATTTGACCCACTACTTGTGTATCCATTGATTGCTACTATAGAATCTAAAATTCCCGTAACTGTGGCTGATGACAGACCATTCGATGCGGACAGCGGCATTCCAGTATAGATAGTATCCAGCCTACCCAGCAAGGTGGTTGTAGGATAATTCACACTAAATGAAGCGCACTCGCTTATTATATTGCTATTGTTGATCAGTACTCCGCTAAAACTATTCGAAGCCGTTTGAAATATTAGATGGGGAGCATATCCTCCGGCTGTGTCTAGTTTGCCTATGATTGATCCTGAAGGCATGTTTTCTGGTATTGTAATTTGTGATAAATTAAGATTTGTGATCTTTAGAGGACTATCATCATCAACAGACTGAATGCTGTAGTCAAAGGTGTTTAAACCTGGCTCATTAATATGTATATTAAAAGTATCCTGCGCTGATAGACCGCCATAGTAAAGAGCATTCACTTTTAAAGACAAGACACCAGTATCAGATAATGAAGGAGTTCCACTAAAGCTTCTTGTGCTGGGGTTAAAACTAAGCCATGATGGTAGCGTAGAATTATCGCTCAAAAGAGCAGAATAAGACTTAGATGTCGAAAAAACCTCGTCGCTAAAAGTGTCTGTCGGAACTGAAAAAGTCCATAATTCATCGACTGTTAAATATTGATCCTGTATAGGATTTATTAATAGTGGATTTTCATCCATATTTAATATATTGATTCTAAAAGATTTTTCTAAAAATTGTCCAGACATGTCCGTGGTTCTAATTCTAACAGTGCGGGTTGCTTGCTCTTCAAAATTAAATGCCTGCTTAGAAACTAAATAATCCCCACTAACACGAAAAAAGCTGTTGTCGGTGTCTCCATAGCCGCATACCAAAGAATATGAAAAAGGCATAGAAGGTAAGGTTATGTGCTCTAGGTTCTTGTTAAAGATACTTAAAACGCTAGTCCCATCATTAGATGGATATTGAGTATAGATGCCTTCATACTTTTTAAATGATGTGGCTAATTTAGAATACGATCCATCAAAACTTCTTTTGTTGTGTAGATTTACTAGTCCTGAATTTAGTGATGCTGGAGAAACTCTGACGGGATTGCCACTAAAGTTTTGTGGAACCCCAGAAATTCTAAAAGCTATAGTAGGCTGCCCACAGTATGTTGTTGGGTATGATCCAGAGGTTCTAAAGACTGACTGCTGTCCATATCCTTCAATACTTAGATATAATTTTGAGCAAGAGCTCAAGGTGTGGTCTGTGTATGAGTTAAACCTTAATACGGACGGGGTGTTGACGCTAGAAGAATTAAAGACCCCAGTAAAAGGAACATTAAAAGTAACGCTACTATTTGTTAATGCGACAATAATCCCTGTTTGTTCGTTGATGCTTGGATATAGGGACTCATATGGCCTAAATCGTACTTTCATACCAGTATGTAGTACGGTCATAGCATTAATAGGCATATTATACATATCTGGTGAATTAGTATATAGATATCCACCAGAGATTACTATAGAATTAGCCTCATCAACCAATGAAATACTCTGTGGATCTATAGTTATTTCGTTATCTGTTAGATATCCACTAGCAAAATTTTCACTAACACGAAAGTTATCTTTATCAATAATATCTAAAACCTGATATTTTTTAGAAATTGGGTTGCGGGCTAGTCCTGATGAAAACATCAGATTAGCCATACATCCGGCGACCATATTATGATCATATGATTTAATTTTGATTCTATAGTCATTTTCATTTTGTATAAATGATCCACTAAATATGGGCTTAGGAATATTTAATACAGTATGGCCATCATTTGACTTTGAATAGCTAGATATGCTGCTAATAAATTTTGGTATATATTTATATTCTGAATTAATATTTTGTGCAATACCGCTAGTTCCGCTTATATTTTTAACAGGAGACGCAGTTACTTCAAGATTTTGAATGATGGTTATATTTGCTAGTCTGTAGTGATAATAGTGTCTTCTTTGTTGAGAATCGTTATAAATTTCTTTTTTGGTGGTATTTTTAAGAGAAGATGTGACATTGATGGTCTGAGAGGGGTTGGATGGACTTCTGAAGGTGGTATTCTTGATAATCCCACTATCAAATACAACAAATGCCGCGCCGGTACCTGCTGCTTTATTCATTAATACTTCTAATGAATAAGCGATAGTTTTATCTTTGGGCAAAATGACATTAGGAGACATTGTGGCCCATGCTCCATTAGTTTCTGTACTATTTAATCCTAGCGCAATAGTTGAATACTGTCCGTGAGTAATGGTTTGACTATTATTAAACTCAGAAAAAGCACCGAAGCTTAATTGATTTTCATTCCAGGTCTCTCCATATTTACCGGCCGCGATAGAAGTATCTGATAAAGTCTTAGATCCATAATTTAGCGCTACGCTATTTTGTCCAGAAATAGCATTACCATAGCCAACAGCTAAACTATTATCTTCATATATTTTATTATTACGCCCAACAGCCGTAGAACTGTCAGATAAAAACGAGCCACTATTTGATGAGCCAACGTATAAGTTTGCATTATTTTCTATTATAATAGCCGTGTTGTCCGACTTTTGTCTTATGATAGAATTACTAATTGTTCTACTAGGGTTAGAGGTTCTATTATCAAAACGAGGAATATAGTCTGGTGTCCCATCTAAATTATCAAATTGGACTTTAGTATAAGTAAATAGTCCGGTCATGTTGCTAGCGTTATTGAAATAATCTGCATTGTGTCCATGTAATAAATCCACATTGAGACTATCTACCATCCTGGAGTTATTTCCAACATTAAGAGGAGGGTTGGATTGATTAACGGACGGTATAATCACAACCTGATCTCTAACCTGCACCCCATTAACAAATGTTTTGACTCCACTGATGACCTGAGTATCGGTTCTGCTAACGTAAAGACTATCAGCTTTACTTCTTAATAGAACAACATTAATATCTCCACTAACATTATTAGTAATATACAAAGCATTTTGATCTCCGCCATCGACATCTCCTATAAAACTATTTTCACCTCCGCTCAAGTCTCCGCCACTACTAATATTAGTAACGAGTCTCAGTTCTCTATCTGCTGGAAAAAATGCAAGTATTCCAGTTTTGGATGTGTATCCACCATATAAAAAACTAAAACCCCTAGGGTCGCTAGGAAGTATTGACGCAGAGTTGGTCCCTATCGTAGGGAGATTGTCTCTGATGGTTAGATTATCTCCATTTAGACTGGCATCTCCATTAATTTCTATTGGTCCATTAATGGTATCTCCGGCTGTGCTTACGGGACGATATCCTAGAGAATAAACAACATCTCCATAATTCATATTATCTCCAAGAGTTACCATACCCTTGTTATTAATATAAAGCTTTGTATAAACTCCGGGCTCGACTGACGATGGAATAATATTTGAATCTATAAGACCAGTTAAGTTGGCTGCATTAGTAAAATATGAGCTATCTCTACCATCAAGCAAATCAGCGTCTAATCCAGAGTCTTGTCCATCATTACCTGGATGCCAAGGAGTATATCCAAGAATACTAATAATATCAGATCTTGTTAGGTTGCTTCCTGAGACTACTCTGCCTTTATCATCTGTGGTAATTCTAGAATATGTTCCTGGTGTTCCAGTAGTTGATAATGAGATGGCGTTATTTTCTACTAGAATGTCTGATGATCCACCAATATTTAGAACCACAGATCCGCTGGGCAAAGATAAAGATCCTCCTCCGGTTAATCCTGATCCTGCAATTATGTCTATTGTTGTTCCGCTTAATAGTATTCTTCCAGTAGCCAATGGAAATGATGTTATTTTAAAACCATCATAATATAATAGCCTATTACTACTAAAGGTTTGATTATTAGTGCCTCCTTTAGCTATCGGAACAACACCACTAATATTTCCAATACTCAGCTCGACTTTACGAACAATGGTATCATCTACTATTATTTGGTTATCTTCATTAATAGAAAGTCCATCTCCAGCATTAATTCCTAGCGTAGCGGTATTATTTGCTAGTTCTCTGTATAGCCCTGATCCGGCAAAAACTCCAGTAACAGCATTAGTGTTAGAGTTGTTTAGTAGATCTTGAAATGAATAGTTAGAACTAGATAGCTTGTGTCCGTCATAATATATTATATTACCACTACTAAATGAAGTGTTATTGGTTCCTCCACTATTAATTGGCAAAACTTCAAAAGAGGCTCCGTCTTTTCCTGCTGGTCCTTGAGCCCCTCGTGGTCCAGTATCTCCTTGGGGTCCTTTTTCTATAGAAATTAAATTGACTCTATTTACTCTAGTATCAGATATAATTACATTGGTAGAAACAACACTTTCAGGGTCTCTTTCTTGTGTTATAACCAGATATTTTAATGGCTGTATTTCTTCTTCTATTCGTACTATGCTCATGAGCTACATGTTCCACAATCATTTTGTACATTGGTGTCGCAACCAAATGCATCGTCTCCCGGTACATTTCTTGCAAGTAATGATACGCTTCCTTGAAGAATTCGAAATATTTTTTTACCACCACCACTATATAAATCATTTGGTTCTTGTAGCTCAAAATCGTATCTAGCAGATCCAAAGGAATAGGCAACTGTTTGTGATGCTGGTATTCTTAATACAATTTTGCCAACTTTGGGGTCTATGGTGAATTCGTATTCTGATGTTCTATTATTAGTGGTGAATGTTCTAATTACTGGTTCTGGACTTTGATCTTCTATCCATCTTATTCTAGCACACCAATTGGTAATGTCAATTGGAATATTATTATCGTCTCTATATTCAAATGCAAGAACAAATGCTGTGCCTTTTTCTATAGTAAAATTATAGTCAGCTGCTGGCATGGTAATAATCCTTATTTATGAATAAAAGTATCTTGATCGATAGTCGTGATTCTGTATGTATCGTGGATCAAACTTGTTGCCAACAAATGGGCTAAATACTGCTCTAATAGCTGTGGCTTCTTTAACATCCCAATGAGATGTTAGTTCTTCATATGCGGCACAGGGGCCCTGTTCTATGATCATTTTAAGTCCAGCTAAACTACCACCAACACTTAAACTAATGGGTCCCAAAGCAGCCCTAATGCCTTCCATGGCGGCTTTTGTTCTTAGATTACTTTGATCAATTATGCAGGCTGTCTTTAATGAGGTCAGGCTGATGAAAATACTGTCATCTAATGTTGTCGGGTCTGGGGTGATGTCTGGGGTTACTACGTTAACGGCATATTTATTGTCTAAAGATACGTCAAATTGAACATATTTAGCTGCTACGACTATGGCTTGTAGTAGTCTTTCATCACTAAAAACTGGGGTTTCAGCATAGTCATCAATTAAAGTGCGTACAATAATTGGAATTTCAATAGACCAGCTCATAATTTGATCCTTTTATGGGTATTGGTGGCTGTTCTTTAATACACCCAAACCGGCTTTTAAATTAATGAGGAATTGGCTGTCTAGAGAAGATTAAGCCCTGTAAAACAATGGATGGATTGTCTCCAAGAATTTCTAAAACCCTGCTCTCTATCTGTGCTTGAGTATAATCACCGACAGCATCATATTCTTTATCTTTCCATAATATTAATGGGGTTTGATAAGGTTCTATGTGGCATAATACGGTTTTTCTGACATTGAGATCCACTACCACAAGATCAAGATGGTCTATTTCCTGCGGCGAGCCAGATTGGTCTGTAATTGCGATTTTATTATTTAGTTGCATAATAATTTGTCCTTATGTTGGTATATACACTTTATAAAATAATTGATTCGTTTAAAATTAAAGGGCTAACTTAATATTACCCATAATCCAGTAGTCTCATCTAAAACATATTCGTCACCGGGACAAGGTGGAACAAAAGCTCCTTCTGGGACATTTATGTCTTCTCTAAAAACATAACCTATTCCAGCATAATTTTTTCGGTATGGGATTCCACCTCCGTTGTGAACTCCACCAGAGGTATTATATGAAGTTCGTTTACAAGTTTTTCCTCTAAATTCTCCATAATGTTTTTCCCAATTAATACCATCTTCGTTTTCATTCTTACCAACTATAACTTCAGTAACAATATTGTTTTCGTCTAAAAATGCATAATGAGCCATAATTATTCTCCTATTTAAACTGTAAATGTAACCGTTCCTGTACCGGCTGTAATTGTAACAATTGTATCTGCTCCAAAAGAAGCTGTAGTGTATGATAGTCCCGCTGAAAGAGTTATGTTTAATATGGCATCAAATCGCAATATCACAACGCCACTACCCCCTGCTCCTCCAACCGAGAAAGTAGTACCATTACTTGCTCCACCACCACCTCCCCCTCCGGTATTAGCCGCACCTGCCGATCCCGCAGACGCAACATCCTGCGACCCGTTGCCTCCACCAGTGCTACCACCAGAACCAGCAGAAGATGTTCCAACGTAGCCTCCAGAGCCACCGCCGGGACCGTATAGAACAGCCGATCCAGTGATGTCGCTAGACCTACCAATACCGCCCGAACCGCTAACGGTTGAAGTGGCGTCACCCCCTTGTCCACCAGAACCACCGCCACCACCACCAGCCCTTCCGTTTGATTGGCCAAGGCCACCGGAAAATCCTTGCGTCGTGATGTAGGACGCATTGCGAGTGCCTCCGTTGCTGTTGCTGGTCAGGAACAAATATCCGGCACCTGTAGCAAGCGAGAAGCCAACGCTAGATGTCGAACCCGTTCCACCGCCTGCGGCAGTGATACCAGCAAAAAAACTATTATTTCCGGGGAATGCTCCAACAGAGCCACCGGCAGCAATCGTCACGGAGTATGATGTGTTAAGTAGAACGCCAAGGGTCTGATCCACCACGCCGCCACCACCACCTCCGGGTCCAGGGCGTGCGCCACTTCCCTGTGCAGTAACACCAGCCGCTCCACCACCAACCAACAACACACGAAGTAAAAAATTATCAGCAAATAAATCCCACGAATATCCATTCCATCGGTATACTCTATTATTTTGACGAGAATATTGATTTACTGTTGGATTATTTGGAAAATTAAATGGCATAAATTAACTCCATGATACTGTTCCGGTTCCTGCTGTAAAGGTAACTATTGTATCAGATCCTACTGTGGTTGTTGTAAATGTTAATCCTACTCCTATATTAATTTTCATTGTTGAAGAATTCCAACGAACAATCACAACACCAGACCCTCCAGAACTTCCAGCGCTTGACGATGCTGAAGCGCGTCCACCACCTCCGCCACCTCCGGTATTTGGTGATCCAGCTGTGGATCCGACCAAATCTGTTGCACCATTGCCTCCACCGCCCGCTCCTCCAACGCCACCAGAAGCTAATGAGCCGGAAGTTGTACTTGCACCGGCACCTCCTCCTCCTCCAAAAAAAGATTGGGCAGCTAATACTGAAACTGTTCTACCTGCACCTCCAGAACCGGCAATGGTTGTAGTAGCATCTCCACCTTGAGATGCTCCTCCTCCTCCTCCACTAATAATCACAGAACCAGCCGTAGTAACACCGGTACCTCCCGCAGCACCCTGCGAAGGAATATTTGACGCAAAGCGTCCTCCTAATCCACCAGCACCAGTTGCTAACGAATAGTAAACACCACCAGTGGTTGTTCCGAAACCACCTCCAGCAGCAGTAAAATCTCCAAATCTCGACAAGTTTCCAAAATTATTAATAGCTCCTCCAGCACCAATTTGTACTGTATATGTGATACCGAGAACAACACCTACAGAAGACTCAATCGTCCCACCACCACCACCTCCCGGCCCAGTCCTCGCCCCGCCTGTTGCGGAACCTCCTGCTCCTCCACCTCCAACAACTAATAACCTTATTGTTCCAATAACAGATGAAGAACCAGAAATTCCATAAGGCCCATATGGACTAGAAGATACTAAAGATGATCCAAAACCATAAATACCATTATTCATAGATCAGCACCTAAAGCAGTAACATGGGTTGTTTGAGCTACTGATGTTGTTACTCTTAGAGTCCAAGAAGAGTTTGGCAATATAAGATTGTTATATTGTGTGCTTACTCGCGTTTGCTGAACAGTACTTGATCCTGTAGCTGCGGCTATAGTATATTCATCAAAAAGATAATAAGTAGATCCATCATGTAAAAATAAACGTACTATAGCAGCAGCACTAGTAGCAGCATTTTTTACTATAACTTCTGCTATTCGTGTTCCAGTAGATGCTCCGGTAATTAGAGTGCCAAAATTTGTTGGGGATGTATAAGAACCTTCAGCAGTTGCTATACTAACATTTCCTATTCTTGGTGTTGCGGCAAACGAGGGACTGATGGCCATAATTTATTCTCCTATTTAAAGTTGTTCCATAGATAAAGATTAGCAGCATTTTGAGCATTATTAACACCTGCAATCGGTGGTCCTATTTCAGCATAATATGATCCTGTCCATTGATATAATCTACTAGTATCACTAGCTAAATAATATGATGTTGAGACTCCAGAAGCTGGAAAACCACTAGTAGCAGCATAACTTAATATAGTAGTACTATTAACTGTATAATTACCAGAACTAGAGCTAACACTAATCCCAGAACCAGCAGAGATATTAGTTACTGATAATAATCCACTAACTGAAGAGTTAAAATCACTAATATTAGATGATGTATGAGTATGTCCACTAACGCTAACATTAATATTATTAACTTGCAAAGAATCAATAAAATTACCACTAGTTGCAGACAATAACCCACTAACAGAAGTATTGGTACCACTGATGCTTATGTTTCGTGCTAGTAGTGAATTATTATATGCTTTTGTCATTTTGTTTTATCTTTTATTATTAATAAATAATATTAAGCTATACTCCATTTACTCATTAAATAATCAATAACAGATTGAGATGTAGTATTATCCAAAGCGCTATTAAACATCACAACTTCATAGTAAGCCCCATTAAGTGATGAGTCGGTATTCGGGGCGGCATTATTACCAAGCCTAACTGTTTGTATATTCACAGGAGTAGAGCTGGTACTGCCAGACGTATATGATTTATTTCTATAGATAGTAACAGACCCGCTATTTACTGTAAAACCAACAACTACTCGTGTTCCTATGCTTAGGGCTGTGGTGGACGCTATGGTTGAGCTGTTTCTATATGCTTGCAAGCTGGGGGAAGGAAAATCTGCAAATAAAAGACCGTTATTGTCGGCATAATCTGCTCCTCCGCTAGTAGTTGGGGCTCCACTAAAAATTCGACCATATGTATGACGCGAATTATTTCGTCCATTAAGTACAATAGCAGCAAAAAAAGAAAAATTATTTTCTGTTATTGGATAAGACGCTAATAAATACCTTCCTGTATTCTCTGCTAATACCAGTCCTGTTCCATCATATATAGGACAATATTGAGAATCTGATTGGGTAAAATGATTTCCATTACCGCTTTGATCTTCCCATCTAGCCACAGACCCATTGATGCCAACAATAGAGCCCCCGGAAGTAGTACTTCGTAAGCTACTCGATACCGAAGCGTCTAACCACATATTTAAGCTGCTTATACTATTAAGAGAAAACCATGATGATAATATAGATCTTTTCCAAGTATTACTAGCAGTAGCTACATAAAAATAATTACTATCATATGCTATTTGACCAGTAGTACCGCTTGCTGATGCTGATGCTGGGACACTTGACCACGAAAGACCAGAAGAATTGCCGCTAGAGCCAGTAATGGTGACGGGGAGGATCTGAGGTGATGCCTGAAAGATTGTCGTTGGCAGAGCAGCAGTTGGAGGCGTGAAGTTGGCAGTATAGCGAGCCGCCTGCGTGACGCGAAGTTCCGCGATGCGGCCGTTCCAATAATTGTTGTTCAACTCCACATAGGTGCGGCCTACAACCACATTGGACTGTCCGTGCGAGTCAGCAGCCGTCACGCTCCCGACAGACGTGCCGTTAACGTAGTAGGTCACCACGCCGCTTGCGCGAACGGCGGCAAGATGCACCCATTGCCCGGTCGGGAGCAGCGAGGATCCTTCGATGTTCGCGCCGCCCGGGTGCATCAGAAACGGATAGCCGGTGTTCGTCACGCCAACAGACACGCCGAACGGAGATCCATTGCTGAAGTACGTCGAGAAGTACGAACCGTAGGTGCCGTAGGCAGTCAGCCATACCCACGCTTCAGCCGTCCAGTCGCTCGTTCCCCACGAAAAGTCACTGCTTGACAACGACAGGTAGTCGCCCGTCCCATCCAACGCAATAGAGTTGGTGCCATACTTGCCCGCCGCGTTCGCCGCTGCGTTACCGTGGGCCGTCAGTGTGCGACCGTACTTGGACGAGTCCGTGAGGTTGCCGTCGCCGCGCAATAGCAACAAAACGCTATCCCAATACGGATCACTTCCCGGAATCGTAACACTTCCAGATAAAGAACCTCCTCCAGAAGAAACTCCAGAAGCCATTGTTAAATACTCTAAAACTGTACCAGAAGGGACACTGTTACTAAGAGTAACATTAGATCCATCTGTTGCAGAAAAGTCGAGGTCTGATACTAATTTAATTCCATCTTGGAATAGATCTAAATATCCAACGGGGTAACCTCCTGATACGGCAAAACTGGTCAATGTCCCTGTGGTGCTTATAATTCCTCTAACACCCACAGAGGAAGAGGATGATGAATTATTAAGACTAGTTGATCCAATTCCACTAAGAGCTACCCAATTTGAAACTCCATCCCCTATTTTGAGAATGCTATTGGTTAAATCATAACCGGGCTCGCCGCTAGCTAATACTGGATTGGCTGAAGTCCATGCTGAGGCTGTTCCTTTACGAAATGTAATAAGATCATTTACGGCCATCTTATGATATAGTCCTATTTTTATGAATACTATACGGTATAATAGTAATTAATACACCCACGAGCAAGATAGTATTGATCTATTTAGCTATTAATGATCTTATTTTTGGCTCTTTCCAATATATTATCCAAACTATCTTGAGGAATTCGACCCTTAAAATGATTGTATGTATCAACTATCATATGGTGACTTGGATCTCTTGTGATTTCTAGCCATCCTACAAAATAATTCCATATTCTATCTTCTAATATTAATGGATATTTAACTCCGTTGGGGCGACCAAAGCGATGAACCCACTTTAATGAAGGAATACAAATATTTTTACCGCCATTTCGTCTAAACTTTTCCGCTATGTATCCTTCTTCTCCCCCAAACCCTTTAAAGTAAGGACAAATACCGGGCCAATTTTTCTTTTCAAATGAACATAATCCCATACCCTGTAATTTTATTTCAAAAGGCTCCCCCTTTGAGTAAGCTTCTGGACTGTTGTGCCATATGCCATACATGTCCCCTCTCCATTCATCTTTGAATTCTGTTGAGAGGTTTCTTAAGTCATCATATAGCAGAGGCCCCTGAATTAAGTCTTTACAATCAGGATGAGAAGAATAGTAATTTAATAGTGTTTCTATTGCATTATTAGCTAATAATACATGACAATCTAAAATAAGAACATATTGTCCAGAGGCGTGGTCTACTACCTTATATTTGTTAAAAGAAGAAGACTTATCTTTTATAGGAACATATTTTCCATTACCATTTGTCCATCCGGCAATAAATTTTTGAAGTTCTTGTCCGTGAACTCCTTCTGGATTATTATCTAATACTATTATTTCTATGTCATTAGTATCACATATTGAATGATACATTCTGAGAGCTTGAATGGTAAAATAAACTCCATCAAAATCGTCATAAGTGCTCATGCCAATTGTAAGTAATTTATTCATATCTATTTTAATTATTCCTTTTATGAGTCTCTGTAAGGAATCAAATGTTTTCTCACAAAGACCATATTAATGAAAAACCCACAAAAACCACTCAATAAATGGCTAACTCCACTACTAGCATAGCCTTCCAACGGATTTATAAAGAATGAAAGAGCCAGACTAATCCAAAAGCTGACACACTCATGACATAATAGAGGCTTACGAACATAAGGAACTCGCGCAACAAGATTTCTTAATGGTTGAGTAATCTGAGTATCGCTCCAAGCGTAACTTATTCCTAAAGAGCAAAATAAATAAATAATAAATAAACTCATAAGAAATAAACCGCAACACTATCATCTCTTTCGGTCACACTAAACATGCGAAACATCTTGCCGGGTAATGTTGCAGCAAAACTCTTCCAAGCCTCTTCGTCCTTACCAATCACGAACATTTTTCCTGCATAATTATTATTGACTCTTTCTTCACTTAGAGACTGTAGTTTTAGAGTTACTTCTGAAGCATCTTTAATATATTTGTCTAAAGATCCTGGATTAGTTTCTAGATACTCAGTAAAGAATTTAAAAACTCGTCCTCGACAAGAGCAATTAGGATTATCTTTAAAAGTTACTAGATCTGCTAATATGTTTGGAAAATCACTCTTAAGTTTTTCGAAAGTCTCAGAGTCTTGAATCAACATGGGGATAACATCAGCCACATTATTAGTATTGATCATATTTTGGTCTCCTTCTTTTTATAATACAACCTATCGCCGTATTGGCAAGTAGTATAATACAATGCTTTGATCTATCATCAAAATATCACAGACTATTACTAGCTAAATTGACAGTTGGTAGGATTGTATGTGAAAGTTTGACATATTCCATTTACACAAGTTCCTTGATAGAAACCATTGTAAATATATGTCCAACTTCCTCCGGGAGAAGCATGGGGAGGTTGAAATTCATAAAATTCATCTTCAGGAAGAACATCATAAAAAGTACACTCTGCGGGATAATTTATACCACCCGGCTGGTATCTTCCGCCAGCATTAATACAAAGAGATCTGTCATTTGTTGATTCGGTTTTTACTACTGTAGGTGCGGACCCATTTACTGTTATTCCATTTGGCATTGTTAGTTTCGTCCAGCCCGAAAAAGTCCATGGAGAACAACTATTATATTCGGTGGTAGTTCCTGTAAAATGCCAAGAGGCAAATCCTGCTGGACCGCCACCATAAATAGTTAATTTATCTCCACCATATCCCTCATTAGTAGGAGTTATTATGAACATATTATTACTTGATCCTCCTCCACCAACCCCCTGCTTATCCCATGATCCATAGCCACCCCACACATAAGTCCCATTCATACTATAGGTACCAGCTTGAGTTCCATCGTTTGCTCCTGGTTCTGACTCTCCGTAAGCTGCTGTTACAACATAGCTGCCAGCGTTGGTAACTGTGAATGTTCCAAAGTCTGGATTTCCGGCATAAAGACTAGTATAATAATAGCAATCGCTAGATCCATTTGGACAGCTAATAGCGTCAGGACTAGGTGTTGTGGTTGTCGGAGATGCTGTTGTTGTGGTAGTTGTCGGAGATGCTGTTGTTGTGGTAGTTGTCGGAGATGCTGTTGTTGTGGTAGTTGTCGGAGATGCTGTTGTTGTGGTAGTTGTCGGAGATGCTGTTGTTGTTGTGGTGGTTGGTGGACAGCATCTTACGGACACATCAACAAACCATTCTGCGTTTTCGCCACCTGAACGATATGGTTCTGTTATTCTGCAGCCGGTGAGCGACCACCCTTCTTGACAAAGATACTGAGCGTCCTCCGGTCTGGCGTAATTGGTGCACCAATTCTGACCACATTGTGTCGCGTTCTGGGCGGTGTTTTGTGTGCCATAATAACCACAATTAAGCGGACCAGATATCCCGGAGACGTAGTTCCAGACGCAAAGAGGGTCGTCTGGAGGCAGAGTTGTGGTAGTTGTCGGAGCAGCCGTCGTAGTGGTGGTTGTTGGCTCTGGCGTTGTTGTGGTGGTTGTTGGCTCTGGCGTTGTTGTGGTGGTTGTTGGCTCTGGCGTTGTTGTGGTGGTTGTTGGCTCTGGCGTTGTTGTGGTGGTTGTGGGTCCACATGGATTCGGTTGGCATTGTGTCTGGGGATAAGAGTTTGTGTTTGTGCACGGGGCTCTGTAGATAGGGCTGTCTGGGTTGTTGCTATAGTTTCCAGTTATATCTGTGCATTCGGATTCTTCACAACATGCCATGTAGCAATTACCTTGCTGTACATTTCCCCCTATGGCCGAACACCAATCAACCAGGATATTTCCTTCTGTGCAGCCGCTAAAAGTATTGACGCTACATACGCATCTGCTATTTTGTTGAACAGTGTACTCTGTGGGTCTTGGTTCTGATAGGTTCGTCCATCCTTGGGTGGTGTTATCTCTATTCAGATAAACCCCCAAGTAAATCGACTGGGTATTTGCATATATCGGTGGAGCTCCGTCTTCGATTATGGTCCAACTCTCAGAGAATTTATAGTTTGGACCAATTGTATCTTGGCTGGAGTCTAGCTCTGGCGCCAGTTTTACGGGTCCGCATCTGACTTCTGAGGAAAAACACGACTGGGGATTAAAAGACGCAGGAATTAAAGGATCATTTGATGGAATAAGCTTTTGTGCATCTAAGTTGTTGCGCCCGCTGCCGTTTGTAGAGGTTGCATGAAAGTGACTCCAAGTACAAATTTTATTTGTTGTTCTCCTAGCCCAGCCTGCTTGGCCGCATCTATATACTGTTATCTCCCATTTGCCCCATAATTCTGGGATCGGAGTGGTAGTTGTTACATTGCCGAGAGCAACGTCTACAGCCAGTGGTAATCCATCATCATTAGAATAAACTGGTTCCATCACACGATGTTCGGGATCCCAATCTCCAATATTAGCACCATCTCCCTCTCCGTTTTCTCCAAGATTTTCTAAATTATTAAATATACTATTATTTTGAGTAAAGTTTTCATCTGCAGCTGCTAAGAAATTAGCTTCCTGTTCTGATAGAGCTAATTCTTCTTCTGTGGCCTGAATTCCAATTCCAGTTTCAAAACTGCTTCTGCTCAAACCATAGGGAGCCAGTGCTTTTCCGAAACCGTCCCATGATGATCCATCTCCACCATTCCATAAAACCCCATTATTATCAGCTACTCTTTTAAGAATGGGTACTATAGCACCACCTAATTTAACTACATTATTAATATTAGACCAACTAATTTCAAAATTTAGATAAGAGCTATTTCCCGATCCTTTCTTAAGAATATATAGAGTTACTGGACCAAGAGTTAGTTTTGTAGTAGCATTATATATTGTAGAAACACCATTATAGTTTACTCTTATATTATCAATAACCTTAGCACTACCATAAGCCTTGTTCGTATAATAAATTTTTATACTATGTGTTAATGTTTGTAGATCTAATAGCTGAATTTCGTTATTTCCTGCTACTCCAGCTTTATTATCTCCCCATTGGGCTATAGTTTTAGTTTTTACTCTTTTTTTAGAATCTACAGAACTAGTAGTAATATAAAGATGAGGATCTCCCCAGCCCCCTATCGTCATTCCTGGCAAACTTGATAATGGAGGAGATGGTGGTTGCGGAGGATTGGTTTTAGCTTGTCCATTGACTATAAAGAATTTGCCATTTTTCATTTTGTGTATTTCATTTCAATAATAAAGAATTTAATTCATTAAAAAATATAGTCTGGTATTATATCGTTAAAAGAAACTATGGAAACGACTAAGGATGTAGCGGGATCACAACTGTTGTCATAATTCGGACAGTATTCTCTCCAGCCAGTAGTCGGAACAACATTTGATGACACGTCAGTATTTAAATATAGAAAACTTCCAATTTCCCAAACAGAAGACTGTTTGACAATACTATTGCTCCAACCATTAGCTCCATTGACAACCTTTGTATACCAAACACTACCGCCACTATTTCCAACAAAACCAACCACATTTCCATTAGAATCATATTCTTTTACCACCCTATATGTGCCATTAAAGCTTGTGTCTGTAGTGGCTCCACTAATAGTAGCTCCTTCAGTGCTAAGATAATATCCAGCCCCAGCAAATCCAGAAGGTGGACCACTTGGGGCGGCAGTTGTGGTGGTGGTCGTTGTAGTTGTGGTAGTGGTTGTTGTTGTCGGATCTCCACCACCACAAGATGTCTGCGTTATTGTTGCGCCACTCAAGTCACCACCCCATCCGGTGAGCGGTGGAGTTGAGCTACTGCTGAAGTTAGAAGCCAACCATCTCAGATTCTCCACAAAGGCGCCGTGACTGGGATTTGCTGGGTTATAGCCACCGCTAGTGCTATCTCCGTAAAGCCAATCATAGCCATCGTGCCAAATGAACCACATCAAACTTGTATGCTTGTAGAATGGCTTTCCGCTATAAGTGGCAACCGGACAGAATGTTCCGTCTTCTCCCATTGAACCAGAGATTGACAGCCCATTTGCTGATGGAGCGGCAGTGGTCGTGGTCGTGGGGGCTACAGTCGTTGTTGTAGTGGTGGTTGTAGTAGGCTCAGTGGTTGTGCCACCGCCTGTAATTGTCACGCTACCGGTGTCAATACTAAACCAAGATCCAAATTCGGGTTCTCCTGTTTTGGGAGGAGTCGCCGTAGATTCGGTGTTTGAACTAATAGGAGATCCTGTTTCATTGTTGTACCAGTTCCACAATGGCCCGAAGGCTCCCCAAATGATAATATACTCGCCATTCACAAAAGGCTCATATGTTTCTTGAACATAACTGCCCTTCGCATAATACGGCTTTCCATTATATGTTCCCGCTTGTACATAAACTCCATTAGCTCCAGACTGTTCTCCCGTAAGACCGCTTACAGTGAGAGTATTTCCTGATGGAGCTGCCGTTGTTGTGGTGGTTGTCGGCGCAGCGGTTGTTGTGGTGGTTGTTGTGGTAGTAGTGGTCGTTGGCTCTGCTGTGGTTGTGGTAGTTGTTGGCTCTGCTGTGGTTGTTGTTGTGGTCGTAGTGGTGGTTGTAGTTGTGGTTGTTGGCGCACCGGGGGCTGTAAACACCAGATTTAACACAGTATTAGAATACATAATTTTCCAGCCAGTAGTGGGCAAAACTGTTGGAGGATTTGATGCATCGGCCGAAGAATTATCCAGAGTATAAGCTCGTGCTGAGCCACTATAGGTCAAAGCCCAATAAAGTCCAGGACCTCCTCCAACTCCTTGAACAAAATTGCCCGTCCAATCAGCTTGCAATTCAAATTTGAAGTCTCCTTGACCCCAGCAAAAATTAAGAGATGGCGGATACTCGGTGTTGCAACACGATGAGCAAGGAGTTGTAGAAGGGCCGAGATCTCCTTGACCATCCGGCACGCTCGTCAAACCATTGGAATAGTAATCACCGCCGGGACGCTTGGAGAATTTCATGCCATTAAGATATACTTGTACATAAGATGTTCCGTTCCATCCATTATAGCTTGTATCAAAGTCACTAGTGTTGGGCAATCCACTTAAAATAAAATTATCGGGGGCTCCTGTCGGCGCCGCAGTGGTGGTGGTGGTTGTTGTCGGGGCGGCCGTCGTGGTCGTAGTGGTAGTAGTTGGCTCTGCCGTTGTCGTGGTTGTAGTTGTAGTTGGCTCTGCTGTGGTTGTAGTTGAAGTAGTAGTCGTTGTTCCTGAACTAAGTATCTGATCTACAACTCCTTCTAAACCAATAGGATTATCAAGCACCGCCTTAACTGTTTCAGTAGAGGCATCCCATAAGTCTACAGGGGCTCCGTCTCCTTCTCCTTCTGCTCCGCCGTCAGTAACATTATTAAAAATATCAGAATTTTGAATAAAATCTTCTCCAATAGCTGATAAAAATGTTGCCTCATTTGACGATAAAGTTAATTCGGTAGTCTGGTTATTATTTTGACCACAATTATAAGTAATATACATACTGTTGCTATAACCATAGCTAGCGGCCGACCACCATCCGGTTAATGGAGGGATCGAGGATGCATATGACCATGGCGCATAGTACGGTGAACCAGAGAAAGCCCTGCCTTCCGGTTCTCCATCCCAATCTAATTCAGATATGTACCATCCATGACTTTCTGGACTATAAGCTATCATTAGTGTGGTCTGCACATCTACAGATGAATACCAACTAATTGTTCGAGTATAGCGAGGTTTTCCTCCGGACGTACCGTTTAAGACATAAGTTCCATTCGCATTAAATCCTGGAAAACCCTCATTGAAGCGGGCGACCCACGGATCCATTCCGGTGACAGTTATGCAATCTATAGTATTTTGACTTTGAATGCCTATACCAGTTTCAAAATCACTTCTACTTAAACCATAAGCAGCTGCAGCTTTTCCAAAGCCATCCCAAGACCTACCACTTCCTCCGTTCCAAGGCACTCCATTGTTTGCCGCTATTCTTTTAAGAATAACGGTTAGTGCCCCTTTTAACTGAACCACATTATTAATAGTGTTCCAACTCATCTCAAAAGTTAAATATGTATTAGCGCCTGAGCCATTTTTAAGTATATTTAAACTAATCGGCCCTGCAGTCACTTTGGCGGTATTATTATATGTTGTTGAAACTCCATTAAATTCTACTCTAATATTAGAGATGACCTTAGCTCCCTGAGCATTTAAGTTCCAAGTCTTATTTGTATAAAAAACCTTTATGATCTGTGTTGATGTTGTCAAATCTAGTAATCTTAATTCGTTATCTCCAACTGGCCCCGGTTTATTATCATCCCATTTTGCTATTGTTTTCGTTACTGTTCTCTTTCTATTATCCAAAGAACTAACAGTAATATACATATGAGGATCACCCCAAGCTCCAACTGTCATTGCCGGTAAACTTGATACCGGCGGAGATTGTGGTTTTGGAGGATTGGTTTTAGCTTGGCCATTAACTATAAAAAATTTGCCTCTGCTGCTGCTCATGTTATATACCTATTTTAAAAATAAGAAGTTAAATGGTGATTGTATAAAAGCTTGAAAGCAGATACTATGGTGTTCCCCCATCAATCATAAAGTATTTCAGAGATGTCGCTGGAGTAGTATTAGATGAGCCTAATAGTTGATTATTAGCTGCATCGAATCTTAAGTTGTTATTAACGCTTGGCTTAAGATTGCCATCAGTACCATTAACAAAAACAAGATTATTTACATTGCTTGTACTAAGATCAACTTCAATATTAGTAGCATTGCTGGCAGTCCCAGTTAGGTCACCAACAAATGATGTGCTACTAACACTACTTAGTCCTGATACAGCGGTAATACTTCCGCCCAGACTAAGTGATGTTGAACCAATTGTAACAGAACTATTAACTAATTGAGAGTTATCAACACCACTAGTCTTAATGCTAACAGCACCAGAAGAAACACTAAAGTCTCCACTATCAAAACTGGCTATGCCCTTATAGTCTGTTGAAGCGTTAAGTATGTAATGGTTATCAATTGCTGTTACTCGACCATAAGAATCTGTACTTAAGCTAGAAATTATTCGGTGAGCTTGGGTTGATCCAAATGGGATCATGTCAGTACTAATAGCAACATTTACAGTATCTAGATCAATACTATCCGCATTAACAACTATACGACCAGCCGTACCAACAGCGTCTATAGTGTTACCATTCTTTGTTAAACCTGCCCCAGCTGCAATCTGACCAGCGCCAGAAAATTGAGCAAATACTAGGCTCGTTGTTCCAAGGGTTATCGCATCATTAGTAGTTAGTACCCAGCCACTATCAGCATTAGCAGTACCCTCAGACACGAAAGTAAATAGTCCAGCAGTAACCTCAGCATCAGAATCGGCATCAGATGTTCTGCTCCAAGATCCAGCAGCTACCTCATAGATACCGTTTTGGCTAGCAGTACTTTGATCTTTGACCAATACTCTATCACCAGCTATAACAGCTACTCCGTCGATGGTTTGAGTACCTGACAGCGTTATATTGCCTGTGGTAGCAACTCTAACACTTTGTTTAACGTCTAATCCGCTTCGTGCAGCATCGACGTAGGCTTTTGTGGCAGCATCTTGAGCACTAGTAGGATCGGATAAATTAGTGATCTTATTACTATTCAAAGATACAGAATTCGTAGGAGCACTCATCTGATCCAAACGATTAGTTCTTACGGCAGTATTGAAGTCATTAATGTTGCTAGCAACTAAGCCACTACCACTAACCGTAAGATCACCATTAACAGTAACGCCGCTCATGGTTGGATTATTGGCAAATACTAGAGAACCCGATCCTGTCTCATTAGTAACAAGAGTTGCAAGATTATCGCTACTTGGTGTTAACAAAAAGTTTCTAGCATTAGTAGTTAGATCTGTAATCTCTGATAGTTGAATAGTAGGATCACTTAAACTAACAACATAATTACCACTATTATGTGTTAAAGATATTCCACTACCTGCTGTTAAAGCGCTACTGATGGTGAGAGTATTAGTTCCGCTGCTATATACAATATCAACACCACTGCCACCAACAATACTGGCACTAACAGCATTATCAATAAGGGCATTAACGCCACTAGCAAAATTAGTAATCAAGGAAGTTGGAATACCAGTTACACTAATTGTCTGGGTACCTGAATTATTTACTATTCCGACTCCGGTACCTTGTACCAAGCTCTTAACGCCTAATAGACCACTAACAGCGGTATTAAAGTCAGTAATGTCTGTAGATTGTATAGAAGGATCGGATAAACTAATAGTGCCAATCTTAGATGTACTATTATAATTAAATGAAATACCACTAACTCCAGTAATAGTGGCCCCAACAACATCTTTGACAGCATTTGTATCTAATCCATTAGTAGAGATAATAAAAGAGCCATCACCACTACCTGGAGTTACAGATATATTGGTTCCACCAACAAGACTTTTAACTGGTAGTAGTCCACTAACGCTACTATTAAAATCATTTACTTGTGAGGAGGTGATACCGCTAACATTGATAGTTACAGTTTCACCATTAGATGAGGTGCCCACATATATTCCGCTGCTACCAACAAAACCAGTAGGAACAACAGCAGAATACTTAAGAGAATCCCATGCTGTTGATCCGTCGCCAATCTTAAAACGCCCTGTATCTGTTTCATAGCCAACTTCACCTGCATATAGAACTTGATTTGTCCATTGGCTAGCGCCTGCGGCGGCTGTGCCTCTTCTAAGCTGGATTCTTGTAATAGCTGGCATAATTGATATCCCTTTTTAAAAGTGTTTATTACGGTGTACCACAATCAAACTCATAATGATCTAAATAATAATCAACCCCATCAATTCCCTGCTTTTTAATTTTGTCAAATGATATATTATCTGGTAAGTCACTGACTAAAATTTTCTCAGTATTTACAATTTGCAAATCATATGTTTCATATCTTTCAATATCAATATTGTTTATATTATTCAAAAAGCTAGTTTCTACTGTAACGGTAGTAATAGCTGGATCAATAATTTCTACAATAAAATCACTCATGATTGCAGTCCAATGCTATGCTTGATTGACTATTTCTTTTCACAAGATTAATAGTCCCAAATAATAATCTAGTAGTGTATTTTCCCCCTCCATCATATAGATCGTCGGGAGATTGTAGTTCCAAGTCGTATTTTGCTGTAGTGAAATTAAAACTATTAGTTGTATCTGCTGGAATTAGTAAAGTTAATTTACCAGCAACTTCATCTAATATGAACTTATACACACTATAGTCTAGATTATCTGTTGAAAAGGTTTGGGTGGTTCCATTATTAGTCTTCCATATTAGTCTAGCACACCAATTGGTTAGATTAATAGGATTTCCTTCACTATTCTTATAAATTAGTGATATTTTAAATGAGGTCCCCTGCTCTATAGAGAAATCATATTTTGATGCTGCCATATTTATGGACCATGGGGTTAAATTGGCTCAGTATATATAGTATTATACTATGGAATACACCTACACTAGATAAGAAGCGTATATAAATAGAAAAGGACTGGTATTGCTACCAGCCCTTATTCTATAAACTATTGATTAGGCTTTAATTATAGGGAGCCTAGTAGTACTCTACGGTTATCTAGAACAGCAAAGCCCTGCTCGGCCCATCCGTAGAAGCCAGCTCTCTTTTGACGATGAAGTGTATCATCCTCAAAAATCTGAACTTGCTCACGAACTGGCATAATGAAACTGTCTGTCTTGCGAAGATCAAGACCAACAACGATTTCATTCTTGCTTCCTGGTAGAGTGCCGCTGAGAACGTCGCTATAGAATAGCTGGTACTCTTGGCCTTCACCAAGTTCATCAAGGTCGTGTAGGTTTACGCCGAATACACGATTAAGGGTGCCGTCAGCAGCCGTATAGATTTCTCTACGAGTTGTTTCGTCAACTTGATCGATACCCCAATTACGGATATCTTCCATTGACTCTGGTGAAACGTAAAGGTCTGTTAGCATACCACGGTTGTTTGAAGCACTGTTACCGCCGCCATTTCGACGCATAACGGTCTTCATGAGACTTACTAGACGCTTGGTAAACAAACCAGCTGAAGCATCACTATCGTAAACAACAATGTTACGATCAACGCCAGCAGCTAGTAGGGTGTGCCAACCGTCATCATTCATCTTCTTAACGAACGAGCCCTCTAGAACTTCCATAGCACGACCAACAACGTCCCAACGAGCATCACGAGCATACTTTAGGAGGTAGTCGATTGAGGCGCCGATGTCATAGGTTGGAACCATGACGTAATCGCCTTCAACGTGACGCTCTGGAATATGTCCGTGGTTAGGAATTGTATAGGCAACGAAATCTTTTTCGGTGCCAGGAGCTAGGAAATCAAGAGGAAACTCTGGTGTGGCACTTTGAGCAAGTTGAATTGGCTCGAAAATACCATCTAGAATATCTCCACTTAATAGAGCTTGTCTTAGTGGTAGCTCTAGAGCTTTTGCAAACTCTGAGTTAGCAGCTAAAGCTACTTCTCTATTTGGTGAACCAGAACGAACAAGTAGATCGGTAAGCTCTGGTGTTGGCTGAAATGCTTTTGTATTACCTGACATTTTTTTCTCCCTTGTTAAAGCTTTTAATCAAGTTATGTTTACTGATAATTTAACGTAACCATCAGCGTCTTTACTGCTCAAGAACTGACCAATCTTGACACTGTTGGTACTGCTTGTGCCAACTAGGCCACTTACCCCAACGTATGCATCAGAACCAGCACTTGGAGTACCAGCTACCATATTAGTAGTAACTTGTCCCTGACGAAGTAGTGCGACCTTGCCGCCAACTTGTACTTCGTCTTTATGCCAGTTGATATGCTGTCTGGTTAAGTCATAATTTACAACATCATTGAGTAGGATGCCTAGTGGCTTGGATCCACTTACAGTAGCGGCATAACTAACGACAGCGTTAGCGTCGTCCATTGATACGCCAGAACCAGCTGTAACAACAGATACCACACCACCTCTTTCGGCAACCGTGTTCATGAAAAAAGAGATATCTGATAATGCTTCGATACGATCTGCTTTAAGAGCCATGTTATTCTCCCTTGTTAAGTTTTTTACCTAGTCTAGCACAAACGAATTCAACTAACTCTGCACGAGTTGTGTTAACAGAAGACTGAGCATCGCTGCCAACACTAAGATTAACACTTTCTTCGGCTTCTACAGTCTCAAGAACTGAAGGATCTACAGGAGCTTCAGATGATGCCTTATTCTTATCTTTCTTCTTCATATCCTCTTCGTCTTTGTCATCCTTCTTGATCTTGTCGAGCCAAGGAGGAAGTTTGCCAGCAAAGAGGGATGTCATAGCATCAAAAGCATCGTCACTGAGAGATTCGAACTTAGACAATGTAGCTTCTGATGTTTCTTCATCAAAGCCATAGCTAAGAAGAGCAGCTTTTCTTTTTGTCTTCTTTTCTTTCTTGGCCATTTCTTCTTCTTTCATAGCCATTTCTTCTTCTTTCATTTTATAAGCAGCAATGGCTTCTAGAGCAGCTGAGAGCTCGCTCTTGGTCTTTTTCATTTCTTCATCTTTAGATTCCATGTCTTCTTTCATTTTCTTTTTAGCTGCTTCTGTCTCTTCTTCCTTACTCTCTTCTTCTTTTAGCTTCTTAGCTAGAGCTTCATATTCGCTCTTAAGAGTTTCTAGTTCTGAAGACAAAGCGGCGATGGATTCATCCTTAGCGCTGATGGCAGCTTCTAGTTCGGTTGTTTGGTCAGCTACTTCTGCTACTACTACTGGAGCAGAATTTTCGGCAGTGGAAGCTTCGGCTTCGGGCTTGACTTCTACTACTTCTGTGTTTGAACTCATAATATTATTCTCCACGTTAGAGGTTGACTGATTGTAAGATACACCTGCTATTGATAAATCATCATTTTTTTCTGTAAATAATTTATCAACTATGTCTTTTGTAAAAATAACACTATCTGGATTAGCTGGTTTTTCAACAAATCCCTTGCCAGAAAATGTAATATTTCTTAATACTCTACCTATCTTATAGTCTTCATGTTCTCCAAGACCACCATATGCTCTTAGATATTTTGTTAGATATGCTGTGCTATCATTCCTAGCTAATGTTTTATATTTTCCAGTTGACTTATTAATTAAGCCATAATCAAAGCCTTTGAAAAAGCACTCCATGCTAACAAACTTATTGCCAGACTCAATATCGGCAATTAGTTTCTCTGCGCGGTCTTTCAGTTCTGGACTACTAAAAGCCCTATAAATTACTGAACCTGTTAAAATGTGATATTTTTCTGGAAGACTGTTCATATCGGTAGCTTCGCTAATAAGAGAGCCATCTTCCGTAATTGGCCAATTACTAGTGATATGACCGATTATTACACTTTCGTCGTGTTCTAAATTAGTAGGTTTGTCTTCTGGTGTGTTTCTAGCTAACCACACCTCTGCTTTATCAAATATGTCGTCATTTTTATTCCAAGAAGAGCTAACTAGAATAGACTGAACATAGTATAAGTCGGAATCATTAAGAGATGCAAGAGTTTTAAACTCTTTTCTTTTTAGTACATCTGTCAAGCATGGCTCAGCAACAGAAGCATAACAAATTGATGCAGATGTGGAGATTTTAGCCTCTAGTCCGTCTTCTATTTCTTGGGCAAATATTTTCATTTTTCAAACCTCTTTCTATAAAGAAGAGTACACCATAGAATAAAATGAAGCTTTGGCCTGTTTGTGTTCGTCAACAGTTAGTTCTTTATTTAAATCAGCCTTTAGCTCTTTTAACCATACACTATAAGCTAATATTATTTCGTTCTTATCAAGTATATCTAGACTGGCCATAGTGCTAGTTACCTTGTCAGAATCAATAGGGGAAAACGGGTCAAGAGAGAATAATATTTTTGTTTTAATTAGGTCTAATTCTTTGACTTCTTCATTCGATAAGCTTCTTAGATTTTTCTTGTTGTAGAAGTCTAGTAGTAGTGGGTTCAAAATTTGACTAATTTTATCTTGCGCCTCCGAAGCCCATAGTAATAGCTTTGCTCCGGTTTGGGGTTTGAAGACTTTTGTTTTTCTCTTCTCAGAATCCTTAGAGTTTTTGGGGCGGCCTTGTCCGGGTGTTCCCGGCAAAGATTCTGGCGAATCGTTTGCCAACTTCGTTGGGGGAAGGGGTCCAGAGGGCATCTTCATTTGGAGTGCTGGTACTTCACCGCTTTTCTTCTTCTCAAGATCTAAACCAACTTGACTAGGAGTAACGGTTCCAGTTTGTAGAGCTATTTTCTTTAAAGAATTTTCAGGTTGTGGATCATACCAAGGACCAGATTTCTTAACCATTCTGTTACTCTTTCTGTCTCTGCTTTCTCTGTTGAGTCGTGATTTTTCCATGTCTGGATCTAATCCAAATCTAGATTGCAGAATTTCATCAGAGATTAAATTTCTGTCAGCTAGTTGTACTAATAATGCTTTCTCGGCATCTTCATTACTTAAGTCCATACGATCAAATTCAATTTTAGCGCCATATCTAAAACCCATAGCTTTTTGAACTAATTCGATTTCTTTTTCCCAAAATTCTACTAGTACGTCTCTTCCATACTGTAGTCTTTGTGTTAATGTTTTAAGGCTAATAAAATTATTTGTTGTTCCAGAAGCCCCGAAAGTTCCCGTTAGTGTTGGAGGAATCCCTAGTCCGGCATAAACGCTATTAAGGTGAGGAACATATTTTCCTTCTCCCAAAAATTGATGAACATTCGTTTTGGATTCAAGGAGTTCTATGTCTGGACCCCATACTAAATCCATGGTTCCACCACCAACATTGTTTCCTAATAGTTGAGCTAACTTTGCAGTAGCCGCTTTTGTAGGAGCAATTTTATGTTCAAGACTTCCTAGTTTAAAAATACGAATATTAGAAATAGCACCATCTAATGCTGCCATATCAGCAAGTTTAAGTTTTTCTATAACTGTAATATCATCCATAATAGCATAGACCATTGGGAAAGCCCAGCTCTGCCAATCGTCTTTTTTGTAATGAAATACTAGTGTTTTTTCTGGATCTAGTGCATATGGCACTCTACTCTTGGCTGCTTCTAAAATTTGAGCTGGTAGTGATGCTACTACGGCTTTTTCTGCATCACTCTTTGGGTTATTAACAAACTTTCTAAGTTCTGCTGGGAGTATTAATTGATAGGATTTTTGTTGTACAAAAGAAGCCAATGGACCAGCTGCTATATCAACAAAGAATGGATCTATAAAAGTATATCTCCAAGGAATTTCTCTTTTTTCTAATTGCACATCTGATAAGTCCTGTATTTGAAGATCTGGTGCTGCTACTGCTTGATATAATTTTTCTGATACTTTAAGACTTAGTTTTCCTGTCTGTCTATTAATTACAACATTTCCTGTTTTATATAAATTGTTAAGAAATCTTTCGCTTCTATCTTTACCTCTTACCTTCTTAAACCACTGTCTATAAAATCTTTCTATTCTTTTGTTTTTATGAACTAGTCTTATTCCCTGAGCAGCAAAGTCGCCCATCAAATCAATAACATTTTTTACCAAACCGACTCTTTGATAAATATCTTCTGCTTTTCTAAGAATGAGTTTGATTTCACGAGGTACAGCTTCATCCGGACGAAAGTAGTCGTAATCACTTCTTGTTAGTCCTGGTCTTCCTGAAGTATTAGTATCAAGATTAGAATAGTCAAGACCATATCTTCTCATGGCGCTGGCTTTTTGAATTAGGGAATATTCAGACATTGATTCTGAAGATTCCTTTAAAGCGGCCTTTTTACTGTCTAAATCATCTCCCCAAGCGACATATGCCTGTTCATCAACGGGTTGAGAGTTTTGAACAGCTTCGCTTTTGGGATATCTTTTTTTAGCCATAATATTTCAATTCTATTGTAATTAAACCATAATAGTATTGGTCTTTTATACACTGTTATCTATAAATTCCTGTATAAAGATCATCGTCATTAGCTCCAGAAGTGAACCATTCTGGTCCTTTGTACATACTACCCTTGTGAGCAACAGTATCTCTGGCATTTCCACCAATAATATCATAAGTAACTGCTTGAAGAGTTCTAGACATTTGTCTAGCTAACATATTGGCTATTACTAAAGCACTATATCGGTCTTTTCTTAATCTGCCCTTTTTACCGTTTGGCAACTTAACTTCTGGAGTATCCCATCGATCTCTTCCTCCAGAACCTGTGCTGGTCTGAGTCATAACAATAGTGGTTAATTCATCTTTAAGTTCTTCTATTTCTAGAATGCATTCACTGAGATTATCATATATTGGAGTGAGATCTCCTCCTAGGATATCTTTGCCTTCTTTATCGAGAGCCAAGCCCAGGGTTAAAGAGTCAAATCTTGGAAATACTAAAACCTTATCTTCAAAATCTTTTCTGAGACCGTGGTTGGCCTGTGTCGTCCAATCAGCTTTAGCGAATTGAACTAGTTCGATAAGATGAAGACCGGGTTGAGAATCTGTGTCTTTGATTTTATTGTAATCTATGATAGGCCATATTAAATTTTCACCTTCTTCTAGTTTGGATGGATCGTGTAAAGCTTCTTCTATTGCAACACCTCCGCCCTGAGCATCCATTCCTATTCTAGCACAAGGAAATGTTTTCATAAGATTTCTAATTTTCCTAGCACAAAACCCATAAAAATCATATTCTTTTACTAATCCAGTTTTTTGTCTTTCTTTAAAATTGCTACGATTAGTTGTCCATACATATACTATTCTTGAGTGATCCGGATGAACTTCTAAAACTACAATGCTAAAGTTGTCTTGTTCGGACGCTGGATCGATACCATAGACATATTGTAAAGAAGTATTTCCTGTAACTACTGGATCAAATATAATTGGTTTATTGTTGATTGTAATCGGACTAGAGTCATTAGCTACACAGCTCTCTATTAAGCTTCTTCTAAAAAAACCATCACTATCTGCTGTAAAACAAGCGGCGTACTCCATGTTATAAATACCAGTATGGATGGTGGCTTTTGCTCGTGCTACTTGTTTATCATCCATGAATCCTTTGGGGATAAGCTCATAGGGTATTCTGATAATCGAATAATCTTTCCAATTAAAATTACTAGGAACTTCTCCCTTAAAAAGATCCTCTAACTTTCTGACATCACCCTTGCTTTCAATAATAGCTTTATAGCGTTTCCAGTAACTAGCGAAGTGTTTAAAGTCATAATCAGCTGTACCGGATATAATAGCTTGGTTGCCCATTTTAGTATTCAGTGCAGATAGTTCTTCATTCCATAATCCTGCCTCTGTCATTGCTTTTCGCTTGGCTTGTTCTTTCACATTCTGTATGGGACTTGCGCTAACAGCCGCGAATCCTGATACTACCGTTTCATAGATATCTGGACTGATTGATGCAAATTCGTCCGCAATAATAATATGGGCTCGTAAGCCTCTAATCTTAGAACCGTCACCCATTGGAACCGCTATTGTCCAACTGTCTCCTAGTCTAATAGTACATCGGTCAACGTCTCTTCGTGGGCCATCTTCGTTGCCATTGAATATGCTTCTTAGGATAGGACTTCCCCTCCACATAGTTTCCATATATTCGAAGATAATTTTACTCTGTCTAAAAGCCGCACCAACAATAACTATTTTAGTTCCTGGATAAAAAGTGCATTTAAGAACAGAATAGAGAGCAAGTAAGAATGATTTTCCCCAACCGCGACTAGCGATATACATTGGAAATGGCCGATTCCAAAATTCTTGTAATATAGCCACCTGCATCGGATGAAGTTCAATATTGAATAGAATCTTACATGTAGTACCTAAATATTTAGGGTTGCGAAGAAGTCTTATGAGATGTAAATCAGGATTTTCTATATCCCTTTTTAATCTGTGAATCATGGGATTACTAGGAATGACAAGTTGTGATATGTCTCCTAGGTTTAGCCATGCATCTTCAAATATTTTCTTTTGTTGGTTGTCCTTCAATTTCGTAAACCTTTTTCATAATAGATAATGCCATTTTTTCGGCATTGGATGGCGAGCCGCAAAATAGTACTTTGATATTAAAAAATACTTGAAGTTCTACTAGATGCTTTAGAATAAAGTTAGGAGAGATCTTGATTTTATCCCACATTTTTCTTGGAACATTCGAGCCAACAGGATAGGATAGTAGCTGATCCATGCTAAACTCTAATAGTAAAAACGCATACTTAAATTGAGACATTCTTCCAACAACATCTTTAAAGCGTTTTTCTGTAATATTTGTTGCTACCTCGCCAACACTCTTTTTTCTTTCGACGCATAGTATATTTTCCAGACCTCTAACAGAATAATCTCCAGTATCTAGCTTTTCATTAGCTGTGATATGATGATCAAAAATCCACGGCTGTTGTTCTCTTGTGTCTATTATGATATGAAAATTATTGTAGTTTATCATTGGCAAGTATCTTTAAAAATGTGGCCTCATATATGCTTTCCATACCTTTAATAAGGTCATGATGATATTTGCACAATGTGATGCCATTGTTAACATCAAATCTTAAGCCAGGGAAATGTGCCCAGGTTTTTATATGATGAGCATTTATCTTTCTTTTTAATACACAATTTGGCCATCTACAATGATAATGATCTCTTTTATATACTGCACTTCGCCATTTTTTATATTGTGGATCACCAAAATTTCTAAGCATTGGCTATATCGCTTTGTATCATGTCGTCTATTAATGAATTAAAAGAAGTCTCATTTAACCAACCTAGTTGTAGTTTGGCTTTAGACGGATCTCCTTTAAGATAATCTACTTCAGCTGGTCTAAATAAATCACTATTAATATTAACATGATCTTGAGCATTAAGATTCACTGACTCAAAAGCTAGATCAAGAAATTCTTTAACTGAGTGAGTTTGTCCTGTGGCGATAACATAGTCTTCGGGCTTTGGTTGTTGTAGCATTAGCCACATAGCTTTTACATAGTCTTTAGCATGGCCCCAGTCTCGATGAGCATCTAGGTTGCCTAGCTGTAACTTGTCTTTAGTTTTACCTTTAACTAGTTGCCCGATATATTTTGTAATTTTTCTAGTAACAAAATTTTCCCCTCGTCGAGGACTTTCATGATTAAAAAGAATGCCTGAGCATGCGAATAAATTATATCCTGCCCGATAGATCTGAATCATATGATAACTAGCCAACTTAGCCACTCCGTATGGACTTTGTGGAAGCATGGTGGTTTGCTCATCCTGATATCTTTGTCCATTTTTTTCCACATAGTTTCGTCCAAACATTTCACTGGTGCTAGCTTGATAGAATTTGGTTAAAGGAGATAGATTTCTTATTCCCTCTAAGATATTAATAACTCCAACCGCGTTAATCTCGAATGTTGTGGTTGGTTGTATAAAACTGGTTCCAACGTGACTTTGAGCCCCCAAATTATAAAATTCTTCTGGTTTATATTGAGATATGATTCTGTTGCATCCATATGGGTCTGTTAGATCAAATTCTTCTAACTTAAAATTCTCATGTTGCAGAATGTGCTGAATGCGTTGAAAATTATTGCTGCTGCTTCGTCTATGAAGACCAATAACCTTATATCCTTTATCTAATAAAAGGTCAGCCAAATAAGATCCATCTTGTCCTGTGACGCCTGTGATGAGTGCGGTTTTCATTGATTATCCTTTTGAGTAACGCTGTCCGGGGTTAAAAATGGCATATCTAATGTATTATCAGCATATTGATGGTAATCATATAGTACGGTTTTCATCTTATCTGTGGCCATACTAATAATTTCCATTTCTCTGCCTTCTCTTTCTCTTACTTCTTCATCTTCTAGCATTCGTATTAAACCCACCCAGCTACTTTTACCGTCTTCTATTCTTTTTATTCTTTGTTCACGAGTAGCTTTAAGATCTTTGCTAATTTTTTGCTGTTCATTAAGAAGTTTGGTATATTCATTAGTATAATTAGCGATGCTGTTGCGGGCAAACGATAGCTGAGTTTCGAGATTAGCAAGTCTCGGTATATCTCGTTCATTTTCGGGTTTAGCATACTCCTTATCAACCTCCTTTTGAAGTTTCTCAGTTTCTGCAATATGACGCTTTCGTTCTTTCATGCTTCGATTAATCAGAATATCAATTGTAATAAATTGTTTGATTTGAAGTTCTTCTGCGGGCAATACGTCTTCTCTAAATTGTTTTATCAGATTAGTCCAGAGACTTTCGAAGTATTCTAGTTCACCGGTATCAGCATCAAATTGTCTTTTAATTTCTCCCCAAAAGTTTTTGCTGTGTAATTTTTGTCTTAATATTCTTTCATCAGTTTGTTCGGTGGGGTCTTTGGCTAATTGTTCTTCTGAAATGTATCTCTCTATTGGGGCAATACTACGATTCAAATATTCTGCTATATCTTCTAATGAAGAAGTTGTCATATTATCTCTAATATATTTTTCTTCTTCTAAGCTTAGTTGACCTCTTTTTTTTGGAGGTTTAGTACTCATAATTGTGTTCTCTGAGTATCTCTTGAATAACAGCGTGTAGTTTTAACATATCGGCCTTGTAGATTTTCTCTCCATATTTTAATCTTAGATATGTTTCTCGGCATGATGATGGTATGTGTTTATCTAGTAATTCGATAATTTGTTGATTAAATACCATGTCTGGAATTTCTGATTGTTTCCTGGATGATGTTTCGTGAACTTCTTCCATGCCAACGGGCTTCATAATATTCTTTTTAGAGTTATTGCGAGTTTCCCAAGCAGAAAATAATTCACACTCATTCTTGTCAGTATATTCGGAACACTGATTAGTTGATACCTTGCAATGAGCATCATATAGAGGACAGCTTAAGCAGGGTTTATCGGGCCTTTGATAGTTATCTCTTTTGTAATTAAAAAGACGATTTCTTACGTGGGTCCATAAGAAGTTTTCTAGGGGGCGACTATTATCATATTTTTCTAATCCTTCAAGAGCAAAGATTGCTGCTTGTTGTTTCATGTCCTCAAAGCTGTGATAGCCAAATTTGAATTTGTGGCCTAGCCTTTTGCTAATATTGTCTAATACGGCTAAAAATTGCTCCTCTGTGACCCCTTTGGGGAGTTTAGCAGGATTCTTCTTCTTGGGGGATTTCTGTGTTCTCTTGGTCATATAATAGTTGTGCTATGCTCTTTCCTTGAGGTAGTTCTAGGTCGTGATTTATATTAAGATCAGTACCAGAAGCTTTTACGGTCAATATGGAGTCTACAATATTAATTTCTGGATTAGTCATTTTCTCTCCTTGCACAAAACTTGCCAAACACTAGTATAATAAAGTGTTTACACTTTTCGTCAACTTTAATTAGGAAAGTAATACTTTATGGCAAATTATAAGAAATGGACAACTACTGAAATTGATTATATTCAGAATAATCATTCTCTTCTTTGTGATGAGGCACTAGCATCGAAGTTGAGTCAAATAACTGGCCAAAATGTAACAACAGCAATGGTTCGTCGTCAAAGGCGCAAGCTGGCTCTAAAGAAGGCACGAGGACGACCAAGGAAGAATAAGCTTGTTGATGCTAGTAATAATGATAGTGTTGTTTCTAGTTGATTATTTTGTTTATTATTTTGATTTAAAACTAATAGTTCCAGGTGGCATTGGTGTCATCTGGAATTATTTTTTTAAAGGTTGTAGGGGCCTGATGTCGATATTAAATAATGTGTGGAAATCGGTCAATTTACTTTATTAACGAGGGATTTTTTATGAAAAAGATATTAGCTGGAATATTTTTCTTTGTTGTAAGCGGTGTGGCTTGTGGGAATGAGGGGTGGGTTCCTTATGTATATCGACCTCCGATTGTGGTTCAACCAGCTCCAATAGTCCAGAACTTTCAATTGGTTCAATACTATAATGTACCAATAGTTCCTCAATATGTTCCTGTTACAACTTATCAAGATGTATTAGTAGAACATAAAGTATGGTGTTTTCATAAGCGCTATGAAATAGTGAGAATTCCTCAGACAGTTTATGTTCCAGTAAAATATTAAAAAACTATTGACTTCTTTGTTTTTTCTGGTAATGTCAGGTCTGGGGCGGAAATTTTATGACAAAACCAGGTAGGACACCAAATGAAAAAAGCATGGAAGTTAGCTGGTCCAGAGTCTATAGAGAACAAAACGTTATTATCAGTAGTTCCTAATGACCCACGAATTAATGATCAGTGGGGTTTGCAAAGTATCTCAGCTTATCAAGCATGGCAGTATGGTACTGGCTCTAAAAATGTTGTGGTTGCTGTAATTGATAGTGGTATTGATTTAACCAATCAAGATCTAGTGAATAATTTATGGACTAATCCTGGGGAGATACAAGGAGATGGTATAGATAATGAGGGTAATGGATATATAGACGATGTTAATGGGTGGAATTTTGCAAATAATACTAATGACGTTCAGGATAGATATGGTCATGGAACTCATGTGGCTGGCATAATTGGTGCAGAAGGGGGCAATAGCTTGGGGGTTGCGGGAATTAATTGGGGTGTAAGCTTGATGGCTTTAAAGTTTATGGATGATAAGGGTGTGGGGGATACTGGTGGGGCTATTCGAGCCATGGATTATATTAGTATGATGAAGAATACTTATGGAGTAAATGTGGTAGTAGCTAATGCTAGTTGGGGTGGGGGGACTGGTTTTAGTAATATGTTGTATGGGGCGATTGGTAGATTAAATGATGCTGGGGTGGTGGTGACGGTGGCGGCTGGTAATAATGGTAGCGATAATGATATTACATTAAGATATCCTAGTTGTTTTGATAATGATAATATTATTAGTGTAGGGGCTTTAGGATATGATGGAATAAAGTTAGCTAGCTTTTCAAATTATGGAGCTACTAATGTAGATATTGCTGCTCCTGGTAGCATGATACTATCTACTATTCCATATAATAATTATGGATATATGGCGGGGACTAGTATGGCAGCTCCTCAAGTGGCTGGTGCTGTAGCTTTGTTGAACTCTGTTAAACCTGGATTATCAATTTCAAAAGTTAAGGCTGCTATTTTTGGATCAGTAGATAAGCTTCCAGAATTATTCGGAAAGGTATCAACCGGAGGAAAGTTGAATATGGGAGCAGCCGTGGCTAATGTGTTGGGGGTTGCTTATGATGGAAACATATTACCAACAGGAGCCATAATCAGTCAGAATTTAAGAAGTATTAGTGGGTGGGCTAAAGATCTTAACTCTCCGAACTCTAGTATTTGTGTACGACTAATAATAGATGGTGCAGATAAAGGGTTAATGTGGACTGGAGTTGGTGGGTCATTTGTTTTTAATCTGGGCGGTCTCACAATAGGGGAACATGTTATAAGCGTGGAGGCAAGAGACTCAAACACGGGTTTGTGGGGCAATGTGGCGTCAACCAATGTGAATGTTGCTCCTCCCGTGGTCAGTGTTGGATATTTAAGATTGAATAGGATTAGTGGATGGGCATTTAGCGAAAGATCTGGAGTATCTCCGGTTTTTGTTAGAGTAGTTATTAACGGAAGAGTAGTAGCTGGTCAGTGGGCTAATCAGTATAGGCCAGCGCTAATTCCAGTGGTTGGTAGCCCCAGACACGGATTCAATATCTCGTTGAATAGAAACTGGTTTCATAAAGGAGCTAACGATATAAAGATTGTGGTTTATGATCCTATATCGAGACAAGTTTCGATAGCTTGGGAAAGAGTCATTAATAAATAACAGATAGAAACAAAAGAAGCACATAGGGGCTACCATTAAGGTTTAGGTATTACATTTATTTTAGGAGGTGCTTACTATTTGTGGATCTCCTGGCCTTTTTGGGAAACTTTGTCTAATGTCCTGTAGAAACAGAAAAACCCCTAACCCCATGTTGGGTAACGACTTAGGGCATGTTTACTCACGAAAATTTGATGTAAGTGCTTATGTATCAATACTTTACGTCAAATATGTACGCAAATGGTATTCCAAAGTATAAAAATAAAAATATTTTGTTTGGCATGAAAATATATTTGAAAAAATCCAAAAATTTCTCTTGAAACCTAAAGAATACTCTGTATAATGTCGATATAAGAGAAAAGAAGAAAGAAAGAAGGATAAGAAAATGAAGAATACGAAAATCATCATGAATCGGGTTGAACTGGAAAACGTGCTCTACAACAATCCGGTTGAACTGGATACGCTGGTTGGTACTGAGTATGCAATCGGTGGTGAATTGCTTGACGAAGCAAAGAACAATCGAAACATGATCGAATATTTCTTTCCGATGGGCGATGAGGGTGAGTTCATCGAAGTGGATAACGATGGATACGTTATCTCCGATGGAATCTATCGGTGAGACTCAACCTTACGAGATTGTAAGGTTCAAGCTATTGACCCCCAAAAGCCGATATGTATAATAGAGACAGAAGAACGAAGAACACTAAAGAGGATAAGAAAATGGAAATCGGATACAATGTTGCGGTCGAATACGAAACGGGTGAAAAGTTTGTTGGAGAAATCGTTTCCATCAAGTATATGCATGGATACCGTTTGCTGTTTACCCTGAAGGTTGACGGGGTAGGGTATCGTTCAATGTACCTTGACAAGTGTGTATCTTGTGAATATTTGGCTAACGCTTGACAGCTAAACGGCCGATGTATAGAATACAAGCACAAGGAAACCAAGCGATGAATACGAACGATACAAAATACTACGAAGAAAAAATGATCTACTGGAATACTTCGAATCGTGCTGGTGATCGCTATGAGGTATGGTATGGTGGAGTGGTGATCGCTCGACATATCACGTTCAATGAATGCTGGGCACTTGTGGAATCTCTACAGGCTAAGGCGGAGGCGCTTGTATGATTGTTGTAGATATGATCGGATGTATACTACTAACTGTTCTTATGTACAGACTGGGCATGGTTATAGGGAATATGCTTGTACACTAGCAGACTTGACGTAAACCCTTGCTGCTAAACGACTTACGACAAATTTGCGGCGCCAAAATCGACGTAAGTGTTTATGAGATAACGACTTACGACGAATCAGCATAGCAAATGCTGTGCCATAATTGCACGTAGCAAATACTGTGCCAATCGTATTCAAAATTGAGAAAAGTTTTGTCAAAATCTCTTGACAATATTCTTGAAATTTTTCTCTTGCAATCTAAAGAATCGATGGTATAATGTCGATATAAGAAGTAAGAGAGAAAGAAAGAGAAAAAGAAAAATGGAAAAGACTACTAGCATCAACGGTTTCATCGCTTCGCTCCCTAGGATTCGTAAGCGTAAGATTTGGAGTGTGACGATTGATGGAAAGGTTGTTCAAGGCGTTAGTGCTGACGATAACCGTAAGGAAACTGCACAAGCGTATATCGCTAGCAAATATCCTGGTCAAGTGTTCACCCTCAAGTTTGTTGAGTGGAGAATCTGAACCTTACGATATTGCAAGGTTCAAGAGTTGACAAGAGAATAACCGATACTGTATAATAGAGAAACAAGAGAAAAGGAAAAAGAAAATGAATTTTGGATACGAAACTTGGCATACGATGAAGTTTGGCAACACCACTGCAACCTTCAAGGTTTATCCTAGTGGTTCCTTTGTGATTCAAACCATCCTACGGGATGGAAAGAATGTTACCGATAGCCTCTTGGCTAATCGTAGTGTATCTGGATTGATTCGGTTTAATGTTGCAAATCAGCTTATCAAATATTGAAAGACTTCTAATGATTACGACTATCGAATATGTTCAGCTGTTTGCCCTGATTACGGGCTGTGCCTTTATCACCTACACTGTGCATGAGATTGGTAACGCTATCCATTCCATGCTGAACGACTAACTCCAAAAAGGAAAGAAAAGAATATGACACACTTCGAAGCTACTAAGATGGTGCATGGTAAGACTAAGCGTACTACTCGTAAGGTTGGCAACAATACCTATGCGGAAATTCTTGTAGATGGTAGCGTAGGGATTATTCTACATGGCACAACTGTTGTGAGGATTCATCCCGACAATAGTGCTACCCTCAATAGTGGGGGGTGGCATACGAGTACCACCAAGGATAGGATGAACAAGTATTCACCTGTACGTGTGTATCAGAAGAAAGGCGAATGGTACCTGAACGATGGTACACCATATGAAGATGGTATGACTGTGGCCGATATGAACCTGATATACTAGACGTAAACCCTTAGCTCGTAACGACTTACGACGAGCGGGGCGGGCCGAGCTTGACGTAAGTGCTTGCTAGATAAAGACTTACGACAAATTCTCGTAGCAAATACTATGCCAATCCAACCTTACGAAATTGTAAGGAAACTTTTCGCTTGCAACCTAAATATCCTTTGGTATAATGTCGATATAGAAAGAACAGGAGAAAGAAAAATGATTACGCTCGACAAAGTGATGGCTGGTGTTCGACAGGTTTTCGGTAAGGATTCGCACAAGGTGCGAGTGATTCAAGCCGGATCGTCTTTCAAGGTTGAGCCGAAAGAAATGATTCACGATGGGGTGTGGATTCGTTCAGAGAATCAGATTCTGAACAACGTAAACGCTCTCTACTATGATATGATGTGCGAGGCTTGTGTCGATGAGGGGGACTACATTCCGGGCCTTGACGATGGCGAATGGGGTGAAGATGAGGGAGAATGAACCTTACGGAATTGTAAGGAAACTTTTCGCTGGACATTGAAAAACAGTTTGGTATAATGCACATACAAGAGAACGATAGACCTAAGAGAGAAAAGAAAATGAAAACCAAGTTCCCCATCATCGAAAATGCCAAGCGTCAAGCCCGTATGATTTTCAAGGGTATTGCAATCCCGATGCTGGTCGAAATTCCCGATGATCGAATCACAGAAGATACCGATTACGTCTATGGCGTGACCGATCAGAAGCGATACGTTGTGAGCGAGAAGGTTATCAAGTTCAACCGTACTGCCTTGAAGAATCTGGGAAAGGTTCGCAAGGAAAAGGCTAATCCCCGCTATGTAGGGGGACAAGATACCATGATCGTTCCAGTTGGTAAGCCGGGTTCGCGTGAACGTGTCGAGGAACTGACAAAGCAGTATGGTGCGGTTGCTCACCTTGAACTCAGTCCGTTCAGCTTCAAGGGAGAAGATGAGTGAACGATACTACACTAGTGTACGACGTTACACTAGAGACTGAGAGATTGGTAAAGAGTACGTATGTACAGCTATACCCTAAGCTATACCTCCCCGTTTGGGTGGGTACTGAACGAATATACAGGAAACGCAAAACTTGACGTAAACCCTTGCTGCCAAAGGACTTACGACTAGGCGGGCGGGCCGCGTTTGACGTAAGTGCTTACGTAGTAACAACTTACGATGAATCTTCATAGCAAATGCTATGCCAGACTTTTTTGGCATGAAAATTGCATATAGCAAATACTGTGCCAAAACTAACCACAAACCTTACAGCTTTGTAAGAAAATTTTTTCTGGTCTACCCTATTGACATTGGACGATAATAATGGTATAATGATAGGACAAGAAAGAAAAGGAATGAAAATGAGAAAGCCTCCAAAGATTGCAACTGTCAAGGGTAAGATTCAAGGCTATGCCTACAAGTGTGGATTTACCTACCATCCCCAAGCAGATGGATCGTTTGCTCTGTTCGACATTCACATGGGATACTACGTTTGTCGTGGTACTCATGATCGTGTTGTCCAGTTCGTGATGGATAGTCTGTGGCAAAAGTATTTCCAGTCTATGCCGCGACCCGGTGAAACTCCGGCTAAGACTCGTCTGAGGAATATGCCATACTCCCCCAATTGAGGGGTTGGCGGCGGCGGAAAAGTTTGGTATAATGATAGGATAAAAGAAAGAAAGAATTAAGATGAAACAATTTTCCACTAGGGTTTTGCAAGACAATTTGTGGCTTGAACAGGTCAGGCTATCTAGGGATACTGATCCCGAAATGATCGAACTGAGGAAGCAGCACATTTCCTATCTTGCAACAGAACTATTGCGTCGGTGGCGTGAAGAATCTATGTTGCTGGCTGCTAAGTAAAAAAGGATCGTTAGTCTCTCCTAATCCTCTGGATTTGGGATGGGTGGGTATAGTCAGCCTAAAGTCAGAGCCCTTGACGAACCGATAACAATAGTATAGAATGGTGCAGAACAGGAGAAAGCTTATGAGAATGATTGAATATCCTTTTGTGTGGGTTATGGGGGCGTTTCTAAAGGTTATGGAAACATTGTGCGAAGTATGGCAAAGGATAAATGAGTATGAGAATATGAAATCTAGGGGTTATACTCTTATGAAAAGTGATAAGGGTGATGATTTCTGGGTAGGATACGGGGATTGACCGAATAACTATGGAGATGCAAGGATGTATCAACTGGATTTCGTTAGTGTCGCTTTCGGTTATATTTGTGGTATTGTACTGTACGCTAGTATGTCAAATATCATGTATATGGAGGAAAATGATGAAAGCGAGTGACTACATATTGTGGGGGGTGTGTTTTGTTATCGGTTGTGCTATGACGTATCTCCTTCATCTGTAAGGACTTACGTCGAGTCCGGCCCGCCCCGCGAAGCGTAAGTCTTTATCTACCAACACTTTACGTCAACTTCAAAATTTTTCATCTTTGGCATGGAATTATATTCCAGAATTTTCTAAGTTGGTGCTTGACACTGGCCGATAATAAGTGTAGAATCACAGCACACGAACGATAACCCATAAGGAACAGAATCATGCTGAACTTCGACGAGATCAACGACATTCTGAACGACATGGCCGAAGCGGGGATTGTTGAGCCGATGGTCGAGCCTATCGACGATCCTAGTGTGGAAGTCAACTTTTGGGATTGGGCTGACGTTGTGGGTGCTGTTGACGAATTTGTTCCCGAGGAGTATACTAATGCTTAGTGCGATTGCTTTCGTTGTGGGCTATGTTGGCTTGTTTTACATTACTACTATCGTGAGGGATTGACCATGAGCTACGAGTATGACGATCATGACGATTTTTATGGTATCGACGCTGATGATCGTACTAATGATTATTGGGCTGGAAATGACGACTTGGAGAATGATTCTGATGATTCATTTGATGATAGTATGGATGGCGATGCTGAATCTGCGTTGGCTTCCGCTGGATGGGGAACCGACGAGGATTACGGTTACTATGGTGACGATGGAGTAGAAGATTTCCACGCCGATGAGGCCGTGGGGTTTGTGGATTACAATGAAGACGGCCCATATAACGACTAATTGAAAGGAAACGGATAATGCAATATCGAAAGATTGCCACTAGCATAATTGAAGCTACATACGAGAACTATAAGTATTGGAAAAAAGATAACGAGTTGTCATATGAACTGAATAAGTATAATGAACAAATTCCTGTATGGTGTGATATGGACGATAACATCAAGTGTGCAGCTATCGAATATGTCTTCTCTAATAGAGATACTATCGAACTTCACTCAGGATGTGTCGAGTCTTGGGCGCAAGCTACAGCTTATTTTCTCTTATATGATTTTGTTATTCTCTTGAGTAATCGTGGTAAGCCAGAACTGGAAATGTTCTTTGATGATCTGGATTTCATGATGGATGAGGATACTTTGGACGATGAGGATGTTCAGGAGCAACTTGGAATTAGTCCAGATTTTGGAGGAAAATTCTAAGCACTCGCCCTAAACCCTTTGTGTGTAAGCACTTAGGGCTGGCGGGGCGGGCCGATTTTGATGTAAGTCTTTACGCCGCAATACTTTACATCAACCTTACGACATTGCAAGAAAACTTTGCATTTGACAGCTAAAGATCCGTATGCTAAAATGTCGATATAAGGTATTAGAGAAAGAGAGAGTGAAGAATGAGTAGGTATTACGAAGGTCGTTTTAATCCATACAATCGTCATGATACGGGAGTGTATGTGGTCTATCGCAAGAGCGACAACAAGCATCTTGGTACGGTTGTTGATTGTCGTAGTGAGAGTGAAGCCAAACGTAAGGCTGGCTATGAGTTTGGTTGTGAGTGCTATGTAAGTGAAATTGAGGAATAAAAATGAGACAGTTGAGCAAGAATGAGGTTGATGATTTGGAGTTCGATGCTGGGTTGATGGGTTTTAGAGTGGTCTACATTCCGAAGCCTCTCGACTGGAATCATTTCGTTCTGTATTATCTGCAACCAGAATTGACCTATGTTGGCCACTATCGTGGTTTGAATGAAGTGAAGCTGGCTATGCAAAAACATTATAGGCCAGTAGAAATTAGCCTTGACAGCTAAGATTTTTGTGGTAAAATGTCGATATAAGAAGAAAAGAGAAAGCAAATGAAAATGAAAATGAAAATGAAAAAGAAAGAATTGACAGCACACCAGAAAGCAGTTATGCTTATGGATCGTGAAGCTAATCGTGCAGTGAGCCGTGTGAAGATGTTGGAACAGTTGTATCTTGAAACCATGAAAGCAAAGGAACTTGTTAAATGAAGTGCTTTTTAGTTGAATGAATTTTATGATGTATAGTATGACAATTAGCACATAAACATTCACATTTTGCTATTTCTATTAAGATTTTATTCCAATTTGATCCTGTTCCGACCATAGTTCCAATTCCATTAGACTTAGTTTTTGGATCGGTGTGGTGCCATACTAATGCTCTTGTGTCACTAAATTTACACCTATTACAAACCTTGTCTTTCATCAGATCATCGAATTTTGTGCGGATTTCTAATCTTTTTTGATTGGCGTTTTTTTTAGCGTATGCTCGGTATCTAGTTTTATGTGTTTGGTATCTTTGTTTAGATTGTTCTAGTAGTTTTTCTCTGTTTTTTTGTCTGTATTCTTTTGCTTTGACCCTTCGTTGTTTTCTAGTCTTAGCTCTCCAGAGTTTTTGTCGGATTCTTCTCTTTTCTCTTTTTTCGTCTTCTGTCTGCATTGTTAATTCCTTTGATTGTTTAGTAGTGAGTCTATTAGTTTATTACACCATTTGGGAGAATAATTGATGAAAGTTTTAGTTACACACACGGATGTTTTCAATGGCGAAGCTAACTTTGGTTGGGTGAATCGTTATGAATTCATTCCCAAGAAGAATGCTAGCCAGCGTAGCGTTGTTCGTAAGGCTAAGGCTCTGGCCGGTATGACTGCGGTCAAGGCTGATACACTTGACTATGGCGACGGATATACCGTTAAGCCTCGCGGTTATGCTCAAATCATCTTTGTTGATTTTGAGTAAAAAATAATCTCTCGTCGTAAACCCTTTGTGCTCAAGCACTTAGGGCCGACGCGGGGAGCCGGATTTGACGTAAGTCCTTATCTTGCATAGGATTGTGACGAAAGAGAATTTCTTACCGAATCTATTGACAATAGCCGATACTCCTGTAGAATGACTCA